TTATCAATAAGCTTCGTCCTCTGTTTATCTGTTTCAGCATTTGATACTCTTAGTTTATCAGCTAGTTTCACCATTAAGTCTCTAATCTTTTCCTGTTTACTAAGAATAGCTTTCTTCTTATCAACAGTCAATGCAACATTATTCTCTACAGCAACTTTGTTCATCTGTAGTAGATATGCTTGATACATTAATGATGAACTAATATCATGCTTAATAACAAAAAATTGATTCACTAGAGTTCTAGTAATAGGAATAATAGATGCCGCAACAATTCCTACTACTGCCATTCCAACAATAGCTGAAGAACCTAAGAAGTTACTAGTATCATTATCCATAACACTTGTTAAGAATTTACGATACTCCATATACATATTCTTCTGTACATTGTTGAACTTCTGTAATGTTTCTACATAGAATAGATCTGCTCTAAATTTAGTATTCTTCACAGTAATTGTATACATACCATTATTTGTAGGCTTCTTAACTAAGTCTACAAACTGATATAATACTGCGGTAGTAGCTTCTACACAACAATACACATATGTGTTATATTCCAACATAACATATTCATTATGCTTAGCAAATCCTTTTCTATAGATATCTGATAACATCTGGATATTACTAATAGCTTTTTGAATAGTATGAATATAATCTAATACTGGTGTATTCTTAAAGTCACTAACCTGATCTACCATATTCAATACATCAGTCATTGTATGATATCCTGAGTATAACTTAATATCACCTTTAGAATTAGGAATATCATCAAAATCAATATGGTCTCTTGATAATACCGCATCAAATAATTTCTGTGTGAATTTTTGATTCATAGGTGAAGATGAATCTTCCAAAATTAATCTAGCAGTATGTCTATGAATAGGTGTTGCAGATTCTTTTAAAATCTCTACACAATCCTTATACGGATCAAAATATGATGGTGTTTGCATCTTATATTGTCACTTCCTTTCATATGAAATTACTTAGCAATCATTCTTCCAATTTCTCTACCCAACTTATTAGAGTTCAATGAAATCTCTCTTTCAATAGTCTCTAATGCATATACTTGATATCCAGTACCATTCTTACCATCTCCATCATATAAGATTTGTAATGTCTGAGTAGCATCATCTACAATCACTAAAGTCATTAGGAATAGATTTTTCATAAGTCTTCTAGCAATCTTAACATCTTTTAATGACATTCCAAATTTCTTTTCAATATCATCTAATTCAGATGTTGAAATAATAAGAGATGCATTAGGTACAATATTTGTTGGTTTGAAGTTTCTAAATGTTACCTTCTGATCTTTCAATCTCTTTAATGTTGGGAAGAATGATGTGTATCCTTTTTCCATATTCTTGATATCAAACTTAACTTCATCAATATGGAATAGTAGGTCCTTAAATAAAGAAATCTCTCCAGTTGTCCATCTAATCATATTGAATAGAACACCCTTATTCTGTAATGATCTAAGAATATTATCAGTAATCTCAGATGATTGAACTAAATGAAGAATCGTTTTAATGCCAACCACAATATCCCAATATTCTACTAAGTCATGATTATCATTAATAACATTTAATCTCACTTCAATAGCATAAGGAATGATATCATTCATCTTCTTAACATCTAACATAGTCAATTTTGGTACTGTGTGTTTATCATATGCATTTTTCATTCTAGCGGCATTATCGACTGCTGCTTTATTCTTAGCTTTAGCTGCCGCATTAGCTGCCGCAGCATTTAATACACTATATGGATCGAAATCATCATCAACATCAGCTTCCATAAATGGTCTAATATCGTAATCGCTAAGATATTCCCTAGATCTATCATAATTTAATTTCTTAAGATTTTTAAATCTAGTACCATTACTTACATTCTCGAAAGTGATTGCTGTACGAGTCTTATGATTAAGAGCTACTACAACATTTCCATCATACAGATTATTCTCCTTAAAGAATTTATCAGTATCAACAGACTCTAATCTCATATTCTGATGAATTTGCTTCAAGAATTGTAATGGTGTTCTTGTCTTAGTAATATCAACATCTGCAACTTGTGATAATACAATTTGTACAAAACTAGCATAATTTCTATCAAGTACCTTCACAACAGCATGAGCCATATCCAATGATACAGTATCTGAAACAATGCATGGGAACTGAAAGATAGAATCATTTGCCGATGAAGCAATAGACGATCTAATAATAGAATCTTTCGCAGCCGCTGCACTAGCTCCCATTCTACTTAGTCTTTGTAAATCTTGGATAATATCCATTTAATTTACCTTCCTTTCACATTATTGGTTTGCAAACCTTAAGTATTACAAAAATGTTTTATAGCAATATCAATACTTATAGAAATATAGTAGGTGAAGTACTATATTTACTTCACCTACTATACCTAATATTTACTCATCATCATCTTGAATACTTAAATCAGTCAGAGCCTTAGCTCTTTCTAATTCAGTATCATATTTCCACAATAATTCATCATTGGTTGGAATCTTAACATTGTTATCAATAGCCCAACGCATAATCATATCTTTATATGATGTATTAGGATCTTCATCTGGTTCTATTAGATCAATAGTAGATTTACCACTATTGATAATATCATCAACATTAACTTTCTTAGTTAGGATATCTTCAATAATATCATTATCACCATCTAAATAATATACAGAAGGTATCATAACCATAGTTAATCTAAATCCAATAATATCAATATTATTATCAATCTTAGTTACTCTATTATCAATATGATCCCATTCAGCTAATTTAATATATTGATCTGTAAGAGTTCTAGTAATTACATTAGATCGTCTATCTAAAGACTTATCAATAATCGTACCAACAGTTCTAGCAATCAATTTATCATCTGGAGCTAATTCAATTTCTCCATGTAATGTGATAGAATTAATACTATAATATGTTGCCTTACGATATTTACTCACAATACCTTTAGCTGGTTCTACAGTTAAAAATTGATTAAGTACATCTTTAGTGAATTTTAATCCATGTTGATATTGATGATTATATTTAACCAATATTCTCTCATCATCACAATCTACTATTTCAACACCGTCTTTAATTGGATCTTTATTCTGGTCATATAGAGAATAATCAATAGTTAATTTGTATTTACCAGTTAGCTTAGTAATTTTATCAATACCTTTTAACTTAATCCATCTGGCAAAATCTCTTAGTGTTAACATAGGATTATCTACTTTATCAACTAGAAATAAAGATACATCTAACTTATTATCTCTAATAGTATTGATCTTCTCAATAGTATTATAATCATCTACAATATCCAATTTATCAGATATCTTTCCTCTATTAGCTGTTTTGATAAGAGTATCATTGATTGCTAAATACATTGAATATTTATCCATATCAAATATTTCCTTTCATAATCTTCTTATCTATTTTGTCTTTATTAAAATCTGAATCGTATTCTTCCATATATTCTATAGATATCTCTATTCTAGGTTTTATAGAATAATACTTAGCTATATGAGATTCTATAATTAAAGCATCATCTATAATAAGATTTCCTTGTATCATATCTGCATAGGTCTTAGCAACATTATCAAAATCTGGTTTTGATAATGGTCTAATAAATCCATATTCAGCTAATATTCTATCTTCTATTTTTAATGATGTTGGTGTTGGTAAATATACATTGATATTATACTTCATTGGAGTAGTAATAATATCATGTGGATGTTCTTTCATAAATTCTCTAAACATCCTTTTATTATCACTTGCACCAGCTACATAAAAAATATTATTCATACCTAATCTAGCTCTTGGTGTTGCTTTAGGTATCAGGAATATAGTAAACTTATATGATTTCCATTTAATCTTACCTATTCTATTCATCTCATGTATTATAGACTTCTTAGTCTTCTTTTTCTTCTTACTAGATTTTTGTAATATATCTAGTAAATATTCTATCATACTAGATTGAGTATTTGGTAAGTCTCCATACTTATTATCGTATTCTAACATCAGTTTATTTTTCTTCACAATTATCTCCTTATATTATAAAAAATTATCTACCACTGATACTAGTCCATCCAGCCATAAAGTGGTCTATCTTTTCATCAATGTGTGTAACAACGTTAGTTTTGATATCACCAAATGCATTCTTAGTAGCATTGATTGTCATAGCTGCACGATTTGCTAACTGTGGTTGAATAATATTAAGACCACAAGATGATGCTAAATAATCAATTAATGATGAATTAGCTAAGAATAATCGTGGTTGATTACTAGGGCTCATAGCCATATCAGAATATAAATCTTCTATAGTCATACTAACCTTAATTTCATTAGGGAATCCATCTACAGTCCATCCAAGTCCAGCACCACCCTTATCAACAGTTAGTGATGTAACTAGTCCAAGATTACAGTTAGCAACACCAGGACATAAATATTTAACTAAGAATGGTGCACCATATGAATTTGCACTAGTTTGTTTTGGTAGTGCTAAACATAGTAAATGAAATAGCGGTACCATAACATCCATAAAATAAGAAAATCTATCACCATATATTGCTTTTAATGTAACATTGATAGGCGTCTGTCCTCTACTAAACTCTGAACCTGTATAAATTTTAGGTACTATAATATTTTCACCTTTAATAATATTACCCGATACATCTAAGAATCTTTTAAAGAATGAACTAATACTACCACCACTACTCATTTTATCTGATAATGTCTTTAATGCATTACCTGACCATTCTTGAAATTCAGCACCTTGTTCTATTCCACCAGAATTTGTAATAAATGCAAACTCCTTCATAACATCAGATCCAGTTTTGAATATTCCACTAATTGATGATTCGGCAGAACTATTATTAACACTCTCATTAGCACCAAAATCTGTATCAATAAAGAACTCTACGAAACTACTCATGGAATATAATGCTTCTTTAGCACCAGCATCTTTAGCAGTAACATCATCAGTCTCTAGTTTTAATTTATTACCATTATTCTTATCATCTTTCTTCTTACCAATACTGGTTAGCATTGTTATAGCATCTTGACCAAATTCTTTAACTTTATTAACTACACCTTTAGCAATATTAGCTGATCCTTTTAACAAATTCTTAGTAGCTGAAGAATAAGAATCACCAGTCCATCTATAATTTTTCCAATCATAGCTTTGTAATGGTTGTCCATCTATAGTTTCTTTCAACTCTAAGAATGTTGCTGCGGTTCTACATAAAATGTTTACATAGTTCATATACTCAGCATATGATGATTCAAAATCATAATACTTAACAGGGTTGTCTTTACTATTACCAAGGAGGTGTTGTAGATCAGTAAATCCTTCATTTGCTGCTTCAATCAATGCATGAGATATACCTTCTTTATTCTTAGCATTAGGAAGATACTTAGGTCTTCCTGGAATTATTGTAATAATAGCTGCTGATTGAATAATAGAATTTATAAATTTTCTACCTACAACCTTACTAATCTGAGGTACTCTGAAATCAACCTCTGGTCTAAATTGATATGGTAATCCAAATAATCTCATAGATTTTTTATATACAGATCCACCATTAGTACTATTAACCATAGCGGATGCAAACGCTGAAGATAATGCTGTACCTTCACCTTGTTTAGTTGGATCACTAGTACTAGTTGATGAAGTTACACTACTTGAACTAGAAGATGAACTACCAGATGTAGATGAAGCACCACCTCCAGATGTTGTACCTCCAGTACCACCAGAAGTTTGTGCTGCATTAATAGAGGTTGTACCATTTTCTTCTTTATATGAAACATATTGAGATCTTCCAGATTTTAAACAAACCCATCCACCTGGCATATGTCCCCATAATTTACCATCAGCACCTGACTGAGTTTCACTAATTGAAATATGTTCACCCTTCTTTAATGAAGCTATCTTCTTAGAAGATGTAGTAGGTGAACTTCTAACATTAAGAGCACTAGCAGTTACCGTTCCATAATATTTAGACATATATAAATTCCTTCCCTTTAATACTTATTACATTAATCCTTTGTTTTTATATAGATGATTCTCTAGGGAACATAGATAAATCCGTATAATCAATAAGTATATATATATCATTTAGGTGTAATTAAAATAAAAAATATTAAAGCTGACCTAACGGCTAGACGGGGAGAAGGAGAAATTATGAGAAATTTATATGGAATGATCAATGCAACTGAGGCAGCTTATTTTGAGAACTTGAGAGATTTTGAGACTCGTAACCATAAGTTACAGTGTCTTGGAATTCTTCAGGTCAGAGCTGAAATGTTGCAGACGATTCAAAACAGATGGGAGTGGTTTGAATCACTCCCGTCAGAATTCCAAGAGAATGGTTTGTTTGTTGAGAATCTAAAGGACGAGCTTCGTCAAGAAGCTCAGTACTTGATTCAGAAACAACAGGAGATGGGAATGGATAAAACCCATCTCCAACAACTTGAGGAGATGCTAGAAATCGGCTAGCATCTCCTCAGGGCACGCAACGGCTCAATCCATCAGGAGTGTTGCGTGCCCTTCATTTCCTTTTTTGTTTATACACCTTTCGCAATCAGTTCTGCAATATTTTGAGATCTTGATTTCTCAGGTTTAATTTGTGGCATATTATTATTTCCATTATTCATAACAACTGTTTGTGGTTTAGTTGTTACGAATGTTGTATTACCACTTATTTTTTGTAGTGCTGCTAAATTACTAGAAGTACTTCCAGTAGATGTAGCAATGTTTCCAAGTTGAGCTAACATATCACTCATTAACTTAATTACTTGACTTAAGTCTGTTGGTGTATTTACAACAGTATTATTTCCACTAGATTTAGCGAAGTTTCTAGCTGGTTCACTATTGTGTGATCCAGAGGTGAAATCATGATTTGGAGTAACTTCAAAGTCTTCTCCACCTTTACCACCACCACTTAATTCATACATACCATTAGGATCAATAGCAGGTGTGTTTGTATATTTAGATAGTAAAGCACCTTCATCTCTAGCTCTTTGTCTCATACCTTTCCACATATCAGGACTACTCTTATATAGTGTTGGTACATTGTCGTATACATAATTAAACCATTTCTTTACTGCTGTAGCATCATCTGTAGTATTTCCAACATTCTTTGCATATTTACTAATAAACCCTGGACCTAATGCATTTCCCCAAGCCCAAGTTAACTCTTGGATTGCACGACTTCGTTTGTTAGCATCTGGTAAACCTTTCTTAGTTACACCAACTCTAGCAGGATCATACAAAGTATCTTTAGCAAATTCATGTTCATTAGTCATAAACTGTTTAACATTAGCATCAACTTCAGATACCCATGCTTTCTTAAATGCTGCATTATTTCCAGGTTCTACACCAGGATGTTTAGCTTTATATCCATACTTATTCCAGAAATCCCATAAACCAGTTGAGATTCTCTTATTAGTAATTAACTGGTAGTTACCAAATGATGCACCACCTAAATCTCCAGCACCAGATGAAATCATCCACGGTCCTTTATCACCAGTCTCAAAGTGAGCTGAATCTCTACCTACGAAATCATAGTAGATCTTATGACTCTTTCCACCAAGTGGTCCTAATACTTTACCTAATCCACCATCTGATGGAGCTGTTCCACTACTTGTAGCATTACCAGTACCTGAACTATCAGTACTAGAACTAGATGAACTAGAACTACTATCTCCACTGTTACCAGTTAATGCTGTAGCTAATGCACTACTTCCACTTAAGTCAATAGGCTTTAATTCTCCAGTCATCATATAATTGGTTAAACCATTAGAATACTGATTAAAGAAATCTCCAACGATAGCTGCTGGTCCAGCCGCCTGACTTACTCCCAATGCACTAGAAATTCCAGCTACTGTAGAAGTTAAGTCTGTAGATGAAGTACTAGGAGCACTACCGTTTCCATCAGCAGCACCTAAGTCAGTTACATTGATATCTGTATCGAGATCAGGAACACCATAACCATAGATTCTACTATTACTCATATCATATGATTTAGATGCAACTCCACCACCGTTATCAATAACACCTTTACCAGCAGAAGTATTTCCCTCAATAGTATATACTGTATTTCCACTAGTACCAGCAACGATACCAGTATGTTTACAAGTACCACGACCAGTATTAAAGAAGATTACCCAACCAGCTTTAGGTTCAGCTCCACCTCTACCAACAAATTTATTAGCTCTCTTAAATGCATCAGCATTACTAGAACACATTGCTGATGTAGCACCATGTAATACTGCATTCATCATAGCTTTATCATTGTTACAAGCTTGTTGGAATACCCATGTAACAAATGTAGCACACCAGAATTGTCCATTACCATGTCCAGTATCTCTACCATACTTGGTATAATTAGAACTACCAGCATTTGCTGTCTTATCATCTAATTGTGCATTACTTCTTTTTTCTAGGTAACCAATTTCGTTCTTAGCAATATTAACAACATCAGATGCTTTAAGTTGTCCTCTACCACCCATAGGGTTATTAGAGTACATCTTAAGAGTTCTAATATTCTTACCAGAAGATTTTCTACTATTACTCATACCCCATGCCATATCAGCATTTCTTACTACTGTATTAGCATCATAGATACCAGACTTAGCTTTACTTCTAGGATCTCTAATTTTAATATTACCATTTCCATCTACACCACTTGCTACAACATAGTGACCACCAGTTGTAAATGGTGTACCAGCTTCTCTAGCTTTACCACTAAGGATAACTGGGTTTCCACTAGTAATCTGTGATTTGATAAACTGTGATGATGGGTTTTCCATCTTCTCAGCTTTCATACCATATCTATTAGCTGTATCATCTACGAAGTTCCAATTAGTTCCAGTATCATCTCTGTATCCACGTGATTTAGCATAATCAGCAACCTCTGTTGGAAGTACGTGTTCATTAGCACCTCTTCCACCATTTCTATTACCAACACTTGATGCAACCATAGCCATAGCATCTGGTCCACATCCAGCATCTCCCATAGTTTCATCACCATAGGATTTATTTTTCCACCTAGGATCATTCTGTGAATAATATGGCATAGGTATATCAGTTCCACCTCTACCACCATGTCCACCTCGACCTAAGTTCATAAGGTTGTTTATACCAGATTCAAATCCAGATTTAATATTTGCTGGTGCTGCTTTAATAGCATCGGCTGCCTTTCCTGGTGCTGCTTTAACTGCTTCTACAGCTCCACCAACACCATCACCAATAGCTTTAACTTTATCAGCCCAAGGATCTATGAATTTTCTCTTAAGTCTTTCTACATGAACAGATAGTCCAGTTACCATTCCAATGATAGGACCAATCAATGAACTAGCAATACCATGACCTTTCCATGGTCTAAGTGAATTGAAACCATCCATAGATACTGATGGATCTTTATATCTCTCAGCTTCTCTCTGATAAGAATCTACCCAATCTAATGAATCTTTGAGCATAGTAATTGGATTAACTCTTTCAATTAATTTCTTACCAGCATTAATTGCAGTAGGTACAATTCTAGCTGCCTTACTAGCATGGAACATGAAAGTCTCAATCTTACCAACAAATGTAGAACTATCTATATTCTGTGGACTTGCTGTAACTAATCCACCAATATCTCCACTAGATACAAAAGCATCTAATGATCCACCATCTGCTGCACCAGTAAATACTTCACCGATACTTCTTCTCATACTATTGAAAAGACCACCAATAGATTTACCAAGTTTAACAACTCCAGCAACAGGTAATTGCATCGTTGTTGTAATACCTAATGATATACCAGCTACTTTACCACCAATAGATGGATCAGATATTAATTGACCAGCTTGTGAGTAATTACTAAATACTGCACCTAGTTCACCACTAATAGCAGATTGTAATCCTTTACCAGCTAGATCATCAAATTGAGCCATCTGTTCTCCAGCTAAGATATTCTTAATACCATTAAAGATATTAACGATACTATGTCCCATAGAAGAAATTGCTGTAGGAATAAATAGAATAGGTTTAACTGCTGTTCTTAATCCAGCACTAATTCTAGTTGGTAATGATGCATCTGGACTTAATACAGTACTAATATCTTTAGGAATATCAGTTAAAAATGCTCCAATGTTACCTTCAATGATATAACTCTGGAATGAATCTAATGCTACATCATTAACTCCACCATCGTCTACAAATATATGCTTGATTCCATTAAATATATTTCCAATAGTTTTTCCAGTAAGAACCATTCCAGCAATAGCTGCACCAGGAATTCTTACTATATTAGATAACAATCCACCAATCTTTGCAGGAATTGATTTATTTGGATCTACGATATCTTTGAAGTTTTGTGGAATTCCAGCTAATACTCCAATAGGATTACCAGCTTGAATATCTTTACCAATATCTACAATATTATCTTTGAAGCCACCATCATCCATGATAACGTGTTTAACACCATTGATAATATCTCCAATGGTTTTACCAGCTCTTACAAGACCAGCAATAGCTGCACCAGGAACTCCTACGATATTAGAAACTAATCCACCAATCTTTGCAGGAATTGATTTATTAGGATCTACTAGATCCTTTATATTACTACCCATAGTAGCTAATACACCAATAGGATTACCAGCTTGGATATCTTTAGCAATTTCTACGATACCATCTTTAGCACCACCTTCATCCATAATGATGTGTTTAATACCATTAAATACATCAATAACTCTATGAATACCAAATGATGCGAGAGATACTGGTGTTAGTATAGTTCTTGCACCAACTTCTACCATAGATGCTAATCTATTTTCATCACTACTATCTTTATTAGTAGCATTAGTCAATGCTGGTTTGATTCCTCTAATCATACTTAAAGGATCACCGCTAAGTAATGAATCTTTAATACTAGCAAAAGCATCAGTCTTAGTTAATTCACCACGTTTAGCCCATAAACCTTTTACAGCATCTCCTAATCTCCTAGCTACACCACCAACAATAAATGATGGTAACATAACTACTTTAAGACCAGTCTGTAATGCATTTCCCATACCCTTAAACATACTATCTTCAGGTAAGTCTGATAATAGATCTGTGTTCATATAAGTAGCGAAATCTGCACCACTAGTATATGCTGCTTTAAGCTTACCAATCATTCCACCAAATGCTGAAGCTTCTTTTACAACATTATCTTTTATATCTAATGCTTTATCTTTTATTCCAATTACTGCTTTCTTAGCAAAATCAACTACAGCAGTAGCTTTATCCTTAACAACACTTACTGTCTTACTAGCAAAGCCTTTAACTGCTCCAATACCTTTCTGAAGTAATCCTTTTTGACCTTCTGTCTTCTTCCATTCTTCAGGAACATTATCCGCAGCCATACGAACTGGGAAACCATTCTTATCCATCTTCTGACTACCATCTGGATTAAAGCAATAAACTAAACCATCGCCATATAAATCTTTCCATTCATTTCCTTCAGGATCTCTAATGACTTTATGTTCAGTACCAAAGAATCCTTTGAATGCTGAAGTTACAGCTTTTCCAACTTTCTTACCAACTTTAGTAAGAGCTTTAGCAGTAACCTTACCAGCAGCGGTAAGTAAACCATCTTTACCTACTTTATGTTTCCATGAGTCTGGAACATCTTTAGAATTCATCTTCATTGGATTTCCATCACTATCATACATTGGAGTACCATCTGGATTAAATGCATATAAGATACCAGAATCATCTATAGCTTTCCATTCTACACCATTATCATCAATGATCTTAGTTTTAGCTGTACCTAATAATCCATTGAATATTTTAGATCCTGCTTTAGTTAATGCTTTACCAACTACCTTACCAGCTTTTACTCCAGCACTATACATAGATTTACCAACTTTGGTAAGTATACCATCTTTACCAGTTGTTAATGCCCACTCTTTAGGAACATCTTTAGCATCCATCTGTACATATTCACCATTATCATCTAATAATGGTTTTCCATCTGGACTATATGCATATGCTGTCTTACCAACTATTTTCCATTCTATACCATTTGGATCAATGTATCTATGTTTAGTAGTACCAAATAATGCATTACCAACTTTGATACCAACATTTCCAATAGCTTGACCAGCTTTAATTAATGCACCTTTCTTAGCAACACCTTCACGTTTAACTACTCCAGCTTCTTTAAGGTCTTCTTCAGTTGCACTAACTTGCATTGGTTTTCCATCAGCACCTAATACAGCACTACCATCTGGATTATAGATTGTAGCCATACCAGTGTGTTTATTAATCTTCCATTGTCTTCCTTGCTTATCGAAATAACCAGCTCCAACTTTTTGTCCGATTAAGAAATTCTTAGCAGCACCTAAACCTTTTCCAGTAGCTTTTGCTAATGGTGATAATGCTTTAGCTGTACCTCTTACAGCCTTAGTAACTACACCTTGATGTCTCTCATCATTATATGATAAGAATCCTTTATCAGATGTTTTTCTTCTACCAGATTTTACATCTTCTTTATATTGGTCAAATGAATATTCACTAGGTGATTTTCCAGACATCTTTAAGAAGTTATTGTATTCAGCTTTCATAGTTTCTTCTTTATGAACTTCATACTCACCCTTAAATTGATCTTTTGCAGTTAATAGTTCTTGATACTTATCTGGACCAGCTACAGCATTATATGCCATAGATGCAAGTTCATGGAAGAAATCAATACCTATAACAGATGCTGCAATCTCATTAGCAATATCACAAATAGAACCAATAGTTGATCCTCTAAATCCACCTAATACTCCAGCAATAGCAATCATAATAGGATCAGGATCATTTATCTGGAATAATCTACCAGCACCAGTTGCACCATTAAGTGCACCTAATGTAATAAATCCAGCTTCACTAACTAAGAATGTTGCAGCACGTCCAGCAAGTTTACCAAGTTTAGCAACAAATGCTCCAACCTTAGTTTTAACTGCCCCTATGATCTTTCCAACTAAACCAGCAGCGTTAGCTAACTTACCACCTTTCTTAGCTACGAAACTACTAACTGCTCCTACAACTCTTTCTAATGCACTTTTAAGAGTACTTAGTGCAGCAGAAGAATTTGATTTAAGTACATCAGTACCTTTAGTAGCTAATTTCTCAGCATTTCTACTAAGACCTTTGGCGATATCATCAGTATAAGAAGCACCAGCTTTAGCACCGATTCCTGATAAACCTCTAGCAACATCATCTGATAATGATGCTCCAGTTGTAGCTACTGATCTACCCAGATCATCACCAAATCCACCAAGTAATCCACTTACTGCTGATGATTTAGTTGCAGTTTTAGCAACTTCATCTGATAATCCAGTAGCTGCTGTTCCAAGTTTCTCTGCATTGCTATTTAATAATGCTCTGTTGATGTCGTCTATATTATCTTCACCAAGTTTAGTAATAGTGGATGATGTAACATCTTTACCACCTTTACTAAATTTATTTCTTATACTATCTAATCCACCTTTAAATCTATCTTTAAATCTATCTAGTAATTTAGTTTTACCACTCTCACCTAAATTAATTACATCATCAGCTTCACTACCAATGAATGATCCATTTCTAGTAGCATTAGTGATATCAGCACCAGATAAATTTAAGTCAGTATTTATACCAGCTTTCTCCAAATCAGCTAATGTCAATTTATTTCCATTGACTAAATCTTTATATGAAGTAGCCTTAGGTATTACTTTATTCGCTTTGAGTAAATCATCACTGCCATTCTTAACAAGATTCTCAATTTGCTCTTGTGTAAGTTTCTTACCTTTCTTAGCTGCCTCTTGTCTTATAGCTAATAGATTCTGTCTCTTAAGTAAAGCGTCAGCAGACATCTTAGATTCTTTAGCTGCTAATAGTTCCTCAGCTTTTTGCATCTTAGCTAATTTAGCATTCCTAATACCTTTATGAACTGCGTAACCAGCTTTACCAACATGAGCTAAGAAATTAAGTTTACTATTAGATTCATGATCCCATCCATCTGGAGCAATCCATTTATCTACTCTACCCTTCATCAATTCACTAGCATCACCAGCTACATTTGATAATGAGTCTTGCCAACTAGTATTACCATTCTCACGGTTAGCATCATTATATGCTTGATCGTTTTGAGTCTGTGTGATAGCACTACCAACAATATCTTTCATTCTATCAAATAATGATCCTAGATTAAAATTCTTTAAGAATCCTAAGATAAATGGTAATGATCCTAATAATGCAGTAACTAAAGCACCCTTCTTCCAATCAAATGTCTTTAACCAATCGAATAAAGATTTCTTACGATCTTTATTACCTTCTCTAAGAAGTTTATTAGTTTCATCATTTGAATTAGTGACTTTATCAGTTTGCTTTTTACTCTCTAAGAAGGTTAACCATGATCCTTTTTTCTTTATCTCAGCATAATCATTATTATCTTCTTCTAGTTGTTTAGTTCTATGAGACTTGATAAAGAATGATGAGATTTTATTAATAGCTCCACCAAACTTATCTCCAATAACTTTACCAAATTTAAGATTAGCATCTGATGTAACATCAGCAATTTTTACAGAGATTGGATTCTTGTCTCCATATACCATTGAACCTTGTCTGTTGATAACTAACTCTGGACCACGCTCACCAACAAGTGATACTCCAGACTTAATCTCACCACCATCTGCATGATGTTCTACTTCATCATCATTAGCATCATCAATGATATCTTCTCCACTGTGTCCACCACGTAATAATCTAATAGCTCTTTGAAGAGGTGAAAGATGTCCACCATTTCCCCCATCTCCATTATCACCATTATCTCCACCATTACCATGATTTCCAAATATTCTACTAAATATAGTATCATGACTATCAGAAGAACCATCTGGAGATTTACCACGTAATACATTTAAGATCTTAGTAACAGTACCTAAGATACGATTCTGGATTGGGGCTTTAGTATTACCACTAGCTTTAATAATAGCTCTCTCAGATAACGGTTTACCTGGATCCATTTGTATATCAGTAGCATCACCTTTGAACCTAGCATGTTTATGTGTGCCTCGTAACATTTCTGTTAACTTAGCTCTATTTTCTACAGTATCATCAGTGAGTTGATAATTTGATAATCTACCCATGATTCTACGGTTATAATCTTGTCGTCTTCTATCTTTACGATTAGCTTTTCTTTCTTTTAATCTATTTTCTCTATCTTCTTTAAATCTTCTCTTACGCTCATCATAGTCAGTATAATCATCATCAAGATACTTATGAGATGCATCTTCATATGCACCACCCATATGTAATCTGATTTTAGCATTCTCAATGAATCCACCAATTCTACCATGCTCTTTAATATTATCAGCATATACTTTCTTACGAGATTCATGCTTATTAATAAAATGAGCGGTATTACTAACCATCTCTAACATTCTGAATGGATGTCCGATAACTAGTTTAGCAATTCCAGTAATACCTTTGAATAGAGTACCAAAGATTTTATTCATTGGTGTAATAATGAATTTTCTGACATTTTGTGTAATAGGTTTAATAATATTATCATTGATAGATTTCTTGAATCCATCCATGATTTCACTAATCTTATTACCAATACCTTCTGCAACATTTCTTAGTAGATTAGCAATAGGCTCTACAGCAAATTCTATAGGTGCCATAATCTTATCTACTAAATAATCTCTAGTATCTTCCATGAATGTCTTAGCTTCATTCATGAATGGTCCAAAGACTTCTACTTTGAGCATATTACCAAAAGTACCTAATACACCAGCATCTTTCTTATTTCCATTCTCATCATATGATCCAAATAACCATTGTCTGAATCCACCTTTAGATGCTTTAATTGATGCAGCCAATCCAAGTAATGCTCCACCAATAGGACCAAATGGTGTAATCATAGCACCTAGTAATCCCATCTTTCCGACTAATGCTGCACTTAATGCACCACCACCGATTCCGAGAGTTATCATACCTAGGTCACCATCTTTACCATCAGCATTATCACCATGTCTAAAGATACCTCTAAACATAGGAATGATACCTTTGTGCCAACCACCTTCGTCCATATCACCATATAGGAATTTATGGAATAATCCAGATTTATGAGCATATCCTGCGGCAGCTCCCATCAATGCACCAGCGACTGGTCCACCAACTAACATACCGAGCATACCACCACCAGTGAATGCACCAACACCCATTCCAACAGCAGCACCACCAATCATATGATTTTTAGCAGCACCTAATTTCTCTTGGATCTCAGCACTAATTACTCCACCAACTTTTTTGATAGTTTGATTACCATTTTCATCTTCAAAGATTCTATCTTCACCAAACATCCAATTCTGGAATTTCTCAGATTTTACAATAAATGATGAAGCTGTACCAATAAGTGCACCACCGATAGGTCCACCAACTAATGTACCAAGTAATCCACCAGATACAATTCCTAAACCAGTACCAGCAACAGCACCAGTCATTGCAGTAGGTAATGCTTCTTCAGCTTTCTTTTTAATATCGTCCCAACTAATTTCTTCATCATCTTTACCGAATAAAGCACTAGCCCATCTCTGGAAACCAGACTTTAATTCCATAATAGATTTTCCGACGATATTACCATTCTCTTTATTTCGTTTTACATTACCATTTTCATCTACTTCTTTTTCACCAAATAAGTAAGTTGATACACCTTCTTTGACATCTCTAATAGTCTTACGAAGAGTATTCATAACAGTGAAATCTTCATCAGTAGCATCTGCAATTTCATTACCTTGTGAATCTTTATACCCTTTACCATTAAATGATCTAGCTATCATTCTATAAGTATCTAATGCTTTATTTTGCATTCCAGCAAAGATACCATTTCTAAGATAACCGTTATCATCTTTAGTACCAAAAAATTCTTCTTTTAATGGTTTGATAAATTGATTAGATACAACATCAATCATTCCATTAAGTTTCTCAGCTAATGAATCAGCCAATAATCCAGTACCCTCAGCAACTCCACCAAATAAAAATGCGTGCATAATATCGATAGCACGATTAGCAACACCTGTATTAGATTCAGTATCTTCTTTAAAGAATTCTGTTGCTTTAGATGTAATAACTTCATCAGATAATCCACCTAGCATAGAATCTTCATAATCTCCAGGTAATGCTTGTTTTTGTTGTGTTGTCTCAGTTACTGTAGATGTAGTAGTTTTAGATTTCTTCTTATTAGGTTTCTCATTACCACTACCAGAATCTCCACCATTACCTTCTAAGGACATCTTAGGGTAAGCTTTCTTACCAGTCATTCTTACGTTAATACCACGATTAAGAATATTGAAGATACCCATAGCAATAGTACCTAATGGTTTATTACCACTTCCAGAACCTAATTGATTGGTAGTTTTACTTTTAGCTTTACCACCAAATAATTCATCTGTCATTTGGTCTATAGATTTATCAACATTTGCTAATTGGAATGTATTATAATCTGTGACATTAGTTGCCATATCTTTAATCACATTTCTTCTAGCAAATCTAGCAGACATAATTGCTGGATTAGCTGACATAGATAAAGTCTTGTTCTTAGCAATAGACTTCATTGCTTCTTCAAGAACTTTCTTCATCTTACCAGTATATCCAGTTTTAGAAATCATTTGCATAACTGGACTCTCTGGACTTAAATCAGTAAAGTCAATAAATCCACCAAATCTTTCTAATTGATCAAAGTACTTATCAACCATGTCTGTATATGCAGCAACAACTGCTGGATTGATATTACCTTCATCATCTGCAAATGTTTCAATATTACTACGAATAGCTCTACCAAATTTAGATCTATCAATAGTACCTATTGATGTATCTCTGATATTACCATAGAATTCTTTCTGAGCAGCATCAAATGTTTTGTATCCACCTTTACTGAAATCGAATATGTTTCTACCTTTATCAGCTTTAGTAGCATCTCCACCAGATACAGTTAGTAATGATCTAGTATAAGCAGAAATCTCTGATAAGTATCTAGGAATTACTTCAACGATACTATGTCTAGTAACACCATCAAAATCTACTTTATCTTTAGTGATTTTACCTGACATTGTAAATCTATTTCGTTCATTCTCATTAGGTCCAGTTACACCAAATACTTTACCAATGAATCCTTTAATAAGACCAGCAGGAGATTGATCGTTGATACCACCCCAAGTTGTAGCAATCTTTGATAATACTGATGGGAAGAAATCAGCTAAACCTTGGTCAATAGCTGCCATAGTTTTCTTCAAATCTTCTGGCATCATTTTAGCCACAAGTGCTTCACTAATCATACCTAATGGGTTGGCTGCGAGAGCTTCTAATACTCCACCTCCACCAACAGCAGTCTTCATCATTCCGATAGGTGAATTAGCTAGGTATGTATTAAATTGATCTTTGATAACACCTGTGTAAGATTCTAAATCTATCTTACCAGCAAATAGATTAGCTTTATCTGTTTTAGTACTACCACCAAGAGTTTGCTCTTCTTGTAATCTACCAACCTTCTCCATGAAGCTTGTAGCTGTGGTGATAAAGTTACTCATATTACTAGTATTAAACTCTACTAGTGATTGAATACTATTATTGATATTAGCTAATTCCGTCACAATCTTATTTGTAGACTCTTGATGTTGCAACATAGATTGTGAGGTCATAGTTATATAAGTATTTAAAGTGGCTTGTTGTGCCTCAATATTAGCCATAGTTGATTTTCTCATTGATTCATCAATGGCTAAAGTAATCTTACCTGTTTCTTGAGATCCACCACTATCGTTGTTTATAATTTGGATATTAGTGTCTCCACCCATATCCTCTTCCATACCCCAATCATCAAATCCTACTCCACTATCACCATTACCGAATCCAGCACCTTTCATCAATTCATCAGTTGCTCGGTCTTCGTTATTGAAGTTACCAGATTTTAGATCTTCTAGGATATTCTTATAGGCTGTTTGTCCAAGTTTAACAAATTTATTATTAGCAATAGCTCTTCTAGCGGCAGTAGAATTACCACTCTTTCTCATGAAAGATGTAATATCTTTTACACCATTAGATGCATTACTACCTATATCATACATATTAGGTGATATATCTTTAATAACTTTTAAACTTGTCGTTCCTAAACTTCTGGCAGCATTTTGTAACCATGGTGTATTGATCTTACCTTTAGATGCAGTTTTGATCATATTGCTTAATCCATTAGTCACTTTACTACCAAATTTAAAATTCGCCATAGAGGTTAATTAAACTCCTTCCTATAGATTACCCTAATGTTTTTCAATAGGAAAAAAGAGTAATCACCAATATTATGATGATTACTCTTATTAACTAATGTGTAAATTGGTAGAATGAATCACAATTAGATTCATTCTACCATATATGATAATAACTACTTAATCTTTACTTTCTTCACAAGATTCTTCTGTGGCTTTGATACAGCCTTAAGAATCTTATGTGCCTTTGTTGATGTCTTAAATGTTCCAATAATAGAACCATCTTTAGGATTCTTTACTTCCTTAGTAACTTCTGTTGCTGCAACTGATTTAAGTGCAAGTGTTGCCTTCATATCCTTAGTCGGAATTAAGTCAAACTTATTACCTTCATTCATGAATAGTTGCATACCTACTGTAAAGAACTCATAAAGTCCATCAACATTATCAATCTTGAAATCGCTCTTCATAACTGACTTAGCATCAGATTTATCTACTCCAGCGTTTACAAGAATCTTATAGATAAACTCTCTCATCTTCTCTGTTGGCTTAATCTCTTTATCAACAGCATTATCACCAACAAGAGTTGTTGAAGTAAATGTGAAATCTGGATCATTGATTAATGCTCTCATAACAGTGTTGAATCTATCAACATTAAATCTGTTATAAACCCAAACTTCCTCACCCTTCTTATCTACCTTTGTTTTTGCTCTTACCGCCTTTAGGGCATCTTGTACTGATAGAATTTCTTTGCTCATATTTCTTTCTCCTTTTCTTCTTACTGTAATTCTTATCCAATAGCTGAGCTTCTTTAATGATGTCTAAGACATCATCAATGATGAATGAATTGTAGTCAATCATCTAGGGATCAACTCCTTTCCATTACACATTAGTTAGAGTACTCATTTTTTATTATATGTATTTAAGTACTCTAACTAATGATGTATATTTTTATTCTATTTCTTGTTATTGATTCTGGATCCAGCTATGATCTTTTTCTTAACTGCTCTAGTATCATATCTCTCTGTCCAGAATGGATCTAACCATGATGATTGAATTCTAGTACCATCATAAGTTTCTGTAGCTTTCATCTGTCTAGGAATATTCTGGAATGATAATCCTGCCAATGGTGATGGGTTATTAGTTAATGCTTTATTAAGAGAAATAATCTGGTATGGTTTAATCCTCAATCCACCAAAATCAATTCTCTTATAAATGTCATCTTTATCTCTTAATAACCTATTAACAACAATCTCAGATGATAATGCAGATGCTGGAATATTTGATTCAATGATTGTCTCTAATAGCTTCTGGCAAACATTATCAATACTTCTAGTTCCTAATACATTACCATTATCTTTCTCTGATGAAATCAATCCCATTAATCTATACAATGGTTTTGTCAACTCATTATTTTCAATTACCATAGAGAATAATGGAATATCATCATCTAACTCTGTGAATGGGATCTTATACTTATACTGCTTAAGTAATTCAATACACTCATTAGTTAGGTTGAGATCATTAGCATTAACTTCTTGCATCTTAATCATCTCACCAGTAGATTTATCTATTACATAGAATATTCCACCTTTGATAATCGTATTAAGTTCAGAATCATCATCTAAGTAATCTACTTTAGTAATCGAATTCTTCGGTACATACAATTCATAATTCTCAAAGTCATCTATGAAATTATTATCATCAACTGATGGATGGATTTGATTAATATTGATATCAAAGAATCTATGGAATTCAATATTAAAGTCAATACCAGTAGAGAATGTTGTAAGAAGATGTTTAGCACTCAATACTGATTGCTCAATAGTCTTCATTAACTCTTCTGATAGGAATGCTCCAATACCATCTGCAATATCAAAATTAAGATTAGCAGTTAATCCTAAACACTTAGCACAGAATTCATCTTTTAGTGCACAAGTTACTATTGATCTTACATATACAAATTTACCAACTAAGTCTTTATCTTTCTTATAATTGATAACTTTGTATTCTTCATCATTAGGATCTAACTTGTAGAATCTCTTATCAATCTTCTTTAAGAATTTATCAGATGTAACATAGTATTTGATATGGTGTCTAGTACCACAATCAGATACCTTAGTAGATAATCTAATAGTTCTAGTAAGCTCAGTCATGGATTTTCCAAAGTGTGTTGCTTTACCCATTGTGTGCTTATTTAAGATAAGAGATTTTCTAGTACCCGATGCATCAATAAAGATATCTGATGGTTTAGATAATCCACCTCTAATAGTAGAATTCTCTATAGCCATAGGAATTGTATTACCATCTAAGTCAGGAATCAATCCTTTAGAAATAAACATCTCTACTAATTGCTTATGTTTAATTCCTTCTTTAGCATTTAATAATACTCCAATCATATTTCTAGGTTCTTCTCTTAATGCCTTAATGAGTTTAATCTCAGAATCATTGAGAATATTTTCAATCTCTTTAGGTTGAGCACCTTCAGGAAATTTAACATTCATCATATCATGAACTACTGGATTATTTAAATACATATGAGCAATATCAACCATATCATATTTTAACCCCATAATCAATGAGAACTCACCACTGATTGATCTCATATTATGTAATGATAATGATACACCACTATTGATCTTAGTATTCTTTACATTAGAATTAATTAGTATTGCAATGATATCATTAATCTTACTATCAATATCAGCAACATCTTCTGGTTTCGTTATCATTGTCTCATCAGTCATCAATCCTTGTCTATCATGTACATCAACAAATGGAAACCAATACATGATATTAACTAGGAAATATCTCAATTCCAATGTATGTACATCATTATCCTTTTCATAGAACTTAAAATGAACTGGATAAGTTCTTAACTTATGATACTCAAAACACCCTCTGACGATATCATAGATACTATCAATAAATTCTTGATATCTTTCACGAGATTTTGTGTAATCATGGATTACATACAATGGTTTCAATTTCTTTGATAATTCCTCTGTTGTCTTAATATGTTCTACCATATTCTATACCTCCTAATAATTAAGAATATTATAATCCTTGTTATACACTAAATAAGATGATACTTCACTTAATTGGAAGTATCATCATTTAATGCGTTGAGTATGTTGAACATATTACCATACAGATGTACGAATACATTGAACTTACTGATCCGAACTCTATTACTTAATATATCTGAGAGTTCTTCACACAACTTTGAAACCTTCTTGAATTTGTTAGGTAGGTCGTCTTGAATATCATCTTCTATAAAGGAACATAGATATTTGATATTATCAATTACTTTACCAACCTTATCATCTTCTGAATAGGTTCCATAGATGTATGTCTTATTAGATTTAACAGTAAATGGTATCTTGATAATCTCCAATGATTTATTCCTCATCTTAAATTTATCAATCTTACTATTACTGATATCTTCCACCTTATATTTGAACAACTTATCATTCCTCTCTATTTTAAATAACTTCTTAATAGTCTTGGATGTTGTCCATGCATATAATGCGTTAGTCTTTTTCTTATAAAAGCAATACACCTTCATACACTAAGTTCTCCTTTCTCTTAATACAAAGCTAAGTTACAATAACTGAGTGATATCTATATAGATTATTTCATTTGCATATATTCCATATATCTATCCTTATCGTAAACCTTATCATAGTTTCCTTTTCTAAGATTTTTGATAATCTTATGCCATTCTTCAATAGTCTCTTCGTATTCCTTACGAGACATATTTGTGAATACACAAAACTGAGTTACTGTATTAAGGTAATCTTCTAATATATCCGCATGTTCATTAGCAAGGTTTACATCATAGATTCCCTTATACTTAGCTTTCTTCTTAGGCTCCTTATCTTCTTTAAGTTTCACCTTATGTGTGGCTAATCCATAAAGTGATAAGTCTTCCTTCTTCTTGTTCTTCTTACTCATAATTCTAATCTCCTTCCTGAAATCACTTCGTATTATTTATTTTATTTATAGTGACTCCAGTTAATAATATATCTTTCTTAATTAATTTCTAAAATACTACTATTGTATGTATTAAACCTGTTGTTGTCTGGTTTTCCTATTCTCTTCTAATACTTCAATTAGATTTTTATTCCTTGGATCTCTTACTATCCGACCATTAGCTAACTTCATATATCTATATCCATCTATAACACCATCATTTGCTATAAGCTCCTCTTCTGTAGGTGTATGTGGTTCTGGAGTTGGTACTGCTGGTGTAGGTTTAGGTTCATCATCTTGCCAACCCTCTTTCAATATAAATTTTTCACTCTCAGGTTTAACTATTTCTGATTCATCTACTGCGTTATATGAAGCATCAATCTTCTCTATCTGCTTCATAGGATTATCTGTTGCTCCAGCTTCTTGTTCACGTTTCTTTCTAACAGCTTTAGCCTTATCTGTCTGATCTTTATATGTGTCTTCAACTCCTAACACTGCACTTAAATCAGTTAATCCTTCTGCATGATCTAAGTATAGATCATCTACAAATTTAATAGTACTATACGGCACATATGGTTGATTGAAGTAGAATAACTTATTATACTTCCCAACTGATGCATCACACTTATATCGTCTCTTAACTAATTTAAAACTCATGTATGCTTTTTCTTCATCTATTACCTCTTGATGTATAATAATAACTACATCACTATTCTCGATAATCTCCCATGAACTACCAACACCATCTCTACTCATCATTTTACCAACATCAAGTTTACCACTTAATGTTGCTTGATCTACCATAGTTGCTGTATTACGATTCAACTGCTGTGCTGTGATAACTGGAATCTCTTTAAGCTTAGCCAATGTCTTTAATTCATTACTAATATTCTTTAACTCAGTTTTCTCACTATCAGCTTTTCTTGCTGGTCTAATACGCTTGATATAATCCAGTATCAATGCAATAACTTCTCGATTATCATCTTCCATATCATCAATAATCGTATATAGATCATCAGTAGAAATTGATTGGTTAGGATAATACTTAATCACAATATCAATATTATTCTCAGTGGTGAGTGTCATAAACTCATCTTCTTTTAATCTCTTAATAGCATCAGTTACTGCTGCTCTTTGCTTATCATCATCAGCATTTGCTTCATCATATGGGAAATTCTCATCTCCTACTACCATAGAGTAGATTCTTTCTACAGTCTCATCTACATCATTCTCCATAGTTATCAATAATATAGTAGGAGTATATCCTGGTTTAGTTGGAATTACTCCAGCATTATATTTTTTAATATCTAATGCAGTCTTTAATAAGATTGATGATTTACCACCACCAGGTAATGCTAAATATGTATATAATCTCTTAGCTCTATATCCATCACCTAAGATACCATTTAACATTCTAATACCAGTCTTAAACTTCTTATTCTTATCCTTTAATCTCTTAAAGGTATCTAAGATAACATTATCAAATCCTTCTGGTGGATTCAATGAGAATGTCTGTTCACTCTCTGCATCTCTAACTTCACGAGCTCTCTTAATATAATTTGCAGATAAGTTATAAAGAGTATCTGCTAACTCTTTGTGTGTGCCGTAACCATCTAACATAATTCTTTCACTAATCTCAGCACACTTCTGTTGATATGATAAAACAAAACCAAAATTTAATCTATCTTTAATAGACTCCATAATGAATAATGCTTCATCATATGAAATCTCTATTTTTCTAGCTGGTGGAATCATCTCCTTAACTAGAATATTATTATCAGGTCTCTCTGCGACATATAAGTCTATAATAGATTGATTATGATAATTCTCATTTAAAATAGCTTCTATTGTATGTGTAATAATTTGTATCTTAGCAACCAGCTTAGGGTGCTCATTATAAGTATCTGTAGTAAGGTCTATTGCACTTACTAGTTTATAAATCAGTGTGAGATTCTTCCTATTCTTCAGCACACTATTTTCTTTAAAATTTAATATTCCTAGAATACCATCTAAGAATTCGTGATCCAAATCCATTTGAATCTTATTGCAATCAATCGCTTGTAAATTGTCCATTTACATACCTCCTGTATAAAAATATAATCGTTAAATGTTATATAGATGTCATCCACAGAATAAAGTCCTACAGGAAGAAAAAAGGAAAGCCCTATTGGGCTTCCTCTTCTTCAACAACACCTCCTTCCTCAGCATCTGACTGGGTATCGGTATAATACCAATACCCGTCATCACCCTGGACAATCTGTCCAGACTTGATTAACTTAGCGACCCTAACTGCGTTGGCGATGTCCGCAACAAGGCGGACACCACCATAGATGGCGAGGATGTTTTTGCACATCTCCACCTTCTTCGCAGTTGACTTCGCAGCCTTAACTGCATTTGTTGTTGCTACTGTAGTTGCTGTAGATGATTTCTTAAAGAACTTCATAAAGTTCTCCTTTCTCCCCGTCAAGCCGTTAGGTCAGCTAAGATATTTTTATATTGATCACACCTAAATGATATATGTCTATATATATATTGATTATACGGATTTATCTATGTTCCCTTTATCTTAAACAGCATTATATGTAGATATAGGTATTATCACCTATATCTACATATTTGATTATTCTTTATTCTGCTCTCTATATCTGTGTAATAATTCTTTCTTGAGCTTTAGTTCTATTTCCTTCTTCAATCCAGTGTCTACACACATTGAATATTTCTCTAAGAAATTTCCAACTAATTGGAAGTTGTCAAATAAGTCATCAACTATCTGAGTCTCTAATCTAGGGTTATTATAATCTGAGTATCTGATAAATTCATCAATACTTCCATTCATAGAACTAATGATATCATCAATAATTGTATACATATTACTCAGAATAATAGATAGATTCTCATCACTTAAATTTACCTTATAATTAGATTCTGTAAGGTTATTAGTTGATTCTAGCATATTGACATATTTATCCATATTTCTATCTAAGATATTTCCACAATATGCTGAGAAATTATGTTTAATATTTAATATGAAATATCTATATGTCATATGTATTCTATCTAACAATGTGCTGTAATCTAAATTACTAGCATCTACAAATTCAACATCTAAGTATGCTCTAAAGAATTCCAACATCTTAGTCATAAACTCTCTAATCAATCTATCTAATTCATTTTCATCATCATCTGTCTCTATTTGATCTACAGATGCTCTATATGAGTTAATGAATGAATCTACATAATCAATTTTATTGTTATTAGAGGGATTTTCAAACTGAGTCTTTATTTGTTGTAATAATAATCTCATAGGTTCATCAGTTAAAAAAATCTCTGTCTCAATAGGTGTTGGTTCGTAATCATAAGTGTATAACATAATATCTATTCTCCTTTATCTAATATATTCGTCTAAATTACCAAATGAATTCATGAAGATATCAACATGACCACATTCTGCACATATCTTAGCTACACCCAATACTCTTTTCTTAAATAATCTTCTCCTAGTAATATTAGATGTACAACTAGATACTGATCCACATACAGGACATTTATATCTAGCTAGTTCAACAACCTCTGGTAATCCGTGTGTGAATACAGATTTATCTAATCCAAATGCGTCATTATTGAAATTCTTATCTGGATCTAAATCAGATAAGTCTTTCCTTAAATCTTCTAATATCTCACCAGATTTATCTGTTATGTCAGCTAGTGAATCTGTGATATTATTATCTTCATCATATTTCATATCTTATACATACCTACCTTTCATACTTTATTATTATACTAGTATAATAGGTTCTAGTATATAATACTCCTAGAACCTAATCATATTAGTTATCTTCTTTGTCTTATTATTTGATGTAGTTGTAGTCTTACCAACCTCATAACCCATAACCCCTAGAATTTCTAATACTGGAATAATAGGTGCTAGTATCTTATTGATGATTGACTCATAATCTACTAATGGTAATATCGCTTCTGGAATACGTCTACCATTTGGTACACATATACAATTCAATCCTTTACAAGCTAAATTATATTCATCACCAGATTTTCTCTTAGTGGTGAAAATTCCACTAGTGTCGTTGAATACTTCTTTAACTAAAATATCATATGTATTTGGATACTTATCTTTCATATAAGCAATATCGTCTACAGTGTATCCAACTAATTTTACTAGATTAGGTTTACTAGGAATATCTATTTCATCATCTGGATTTAAGATATTCCATGATACCATACCTCTAACACCATATTGAGTACTAGGGTTAGCAAACTCACTAACATCTTTAGCATTACATATAGGCAGATGTTCCAAATTACCAGTATTGATAGAATGGATAATATTATTCTTAAATCTCTCAATATCATTCAACATACCAGCAGTATCTGGACTTTTTGGTTTTATCATATATTCATTAATTAGAGTCATGATATATTTCTCAATAGCTTCACTAGTTGTGGATTTAACAAAATCAAATCCAGCAATATTAGTAGGGAATTTTGTATTAAGATTCCCCTCTCTTAATGCTGTTTGAGTAATATATCTTTTCTTAGCATTACCAATAAACATCTTTAGGAATAAGAATTCATTCTTCATATTTAAAATTCCTATCTGATCTTCTGGAATGTTAGAATATCTACTATAAGTATCTAATACATCTTTAGCAGCACTCGTTATGAAGTAGGTTATGGTATTAACTAGTATGAAATCATTGTACATACTATTTCTACCATAATTATTACCACATAATACATTATCACGAATCCAATCAACTATATATCCTAGATATAACATATTGGAATCTGTATCAATTACAGTTACACATTTTCTCATGAAGTTCTTAATTCTATAAACCCTATCAAAATGCATATATCTAACATATACAAAATCCATCAGATACTTATTTAATTTTACTAATTTATCCTTAATACTATCTGGTGGGTTATTTGGATCCATGAATAACTCTTTATATACATAACTATTCCACCCTTTAGCATTTAGACTCTTTAATGAGTTTATATCAACTTCAGGATGCTTCTCAATCATATTATCAAATTCATCATCTGATTTTATTGATTCTAATGCGTTGATGTTCTTACATATATCGGTTATCAATGATGATATCTTTTTATGATCACTAATAAACTTAATAAGATTATTCTTATAATAAACTAATGATCTTTCCTCATCTGATAGATTCTCACATAGTCTATATATGATATCTTTATCTTCATCATTATCAGTATACATCTTTGAATACAATCTATCACTCAATTCATCTATACTAATAGATTTCAACCAACTTGGAATCTTTTCTACACTATTAAGAACAACATCTAACCAATCAAATAATTCATTAATATCAACAAATTTCTGATTATCTGCAAGAGTTGACTCAAACATTGTCTTACAAGTACTTATAACTTGTTGTGCAGTTAATGTTGTTGCTGGTCCATTATACTTACTATAAAACTTAGATGACTTTGCACCAGTTCCACCATAATAACTATTAGCATTTCTTTTCTTATTTCCCTGAGATATATCTAATGTTTTATATTGTGGACTTCCTGGAATCTTAGTAAACATCTCAGCCTTTATTGTTTTTCTATCAATAAGAATATCTTGTAACATTCTAGCCTTAGGATTAACTGCTTGATCCTTATTTCTAAACATAGTACCATTTCCAGCTAGAATAGGTTTATGATTAAATGTCCAATCTACAACACTGAGAAGAGTTCCATTCTTAGTCTCATTAGTGTAATTATTATCTAAAATTACATCTGGATTCTGGAACTCTTTCTCACATTCTTTTTCTACAAATTTTCTAATCTTATTCTTATCTAATGAAGGATCTAATCTTAATAATCCTTTAACACTCTCATCTATGTACATATTAATGAATGTACTATCCTTATCAATCGTCATAATTATTTTCACTCCTATCAAATATATTTTTAACTAAGTGTCTGTAACCTATTCATATTCTATCCCAAAACACTAATATAAATTGTGGGTAATTGTTTTACCTATTCTAATATAAGAAAGGATATTAGTAGAATGAAAAGAACATTTGAGGATTTATTCAATTCAGTAACAGAATCATCAGATTATCCAAGTTTCTATGATGATTCTGATAACTATAATAATCCTATTGATAGTGATGAAGAGATTGACGAATACGATCCAGAAGAAGATGAAGAATTGGATGATGAGATTGATGACGTTGATCTTGAAGATATGCCTAGTGAAGAAGAATTTATTGCAGCAACAGATGATGAAGAGGAAGATGATGTCTCCTTAACACCAGATGAGGAAGATAAAGCTGATGATACTATGGCATTAGCAGCAACACCAATTCTATTAAAGACAGAATTGGATAAAGATGAAGAGATGAAAGAAGCTTTTGATCTTGAGTGCTATGATGTTATGGCTGAAGGCTTTATGTTAGAAGGTGCGGTAGATGAGCTTTTGGGTAAAGGTGATAGATACGTAGTCGAGGGAAGATTTGCTAGTAAGACTAAAGTTAAGTTTTCTGAGGCAGACCGTAGAAAGCAGTTATTTGAAGTAGGTATTCAGGCATCAGCCAGAGCTCATAATGATCCATTATATTGGAAGCTCCAGAAGGTATATAAGATGGAAAGACTCCTAAAGGGTAAATTGAGACAGAAGTATAAGTCAGAATCTCTTAAGAGAGTTAAGATGTATATTATGAGATTAAAGAAGTCCTCATCAGGAATTCTTCATAAGCTTGCAGATAAGATCACTGGAAAAGGTAAAGAGAATAATAAATAAATAATAATAAGTAAGGATAACCAAATACTTTAATTGGTTCATCCTTACTTATTATTCTAATCTTCATGTAATTGAATATTCATTCTAATAATATTACCATCTTCAATAGTATCTATATCATATATAGCGTTCTTACTATTGATATTATCAATGAAATCTTGCTTATAGTCATCTTCTGTTAATCTGATACATAATATCATATTATCTTCGTCAGTAAATTCATAACTCATAGAATGTATATTATCACTCTCATCTGAGATTAGTCTGTAGATTGATTTGAATTTCTTATATTTTGATTTGATGATATCTTCAAGTATATCGAAATCATCATTTACGATATTTTTTAACCAATCATTATATGTCTTCTTCATATAATTGATCCTTCCAGTAAATTCTATATTTAATCTACTGTCTGTAGCAATAAAATATATAGTAGAAGATATTCTACTATAAATATCTTCTACTATAATTATTATTACTTCTTCTTAGACCTAGAGTAATCATATTCAATATCAAACTTATACTTATTATCATCATTTGTAGAATACTCTGTAATCTTAAGTTCTTGTGAAGTGTTATTATATACTAACTTATACAATTCATTTTCGTCAGTAATAACCTCCATAAATGCTAATACCCCACTTCTTAGACAACTGTAGTTGACAGTATATACTGAGTCACTATCTACTTTATTTTCATGCTTTGAATTATATACTTCAACCAATTTATCTTTAATCAATTCTTCCACCATTGAATATACCATAATGATTCTCCTTAAATAGTTTTTCTATAATGGTGACAGGATCTGATTTCTTATACTACTACTCTCAGAATCCCTTGTCATCTTTTCCATTTCCTTCTGCTCATCTTTCAACTGCTCGATACGAATATCTCTCAGAGTTGTAATAAATTTCCAAGGGTAAGTCATTATATCACTTAATGTAATCTCACCCTTGAAAATAGCCAAAATTTCATTTACAGCAGTGGCAAATCCTCTGTATTGATTTCTGTACTCGCTAACAGTTGAAGTTTGAGAAAAACCAAATCGTAGAGACTAATAGCATCTACATCTGTAGTGTTACCGCAATTAGGACACTTTGTATTCTTAATAGAGAATGTGATGTCATAATCATTGTAATACTTAGTTAAGATATTATTGAGTACTGGAAGATCATCAGTTGGCAACATATAGATAGCATTGATGATATCATCAAATCCTTCATACATTGTAACCTTATTTGTATTAGGAACTGGAACACCAACACCCTTAATAACAGGAATAAATTCTGCATTAGCATACATGATTCCATTAACATCATCTGGGTGAGTTTGTTTCCATTCTTCTTCTGATCCAGCATTTCTTACCTTCTTATACAAGTAATCATATGCTGAACTAATTCCACATTCAATAACCCAACCAGAGTATGGTAATTTAATTTGTCTAGTCTTATGAACTGGAGCATTCTCAAACATCTTTCTATGCTCAGAAGCTGGAGCATCTACTAACTTCTTAAATCCATTAAGGTAAGTTAATGTAGTATTCTTCAAATCAAATAATTGTGATACTACATACTTATGCTCAAACTGATGTTTACAATTCTGACAAGTTAGATTAAGTGTATCCACTTCTGGGAATGTTGATACAATGATTCCATATAGTAATACATTCATATCAATCCATGTAGTATTCTTTAAGAAATCCTCAAATGTATCAAACTTACCAACAGTTGTATTCACGATTGAATTGTAGATAACTGAATATACCTTATGGTATTTATCAAAAGATGCTGTCTGAGGATTAATAATCAAATCACCTAATTGATAATAACTTGCTCCTTTAACTGTAGCTCTATATCCTGAACTAACACAAGTTACAATAGTATTACCAATTCCTGGTTGATTAGCACTAACTGCTTCAGCAAAACTCATAGCTGGTTTTACTACTGTATATGATTTAAGATCTACAGTTTCAACTTGCTTTAATACAATTTCTCTAGCATGTTTAATATGTGTCTTTTCATCTTCAGTAAAATCAAAACCATTTTCTACTGAGATACCAGTCTTGTCAATGAGTACAGTAACTAACTCATTCTTCTCCTCAGTTTCTTTTTTAAGCTTCTCTAACTTAGCCTTGTCTTTCTCAGATTGCTCTTTATCAGTACTATCAGATTTTTCTTCAGTAGAAGTTTCAACCTGATTAGATTCATTAGTATCAGATTTCTCTCTAACGAATGTGCCATTACTACTTCCAGTGATTAAGGTTGATCCTTTAGTATCATCAACTTTACTCATATCAATGATGTTACCATCTTTATCACGTGGTTGTTGAATAGCTTCACCATTAGTAGCAATATTATCCAATTCAGTAATCATAGCCATCATCTCAATCTGATTCTGTGGTTTTCTAACAACCTCAACCTTCTTAGCAGTTTCAATAAGCTTATCTTGATCTTCAAGATAGTTCTTAAAATCTTCATCACGTCTATCATCGGCAGGAGATCTCAAATCAAATTGCTTACCTTTATCCTCAGTATATTCGTCGTTATTAATAACAACTCCTCTACCACCAGATTTCTCATTAGCTTCTTTCATTTTCTCTAATGGACTCTTTTCATCTTCATGGTTATTAGACTCCATTACTTCTTCAACCTTCTTACCGATAAGATCGTCTAAAGTTCTATCGTTATTCTCCATATTTCCTTATCCTTTCTTATAAAAATATATCCTACTCATCATCAGTATAAGTCACACGATATGTGAGGTTCCCATCAATATCTGTTGTTATTCCAATACCAACTCTTTTTGGAACTTGTTTGATAGTTACTGGAATAACAAAAATCAATAATGGGTTACCATTTAATGTAGTTTTCTCAACATCAAATGAACCATCTCTTATATTCTTGATGAATTTATTGCATTGTGTAGCCAATTCTACTTTTATAGACTCAGTATCAATATCATCCATAAAGGAATCCAATAATCTTCCAATATTCATTCCCAAATCTGGAATGGATGGATAGAATCCAGGAACTCCGTATAATAAACTCATTATATTATTTGCAGTAGTTTCTGATTCTGAATACATCTTTGGTTTATTGAAATTATTGACACCAAATGCAGGATCATACATAATATCACTCCTCTCGTATAGGAATTACATAAATGTATCTTAAAAATAAGTCTCCTGAATAAATTCGTATATTCAATATGTCTATAGATACATTATTTATGTGTATCCTGATATCTCTATTACTAAACTGAGGTATCATTTCTGCGAAAGGAGGTGATCATTACTAATGAATGAGACATCAGGAGACTTAGACTAATATTTATATAGAGTCTAAGTAAAAGATTGGTGAAGGTATGATATAGAGAATATTTGATGTGTTCTCTATATCATACCGAATATTATTTGAAAAGAGGTAGTATAGGATATAATACTACCTCTTTTTTCTTATTAGCGATTCTTCTTCTTATTCTTGAAATCGTTACTATCAGTAACTGAATTAGTTGACTGATCCTCTGTTACTTCAGTTGTAGTAGAATCTGGTACACTATCAACTGCAACTTCTGGTACATTTGTAGTTGTAACTTCTGGAGTTGCTTCAGTAACCTTAGATACTGTCTTAGTTGAATTGCTGAAGTTATCGAGATTTACATTCTGGATTGTTAGTCTAACTGTATCGTTGTAATCCAATGGATTAATCTCATCAACCATATATCCAGCCTGTACAAGATTTGTGATAACTCTCAAAGATACATAATTAGGAGCTAACACTGGTCCTACAATATTACCAAGAAGTGGAATTGGTCCAACACTATTGATAGTCACTAACTTCTTCTTATCATTCATATATGTTGCCATATAAAACGTTCCTACCTTTCATACTATTAAAAGATTTTAACAATACTGATGTACTGTTATATTATTAGAATGTATCGAGCATTCTATTATAAATTAGGAGGGTAAATAAAATGGATGTTAAGAAATTTAGAAATGCTTTTAGACAACTGATAAGGAAGTACAATAAGGAGACCATAGACTATGTGGATATTCCTACTATGAAACTAGTAGAAGATGCTTATAGTATTGGTGTAGGATTACTCTGTTTGGAAGGTTTATATGATACGAACAAGTACTTCACAATTAGTAGAGGAAATCTCAAAATCATTAAGATGATTAAGTATAAGAAATTGAGCAAGGAATCTTATAATCATCATCTACCAATGAGTGATGGGTTTAATAAGAATTCTACTATTAGATCCGTTGGAGAAATTTTAGGGTTACTAGATAAATATGGTAAGCGTGGTAAACCTGATAGAGATAATGTCTTTGATATCATCAAACTATTAAAAGCAATCTATCAGATGAGACATTGTACAAATAAGGTAATCAATGGAATGTATTATTGTACATATGCCACAATGGAACTCTTATGGAAAGAGAAACTTAATCCTATGAAGATTAAGTACATATCACATGATACCATTCCAGATCTACTAGAAGAATGTAGGAATATTAGAACTGTGGAAACAGATGTTATTGTCAACCATTATATTCAGACCACATTCATACTATTAATGCATACAACTAAGATGAAGAAACTTCATACTATAAAGAATTTTAGTATGAAGGATAAGGTTAGTTGTGTATTGTATCTTGGAAGAGCAATCAATAATAAGATGAATCCAATTAGTAAGATATGGTTAGATGTTGCACCAATTCCAGAAGGTATACATTCCAAATTACTTAATGATGAAGATTATGTAACTGGATTAAAAGCATTAATGTTATTTCAAGGTCTATTAGATATGCAACACGTTGATGATGCAATTAATGATCTATTGATGTTAAATGATGTTGTAACACCTAAGAAAGTTTCACCATTCTATTTGGTGAAGAAGTAATATAAAAAGAAGTACTCTAATATTTATAGAGTACTTCTTTTTTCTAGTTATTGTAAGATATCATCAATGTTTATCTTAATCGTTTTAATGGTTGCATCATGGAATTTCTTCATACTCATTCGAGTCAATGCTGTAGAAATTCTACTAGTACTTAATCCAATAGTCTCTACCCCGATCTTATAGAATAGATCTCCGCAGCACACATTACATTTCTTATTTCCTACACAACACATAGGACTTCTCATATTTACTTCTTTACCAATATATTTTTCGATATTGCTCTCATCTAAATACACTAGTTTCTTACCTTCTACTATATACCTATATAAGAAGTTCTTTAATTTCTTCTTAGTAATAACAACTGGAATAGTTCTCTTACTTCCACAATCACTACCTTTAACATCTAGTACTTCAGATTGTGTTGCTGCTAATAACTGTTTTCCAAGATATCCAGTTACGGCTGTCTGTACTGATTTAGCATATGCACCATTAAGGATAGTATTAGAAGATGCTGGAATATCTTTCTTAGATAATCCATCAGCCAATGATGATGTAATAACATCCCATTTACCAGTAACTGTATTCTTTACAACACCTCTATATAACCAGTTATTCTTCATGTTGTTAGAGATAGATCCTCTAGCACCAGATAGATATAAGTCTAGTCCTTTATCATCTTTTAATACTTCTTTAGTCTTTGCAATTAGTTGCTTTTCAATTTCTGCCGATACTGATGGATCACCTTCTTCTAATTCCTTAGAATATTTATTCAATAATTCCACCTTTAGCTTTTGTACTTCTGGTGGGATCTTAATTGTATTAGGTGAGAATGATGTAGTAACTAATAAGTGTAATACCATACCAACCCAATCTCTAGTGTCAATATACTTAGTTATAGTATCAACATCAATTTTATCATTCAATAATGCCTTACCAATCTTTTGTTCAAATCCTGCATAAGCATCACTTTCTACAGTATCTGTGAAGTAAGGTATTACAACATCACATCCAGTGTTCTTTAATACTATAACTGATAGTACATATCTTCCTACAGTTGTTGGTAATTCTTTTTTAGTAGGTGATAAGTTTGCAGGTAATGTGAAAGTATAATATGGTCTCAAGCTTGGAACATTTGTATCTTTCTTCTTTTCCTTATCTCTAAAATTACCAAACATCTGAGTTAATAGATCCTTGTCAAAATCTGTAGGTTTAACGCTCAATAACCACTCTTTCTCATCTTTAGTTAAAGCTCTAGTTTCCTTATTTTCTTTAGTCATATTATAAAATGATTGGATAACTTCAGCTATTGAATTAGTTCTCATCATTTCACCAGATGTGTTAATAAATGATAATTTACTCTTAATATATTTAGCAGCTTCAGCATTAGCTTCTTGTGTCCACAATAATTTCAATGTTACCTGGTCTCCATCAAAGTCTGCATCCAATCCTTTAAGATATGCTGGACAGAATCTCATAGAATCTATAAAGTGAATTGGTATCTCACTCTTAGGCATATCTAAATCAATCTTTGGATAGAATGGATATTCTATTGATGATATTTCTCTAACCTCAGTTGTATCTAATGTTAGGATTCTAATCTTAGATACAAAAATTGAGAATGAATCTAGTAAGGGATATCTAGTACACAATACATACTTATCCTTTAAAATATCTGATAGTATCACGTATAAAAGATCTAATACAGTCATAGATCTAGTCTCTGATCTTACAGCATCAAAATCTTTGTTAGTCTTTTCTGGTACAAATCCAGTCAATCTAAGTGTAGCAGTACCACCACCAACAACTGGCAATTTAATAACATCAAGACGTGATTCTGGATTCTTCATAAAGTTTGATACCATCTTCTCGAAGAATTTATCAGTTAACACAGACTCTGGATTATCTAACTGAACAACTTTTCCATCTTGTGTGAAGAAGTTATTTTTCTGATAAAATACATCTCTAGCCCAATCTAGTAATCCTTTTAATAGAAATGGGTATGCTAATGCACAACATTGTGCAATAGGGACTCCAGAGTATTCATAATTAACTAATAACTCACTTGGTGATTTCGCATTATATACAGTAGGAGTAATTACTGATCTGGCTGAATTGATTACAGATTTACCCATTAGATATTTACGAATTAATCCATTCTTTCTTTCAATCTTATGCTTGAAATACTCATAAATATCATTAATAGCTCTTTGAATCTGCATATGTGATGCATGGAATGTAAAATCAAACATACCTTTATCTCTTACAGATGATGCGTGTCTAATCAGTGTAGTATAAAGGTTATTTAATTCATTAGTAGATCCACCACTTCCAGCTCCGTCAGATTTAACATCTCTATAGAATACTGGTAACACTGGATATTTATTTATAAATACTAAATTTTTAGGAGTCTTGTTAATTAGGTCTAATCTCTCATTTCTAATTTTACCACTACCAACTTCTTTCTCACCCCAATTAATTTTCTTCCAATTATTATATAGAAATTCTATACCAGATTCTCCACCTTCATCTTCTATTAAATGCCCATCTTTATCTATCTTATAAAATTTAGTACCATCAATGATTCTATCAATATTTCTAAAGATTGCATATAATGCTCTATAAACGGCTGGATGAAAAAACTCTCCACCTAAATCAATATATGCAAAAGTCTCTCGTCTTTCAGCTATAGTAGATCCAAATATTCTAGTGGATAATAATCCATCAGGATCTGGAATACCACCTCTTTGAAAGATAACTGGACTAGTAACTTCTTTAAGATCATTAATACTGACGAATTCATCAACATCAATTATATCTATCTTCATTAAAAAGAAAAATCTCCTTTCATACGATTAATCCTATGTTTTCTCAATGAATCTTTGAGATATGTCCAGAAAACAAAGTTTTAATATAAAGAAAGGGTGGTATTATCAATCAAAGTATTATGGTAATAGATATTCCAAAATTTGAAATAAGTGATGATATTATTATCAATGAGAGTACTAATATCCTATTAGAGAGTAATTCAGATACTCATATTCTTAGAGATGAAATATATCCATTAGTTGAAAAGGCATTATCAAACCCTTCTAAAGATAGAGCCTTTAAAAACCTGATAGGTAAATTTGTGAATAAACATTCTGTACAACTTAATATGGCTGGACCAGTTGAGTTAGTTCCTTTTACAGATATAGAGAAAGCAGAGTTCTTTTCATTATTGGAAATAGACCAAAGAGCAGTTATTGAGACTATTAAGAAAATGACTAAATTAGTAAATGATAAAGCTAACTGGAAACTAATTCAACAGAATCCTATATTTACTGTATTCTATATGTGTATCAGATACTATCAGATTCATAAAGATACTAAGGGTGTAGATACTACACTACTAATGTATTCGTTAGCATCATATCCTAGTGTATTTTCAGTATTCTTTAAATATGGTGCAAAAGAAGAAGTTATGAAATATACCATAGATAATCTAACTGGAAAATATATGATTAAGCAACAGGGTTCTGTTATTAAGACATTAATATTTTCTATTACTGGTAGTTATAACTTTATGAAACCATTCTTCGTAGATGCATCTGATAAAGAGATTATTAGATTCGTTGGAAGAATTCGTAATGACCAAAAATCATTATTTAAGAATATTGCTAATGAGTATTATGATAATGAGAAGAAGGGATTAAAAGTATTAACACAATCAGAAGAATATGCTGATGGTCAAGTAATAGATGATACACAGAATGATACTACAGTAGTAGAGAATATTACACAAAAGGTATTATTATCAATGATAGCCAACGGTGTAGATATTACTAGAGCAACTATATCAGCTAAAGTTAGTCAGGTATCAATATCTGATCTTAGATTATATTTGTCTAAGATTGTTATAGATGAGAAGAGTGTTGAATTAAAGAGATTTATTGAAGCTGTTTTATTTATCTACCTATATGACGAACATCATGAGAGAAGAGAAATCAATGAGAAAAAATTCCTATCATTCTCTATGGACTTATTTAGAAGAACTAATTCTAATAATGTCAATGTGGGAACTATTAAAGGGTTATTGGATAAATGGTCTATAGATAGTGGAGTAACTGGTAAGTTTAAAAGGCTAGCATCTCAAGTTGGATATAAAAAAGGTATCTTTATGTATATTATATTCTGTATTCAATATTACAATTAATTTTTAAAATATAACACTATTGTAATTCAAGTTGAGTATTGCTGGCAATGTTCTTCATATTAACTTATTGATGTGATTAAAGTTGATCAGTTGATATTTTCTCCTGTTTATAGAAATAGATTATTAGTAGTATATTATAGACCTAACTCACTGGTAACTAAATTAGAGTTAGAAAAGGTATTTTCGTTTTTGAAATAACCGCTAAAAAATATTTAGGACGAGTTAGAGTCCTATCGCTTTGCAAATTGTTCGTATTCTGAATACGGTTTTCATACCATGTGTAACTCAACTTGAATTTTTACACATAGAGGAAAATAAGAGTAAGTGGATATTTTAATATCACTTACTCTTATTTCTGTTTTTATTTTAAACTAAATATACTCTTAATCAAATCATTAAGGTATATTGTATTGATACTGAAATATAGACTATATGTGAAGAAATTAAAATCATCATCATTAAAGATAACTTGTAGTTTCTCCCAATCTATTTTATAATCTACACCCTGTAATAATTCTCTACCTTGTTTCCTCACTTTGATATTTACTAAATCCAATAATGGTAATCCATTCTTTATATGATATTCTATTCCAGCTTTTATTGAAGTATTTAGGATATTATCCAATTCAATAATATCATTTGGTTTCTCTAATTGGAATGATACATTAGTAAATAGATTCCACCCATCTGGTAAGAATAAATCATCATTAGTAATAACATCAGTATATGTAGGAATGATAATAGCATTATTAAAACTATCATTATCTACCACTAATGGAATTTTATCCTTAGAGAATAAGAAATAAAATCCAGCAGCATAGAATTCCATTCTAACAGTAAATGTTATTTTATATGATGTTGTTACTTGACCAGTTTTATCACCATCATCTGCTGATAGATTATTCAACAATGTATCTATAGTAACTGGATAATACCTATAGAATTCCTTAGTTCTCCTGCTACCTTGTAATTTATATGTGATAGGATATCTACTATGCGCATTTAAGTAATTAAGGAATTTCCCAGTATTACCATTTTCATCCTCTATAGGAATATTTACTATATTGGATACTGTCTTTAATAATCCCTTATTAAGATATGATTCAAAACAAGTTTTCACATTCTGATTGTAATTAAATACAGTCTTATTTTGTAGATATGTGACCATATCAATCTGTTGCATCTTAGTTGCTACAATCACAATCACATCAGCATACATAACATCTCTATTTAATTGATATTTAATTTCAAAACCATGTTCTGGATCTTCAAAGAATGGCATTAATGCTCCCATACCTTGTAGATAGTGCATATCCAATATAGGTTCAGCCATCAATGTACCAGATAAGAATCTGTCATCATCGAAGTCTACTCTAGGCGACATTGCAAATATTGGCTTAGTCTTTTTATTATATTCATGAGGTGTATTTCTAATCTGTCTATGTGCTATTCTACTATTGATATTAATAGATCTAAAATAATCTTTAGGGAATAGATCTATTAACCAACTCTCAATAAATGCTACTGCATTACCATAAGTGTGACTAGCGGAACACATAAATTCAGCGTGTTGATATGGAGTTTTGTATGTAGAGTTTTGAGGTCTGTTGTCATACTGTTCGTAACCCATTTAAATACAATACCTTCCCTTCTATTAATTTAATAAATTGTCTTATGTAAACTTCTATACGCATATTCACTCTTATATTAATATAATAGGGGAGATCAGAATATTATATTCTAATATATAATATTAAGATGTAACTATTATTTATTATATAATAAGAAGGGAGAAAATAAGTATGTTTAAGTTACATTACAATGGTGGAGATTTGGAGGTAGTTGCAATAACAAGTGAGAATATTCTAAAGACAATAGAATATGCATCAAGAATTTGTTATGGTGTAACAAGTAAGATGAGTGATGATAAAACTAAGGCATTAGATTATATCGGTGCTAGAGTTAAATCAGGTCATGAATCAGTTACCGAACATGGTGATTTTACACTAATCTTTAAGAGATATGGATGTAGTAATGTGATGTTCCGTGAGGTTTGTGAATTACTTAAGATGTCAAACTCATTACTCCATGTATTTGCTAACACATCAATTTGTACATTAGATTCTAAAAGCATTATTGTATCAATTAGTGGTAATCTTAAGATGTGGAGAGATTTCGTAAAATATCTATTATCAATTAATAGTACTACTAAATTCTACGAGCATAGTAGTATTGTAGAATTGATTGTTAGAATTTTCTATCTATTCTCTACAGTTTGGTGTAATGGTATCTTTACAGATGATCTTGAAGGATATGATTATCTCAGAGGATATTGTGATACTAGTTATCTCAATCCAGAAGATACTGTATATAATAAGCCAGAAGATTTAGATTATAATCCTAATGAACCAGCTTATGATACTGGATTTAAAAATATCTATGATGTAAATGGTATTAAGGTTGATATGATTAATGTAGATGATTTTGTTCCTAGAATTAGACTATGGAAGAATGTAGTAAGTGATGAATTAAAAGCATTTGCTACAGCATACTATAAAGAGTTTAGTTCTATCACCTACAAATTAACGATTCCTAGAATTGTATCACAACAAGAGTGTAGACATAGAATCAATAGTATCTCTCAAAGATCTCAGAGATATGTCAATGAAGGAGATTCTAAGTGGTATAAGCCATTACAGTTTAACGATACTAAATTTGCATTTTATGATAAGCAATTATCATATGATGAGATTATTGAAGAATTATTATCTGTATATAATCAGATGATTGGTGAAGGTTTTCCTAAAGAGGTTGCTAGAAACATTTTACCTAATGCAATGATGACTGAAATGGTTATTACAAAACCTATGTATACATTACCACATTACTTCAAAGAGAGATGTTCTAATAATGCACAATTAGAGATTAGAGAAACAGCTATTGCTATTAGAGATTACCTTAAGACATTAGGTATTAATTTCTAATATTATTTATAATAGGGATATGATTAATTTCATATCCCTATTATATTTATATTCTGAGCACAGATAGATAATTACCCTCAATGTAACTAATGTGTAATTAGTGGTACATTTGAGGTACTATTATACTTATAAAAATTTTTAATTATTGGAGGTTTGAATTATGTTTGGACAGATTAACAACAAGAGCACAGAGGTTAGCACTAACACCAACTTTATTACATTATTTGGAAGTATTTCATCACTAACTATTGGTGGGTGGAATGACAAGATTTCTATTAGAATCTCACCATCATCAGGTATTGATTCTAATGGTGTTAGGAGATATGATTTTCAAAGACGAGTAAATACAGCAATCCCATTTTCACAGGGATTGACATTCGTAGAAGGTATTGAAAAAGTTGTATTCCCAGCTATTGATAATGGTATTCCAGATAAAGGAACAGCTATTGAGATGGGAAGTAGTAATAAAAAGAATATTGTAGAGATTTCTACATTCCTTACAGATGATGGTAAGATGTCAGTTAAGTTATCTATTAATACTATTTCAGATACTGGTAATAGTATTATTGAATATATCTTCGGTACATCTCAGTATAGAGTTAGAAATACTAAAGGTACTGAAGAAGAATATGTTACATTCCAATCAGAGTTAATGGAGTTCTATACTATCTTAAAGAATCAGATTCAGGTTCTTGGACTTGGTGGACATGGTTACTTACAAACAAATGCTATCAAGGCTCAATTTAATGCTAGAGCTAATCAGTATACTAATAACTACACTAATCAGCAACAATCTCAAGATGTAGGAAATCCTGGATTTATGACAGTACCTGAAGATGCTGATGATGGAGGATTACCATTCTAATATAATAGATTAAACTAAGGAGACATTTTAATGCCAGAGATTACAGAACCTATTGCTGATGGTGGAATACTTCGTACTACAGATACGATGTTCCTAAATAGCAAATGTATTTTTATAGAATATTATGATGTAATTAAGGTACCTTGGTTTATATTACTCTCTAGCCTAGGAAATTCTTCTAGGCTTAGAGAGATAGTAGATATTAGTCCTATATATGGATTAAATAATTCTGCATTATACGAATGGTACGTTAATAGAACTGATCGTAATTTTTTTAAGTGTTTTAAGACAAATACTCCAGAAGATTTTGACTTAGATGAATTACTTCATACTCTATCATACAATGAAGCATTCTATACAGATTACTCTGAGATTAATTTTTCTGATGTATTATTATATCTCATCACTAGTAAGATGGTTAAAGATGTTAAAATATATACAGAAGATTATAATGAGCACGTAGAGCATGATCTTAGATTAAACTGGGGAGATGAAGTAGAATATGTATATGGAGATTTAAAGGAAGTATTAGAAGATATACCAGATGATAGTACGTATATATTTTCTGATATATTTAAATTAATAACTTTAGATGAGTGTGGTAAATTACCATATTCATCAATATGCGTTGCTGGTGATTATGATTATAATTATACGTATGATGAGAATGGTACTAGGAAATTAGCGGTTAATGTCGATTACCTAATAGAAAATAACGTATTTAAGATATCATACTTCAATGCAATGTTACCAGATGAGTTGTTTAATAACATGAATAAAGGAGAAGAAGATAATGGATAAGGTTTTTGAGAAGGTAGATTTAGAGGAGTTATATAATTTTATCGATTTAGATGATACACCACAAATTAATGTAGTAGATGATAGAACATTCCAGAAGAGAGTTGCAACTATCTTTAATATGATTAGTAATGCATTAGTGAAATCATATGGTCCTTATGGTTCATCATCTATCATCATTAATTATCCATATCATCATATGACTAAAGATGGATATTCTATTGCTAAGTATCTTACAATGAGTAAGAAGCGTAATGAAGTAGATGATGCTATTAAGAATTTAATTATTGGACCATGTACGAAATTAAATTTTTTAGTAGGAGATGGAACTACTACAGCAATCGTTGCAGTAAATAATATCTATCAAGCATACATGAAAGAATATGATAATATTAAGGAGTTTAATCTACCACCTAGAGATATTCTCAATGCATATAAGAGAGTAACTAATATGATTATTGAGAAACTTGAGAATTATGAGATCACTAAGATTGATACGGATAATCATGATAAGATGGTTGAGACTATTTCTAATGTAGCATATATTTCATCTAATGGTGATAGTGAAGTAACCAAACTAATCAGTGATATGTATGATGAATTAGGATTCCCATTGATTACTGTGAAGAAAGCACCAGATGGAATTACTAAGAGTACTATCACTAAAGGTTATCATTTTGATATGGTTATCAGAGATGCTCTATATGTAAATAATGAAGATAGAGTTGCTAAGTATAAGAATTGTGATGTATTATTATTTGACCATGTTATTGGTATGGAGTGTTATGAGAATATTCTTAAACCATTAGCAAAGTATTCTAAGATATTAGGTAGACATTTAGTAGTATCTGCACCATCATATGATAATGTTGCTATGGTTACTATATCAAGAGAACTAATGAAAGAGTATAAAGACTCACATGATGTTGGATTAGTATTGACAACCTGTCAGACATCATTTGGTAATAATAGAGATAGATATGATGATTTAGCTATTCTATTGAATACTACAATTATCAATATGGGATTAGAAAGATTAATCTTAGATAATATTACATCTAATAATGGTTCTCTTGTATTAGAGTATATTGATATGAATAATAGAAATCTCAAAGGTATCTATGTAGCATCTAAGAGAAGTAATCCTGATAATAAAGATGTTCCATATGTATTAGATGATGGAACTATTACAGATGATGAAAGAATGATTATTCTTAAACCAGAAGCAATTAGGTGTGGATTTGCTGGTAACGTTGAATTAGGTATGGAAAATGGTTCAGTGTTCGATGATCTTACTTATGATGAAGAATTATATAATAAGACATTAGATACCATTCAAGTAGCATATGATAAATCCATTAATAAGAATGCTGAACTAGGTAATATGGACGTAGTATCAGAAAGATTACAAGAGAGATTATTCACACTTAAAATGAAACTAGGAGTAATTGAAGTTGGTGGTAATTCTCAACTTAGTCAACAAGTATTATATGATTCAGTAATTGATAGTGTAAAAGCTACAGAATCAGCATATAGATATGGTATCGTTAAAGGTTGTTCTACATCTACATTAAGAGCAGCATTAAGAGTTTTAGATAGTTTTGATCCTGATATGATTGAATATCAAATCTGTAAGTTTATTGTAAATGGTTTTGTTTCAGTATATAAAGAACTACTATATTCAAGATATGATAATGTCGAAATAGAGAATACTGAACCATGGTCATCTGTTTACAATTTACAACTGATTGAATCTATGGGAATTAGACCATCAACAGCATCTAATACTGATGTTAAATTGAGTAAGGATATTGAGATTGATGATATCTTTGATGTTATTATTAGTTACTCTATTGATAGTGGTTTACCATTAGACATTACTACAGGTAATTATACACCTAATATTATCAATAGTGCTAAAACTGATATTGAAGTATTAAAGACATCAGCAGATCTTATTGGTTTATTAATTACTGGAAATCAGTTAATTATTACAGATCATAGAGATTACGTATAGAAATTTTAATAATGGTAGTATGGGAGAATATCTCATACTACCACATTATACTAATATTATGAAAGGGCTATTATTCATATGGAAAAAGAAGATTATGAGTTGATGCTTCTTAATGAGAGAGAAGAAACAAAGAAACGAATAGCTAGAATTAGAATTTTTTATATCATATTAGTAATCATCACACTACTATGTGGATCAGGATTCTCATATTATAGCTTATATAAAGAGAGAATTACTACAACTGGTTCATTTCACTCAATTACTACATACACTAATGATGGTGGTTTTGTTAGAAACTGGAAAGGGCAAGATATTAGAGTAGTATACTCAAATTCAAATGGTGTATATTTTAAGAAGGGTGATAATAATGTGAATATCAATGGTGGTGTAACCATTATTGAGCAAGTGCCAGAGGATTTTGAATTACCTAAGATTAAATATGAATCCGATGATGATATTGATTCTACAGAATCCTCATCAACTGATACAGTATCTACAGAAACTTCAACTATTAGTAAAAAATAATATAATGAGATAAGGATCATACAAAGTCCTTATCTCATTAACTATTTTCTGATTAAATGGTTTTATAATAACCACTATATACCTGATAGAATTTATCATAGTCATTACTATCATAATTTCTCATTCTACAGATGTCAACTAGAGATCCAACTAAATTTTGTTCTCCTTTATCTGGATACTTTGGGAGTGTGATAGTCTTAGCTACTTCTCTATAATCTAATAATTTAGTAGGGACACTCATCTCATCAACGTCTTCTTCTAATATAAAGGTTACTTTCTTCAATAGTACAATATCATCAGTCTGATAGTATTGAACTATTCCAGTATGTGGTAATCCATTATATATGAAGAAGACTTTATCACCAGTATTAAAATGATGATCCATTGGTTTCAAAGTTATCTCACCACCTTCTTATCAATATGAGTCATACATTTTACACCATACTTAGCTTCATTCTTTAATGCGAACTGTGCAGCGTCGGTGTAATTATAAAAGATGACTTGATCTTCAATTCTATTATCTACACAAATGGTTGTTAAAAACACAATATTCATTAAGATACCTATATTCCTTTCTAAAAGTATAATACACTCTATATACTATACTTTTTCAACTTTATCTGAGACTTAGGTACTCCACAGTCCTTGTCTAAGATGTTATAGTAAATATTGATAGCCTTAAACAAGTGTTTATATTTCTTAAAGGTCTTACGATAGTATCCTATTGTAGTATCTTCCACGTAAGCAGTCTTATTAAACTTACTATCATTATCACTATATATATTAATAGTTACACAATCTCCATATACGCCTTTACTAATTAAGAACTCTATAAGTCTATTATAATTCTTTCCACAATTAGCAAAGTTACAACAAGTATCTGATGATTGACATAGGTTTTTATGTACTGATAATATATCCATTATTCCTTCAGTTATATTCACTGTATATTCTCTATTATCAAAAATATTAATCTCTTGATTAATAGAGTAAAAGCAACTATTATCTGATGTTAATTTGGATACTGTATACTTAGTCCATTTCATCTTATCGTATCTATTAGTCAAATCTCTTAATATAAGATGACTATTCCCATATGATAAAAATCCTATAAAATCTCTATCTAGTATATCTACCATAGGAATACTCTGAGTATACTTAGTTATATTATTGAGATTTAAGAAATCCTTTAATGAAGTTACTATCTTAAATTTACTAATATCAGATTTAGTTAATTTAATCCCTAATCTATCTTCTATATACTTAAGCTTAGGATTATTCATATTAACCTCTGGTAACTTCATATCAAAATATCTAAATCCTTTAATTCCAGTATACTTAATATTTTCTACTGAGATAAATCCTCTTTTAAGATTAGTATACTCATTCCATAAAGTATCATCATATATACCTAATGCTTCAGTTAATTCTTTATCAATAACTCCAGCTATATCACATTTAAAGCATTTACATAATATAGGAGATTCTTCATTAGGATTATAGTAAATATAAAGATGTCCTGTATTCTTATTTTTCTTAGAATCTCCACAATATGGACATCTAGTTCTTAATCGAACATTATCAACATCTTTATACCAAACATCTCTTGATTTAATTCTTGAGATGAATTCCATCTTCACATCATATAAACTCATATGTTTATACCTCCATAATTTAAAGGGTAACATATTGGTAAATGTGCTATATGTAATATGTAGCAACATTTAAACAACCTATCTTTTCAATGAAAACTGATAAAAATAATTATTCTTTTTTCATTTTCTTATCCTTTAAACTTCATTATACATAATGGAGCTGATTATAATTTAACTATAATCAGCTCCATTAATTTTATACATTCATAGATACTGCACTATGTAAGAACTGTAATAGTTCACTACCAACTTGTGTTTCATCATATGGAATTAATGTACCTAATAACTCTCTATCTTCTGGAGTAATATATGTGAAGTTACTTCCAATGATCTCAGATATGATAGATCTGATTTCATCTTTATGGATAATTAATACATACTTCAATTCACCATTTTGTAACTCCTGATAATATGGATCATTCTCAAGATCATTAAGATACTTAGCATTTCTAATCTGTCTGGTTGTATGTCTACCTTCAAATTTTCCAGTTAGTATATATGGAATACATACTTTAATTGGTTGACCATTTACACCATCCCCTTTACACCAACCATTCTCCAGTAGTAATTTCTTCTTTAGTAATAATGCTAGATATATCAATTCTCTTCTAGTTATCAATATAGTATCTCTAATATTACCAAAATACTCTGAATAGTATAACGTAATTAAGCTAATCTGTAATGGTGATGGATTCCAATAATTATCAAGATAATCTATCTCCCAATTCTCTACTGGAATATCTATTGTCTTCTTAATTCTCTTAATAGCCATCTCAACATTTAATTCTGCTAATAATGCTTTACCCTCATCCATCTTAGCAATATTCATCTCCATCTTATCAGCACCAGATAATCCATCAGTGTTCTTAGCTGAAGATACTTCGGTAAGATTCTTTGCATAAACTTCCTTCATATAATACTGAAGTTGTTTATTTACAATAACCTTTACGAAACCTTTAGTGTTCTCTTTATACTGATTATGTTTCTCATCCCATGTGGATGGAAATGCAAACTTAACCATATTCTCAGAGATTACACAGTTTCTAATAAATGATGCAATAGTAGTACTAACATCTTCTCCAAAGATTTCTCTCTTATCTACAATCTTCTGATTCTGTTTAAAGCTACTAATGACTTTGGATTTAACATATACAAATAACTTATTGAATATATTAACTCCATGTGTATCAAATACATCATCAAATAGATTTCTATAACATAGATAAATTCTATCTGAGTACTTAGGTGTCTTAACACCATTAACAAAGAAGTAGTGAAAGATTACTGGAGATATTAATCTCATACCCATAGATATCTTTAACATCAATTTGATATGATCGTTAGTAAACTCTAATGATTCTAAATACTCTCTAGTATCATTAGCGTTATTAGTACTATTGATATCATCTAAATAATTCTCTTCAACAAAATCTTCAATATGCTGTACTATGTTAGTATCTTTAAAAATGATCTCATACATATAAGGTACAAACATTCTTATATGTTTATCAATCTCTCTCTGAGTACTACCAATAGGGATTCTAAATCTCTTTCTATAATCTATCTCATATTTAATCTTTAAATAAGCTAGCATCAATTCATGATCTGTATCATACTTATATTCAAAGAAATTAATATGCTTACAGATTTGATCTAACTGATTATCATATGAGATTTTCTGTATGGTGAATTTCTCTAATGCTGAGACATTTTCAGTTCCATACAATTTAGAAAAGTGAGCAACCATATTCTTACTATCAGCTTCTACAAATGTACTTCGCTTTGATGGTTTGAACTTCCCTATCGGTGGAATTCTGTCATTCTTCTCTTTCGTCATAATTCTACAAACCTCCTTAAATTGTTTATTATAATTGGTATAACTAGAATCTCACCATGTTAATAATATATCTATATTTACCGTTTTTTCTTTTTCTTAATAATTGTCTTAATTCCAGTTGTACCACTAGTATGATTACTAGCTCTGATCTTCTTAACCTTTGAATTAGGTTTAATGAAATGAGATAGTAATTTAGATACAGGAGATTTAGGTTCACTAGAATCTTCATTTCTACGATCCTTAGCTTCTTGCTTAATAGCATTAGCTTTATCTCTTATCATCTCCCGTTTAAGGTTCTGTTCCATACTCAATATTTCTCTATCCATTTTAACTGTAGCGAAATCTCTAATATTAGCTAGCATTTGAGTAAGGGTAACTTTCTTTATGAAATTCTTTCTAAATAATACTAAATTAGATAATCTAGTATCATATAGATATCTACAAGCTAGATATATAGACTTATCAAAACACATACGAAATTCTGGATTAGTTATAATAGGAGAAACGTGTTTAAATTCTTCTTCCATCTTACCATAAAAACTACTGATAAGATATCCATAAGTATAATATAGATTAGCATACTTATACACAAATCCAGGACTATTAGAATAGAATTGTACATACCAGAATGTCAAGTCATCTTTTTGATTTAGTTTAACCTTCCACTTATCTGTCTTGAAGAATTGTATTACTACATCATATGCTTCACCTTTTAAAGATTCTGATGGTATCTTCAGATGATAATAATACTCTTCATCTTCATGAGCATATTCTACAAGTTTAATCTTCTTAGTTAACATTAATGAATCATATAATCTATCATACTTAGTAGTATCTGGTTTAATCCTTCCAAATGGTTTGTGTAAAAATTGATACAAATTTTGGTATAATATAGTAGCCATTTTAAATCTCCTTATTCTCTATTATATCAGTGTGAGTATAGTAAAACCGTAAAATTGAGATATGTAAACATACAATATTAAGGTGTAATAAAAATAACTGTATTAGAGATACAATCCCATCTCTAATATGGGGAAAGGAGAAAAGAGAATGGACATTCCTGATAGATTTAATCATCATGATGTGGTGAAGCAATTCATTCGTGAATATTGCTCACCATATCAGGGGTATCTCATGTTCACAGTTCTCAGTGACGAGAGCTATGGGCTTGGGTTACCAATCGACACTGTACTAGGTGTACGTTTCACAACTACTGAGTTTAGTAGTGAGGTACACTTAGTACAGTGGTCTGAGTCTCTGAATAAGCTAATCCCTTATTCAGAGGCTTAGACAAAGAATGGGTTAAGCTTGGGGGTTGCTTGATAAGCTAACCCATTCTTTTTTTTTCTATTCCCATATCTCCCTTATAAAAACATAGAGTTAATAATAATGAAAGGATGTTTATATCATTATGAATAGTAATGCACTAGGTATAATGTATTTGGCTGAAGAAACATCTCCAGATTATGCTATTAGTGATTATAAGGTAGATAAAATTGTTGATTGTTTTTTTGTAGAGTTTGAAGCTTGTTTACATTCATTTGATGTTATGAATAGAAATAAGAGAATGTATGCATTGGAGAACGTTAGAGATTGTATCAATAACTCTGAAGAGATTCAATCAGATTTAAAGAAGAATGGTTGGTATGGTGAGATGGATCACCCATCTCAAGATTATGAGAATGCTAAATTGACTAGTCAGAGAGTAATGAAAATTGATATGGGTAATCGTTCACATAAGATCATGAATCCATTCTTTAAGAATAATTGTTTATATGCTACGATCCAGACAAGTTCAGGTACTGATGCTGGAACTGGTATGGCTAAAGAAATCATTCAAGGATTGGTTCCATCATTCTCTTGTAGGTCTATTGCAACTATGGAGAATAGGAATGGTAAACCATATGTGAATGTGAAGAATATTAGAACTTATGATTGGGTACTATATCCATCACATAGAGAAGCTTATAAATCTGGTAAAGCCGAATTGAAGACTGGTAGTAAACAAACAGTAGCATTAGAATCTGTAATGCCTAAAGAATTATTAACATTTGATTTTAAACCATTTGAAGAAAAATACTCATCAGATCAATGTATTGACTTATCAGAGTTCTGTGACTTCAACAGAAAAATCTCAAACAATGATAGAAATATTAATATGGTATTAGAATCATTTGGTCTATCTCCTAGAGATATCGTATCCTATGATAGAACTGGAAGAGCTAAGATTATTGATCACAATAATACAATCTACGTAAATACTGATATTGATACTAAGAGAAAGATTGATGATTTCTTAATGTCATTTTAATTTGATAAATAGAATAGGGATATAGTCTCTATTCTATTTTATCGTATGGATATATACTATTAAAATGTAGCTAATAAATATTATACAAAACTAAGGAGGTAAATAGCTATGACATTTAAAGAGGAAGTAATGAATTACACAAAGGAGTTGATTCAGAATGGAGTATCAGATGAATCATTAGTACACAATGAACTTATTGAGATTGGGAGAAGGCTCGATAAGTTAGATGTGTTAAAGGTGAATACTAACTATCTACATAGGAAATTCAATTATCATAAGAATAAATTAACCAATGTACAAAAGGTTAACAATTTCCTCATTGATATGATTAGAAACGCACATTCACCTAATAAGGTAGTAGTAACAGAATTTGTTAATGGTGCAATTAACAGATATGAACAAAATTATGAGGAGGAAGAATTCTAATGAGTAAGGTTTATATAGTTATGAAGAAAGGTGTTAAGTTCTTAGACATCATTGACGTTCTATCAGATGAATCAGAGGCTGAACAGATGGTAGAAGATAATGGGAATTCTGCTTTCTATATCGAAAGAGATATTAACTCATTCGGTAATGAAAGATCAGATAGAATATTTATTAATTAAGGAGGATTTAAGTAATGGGAATTTTAACAGATGCAGTAAGAGCAGGTAACAACGGTGGTAACAAGAACAACAATGCACCATCAATGATGGAGTACACATCAAAGATGCAGGTATTAGCATCAAAGAGAGATCAGGTGATTAATGATGCTGCTAATGTAATTTCTGAGTATATGTTACATAGCAGAAACAAGAATCCACAAGTAGTGAAGAAAGATATCGATTCACTATTATTAGGATTTCCAGAATCAGATCACAAGGATATCTTAATGATGGCAGTTATCCTTACTGGTATTAAGTAGTAATCAAATTAATAGAGTTACAGATGATTTATCTGTAACTCTATTTTTTATAGTTTGATCTTTTTATTTTTTGTAATTACATATACTGGTCTCTTACCACTGAATAGAGCATATTTAATAACGTCATCTAACACGATTGGTAATAAAGATAAGAAAAACCAGATAATTGTAAATGGTAATGAGATTTGTCCCATTATGTTAAATGGTAAATTACTATAATCCCATACGTGCCAACCTAGTTTAATATTAACTATATACCCAGTAATAAATTCTAGTAGTGTAATTACTATAGCAGAAATTCCCATCTGTTTAAATAAGTTAATATCCCATGGTGCTACTTCATTAATCAATCCACACACAATGAATAATAGACCACCAAGACAGTACATTGTCCAATGAGAATATCCTCTATAGATACATTCTATAATATAATAGATAAATCCACCCCATGTGAACATTAGTGAATACTCAAGTAGTAACTTGATAATGTGTTTAATTTTCTTCATTATACAGTTACCTCATCTGTAATCTCCATCCATAAACAATCCTTATTAGGTCTATTTCTTGAGATTACAATTTCATTACCTGACAAATTGTTAATAGTATTAAACATACTAGCTGATAATAATCCATCTTTAGTTGCAGTTGCTGGAGCATATCTTTGGTCATTTAAAAACTCTAAGATATTCTTTCCACTAACTGGATCAATAACATTATTTACAGTAGTATGAAATAAGACTTCCTTACGATCACCATGTTCATCAATAGGTGTATATAATTTACCATTGATTGTAGTAGATACAGGCATAATAATATCAATCCTTTCTCAATATTACTTCAATGTTTTTTACAGACCTTATTTGAACATTAATGTTAAGAATTAATATCAGTATTCATTTTTAGTGAAAGAGGTGTTAGAGTTTATGATGAATCAAGAAATTATACTAGTAGGTGTAGCGATTATAGCTTTATTAATTCGACTAGGTTGCTATATCTGATAACGTAAGAAAAGATAACGAGAGTGTACTATAATAAGTACACTCCCAATCTTTTTGTATACTGGTGAACACAGATATTATAATAAAGCATTATAATAGAATGAGGTGATTAATTATGAATAGAACGATTAAAGTATTTCACACGCATATTGAAATATTCCCATACGAGAAAGGTGACTTTAGAAAATTAGAAGAAAGATTATCTGTATGGGACGATCAGTATTATTGCTTTGAACCAGTTGCCTATTATATAGAAGATGGTACACTATATGTGCCAAGAGGTACTAGTATATCATACATTAAAAGTGGGCTACCAAATTGTGATGTTGTAGTAGATAGATCATATGACAGAATTGATAAGATTAGGATATCATCTAAATTACTTCCTAAGAGTAATATCCAAGCAGATGCTGTTGATTTTCTATGCTCCGTTGGTAAATTTACTAAGGGTATAGGATATTCTCAGAGAGCATTAACTTTGGATACTGGTGATGGAAAAACTATTGCAGCAATATTGGCTATTGCTAATACATATAAATGTAAGAGCTTAGTCATTACACACACTAGTAAATTAAGAACTCAATGGTTTAATGAGTTTCTTAAAGCTACCGATGTATCAGAAGATGATTTATTGATATTAGATAGTAGTGATGATATGAAGAAGATTATTGATAATAATGGTACTAGTGCTTCAGCTATGTTTGTTACTCATCAACTTATCAATAGCTTTGGTAGGAATTATGGATGGGAAGGTGTTAGAGAGTTCTTTAAAACTGTTGGTATAGGAGTTAAGATAATTGATGAAGCTCATAAATATTTCAACAACAGTTGTATGATAGACTTCTTCAGTAACACATATAATACATTCTATCTCAGTGCAACATTTGATAGGAATAATAATAAAGAGAAGAGTATGTTTAAGAGAGCATACAATAACTGTTATAAGTTTGGTGATGAAACTCTTAATTATACATCTAAGAGAAAACACGTTATTTATTACTATACACAGTTTAATAGTGAATGTCCATTGAGTGCTGAGAGTAAGATGTTTAATAAGTATAGTATTAGTCCATTTAAGTATATCGAATATGAATTGTATGGAGATGATTCTGCTAGACTATTAACTTGCATATATACTATCATATCTAAGATGAATGAATATGATGGGAAGATATTGATAACATCTCCATTAATAGAATCTACTAGAGTTATTGGTGATTTTATTGATAGACATTTTCCAGATAAAAGAGTGTGTGTTGCTAATTCTGAAACTAAAGCTCAATTAGCTGACTTTATGAAAGCTGATATTATTTCATCTACTGTAAAATATTTAGGTACTGGTGATGATATTAAAGGATTGAGATGTATAATAAATACTGAACCATTCTCATCTAAAGATAACATGAGACAGTTAAAAGGTAGACTTAGAGAATTTAGCCCAACGGATTATACATACTTCTTTGATCTAGTTGATACTAGCATTTCTAAAGTTGTTAGTATGGGTGAATCAAGATTAAGTGTTATGAAAAAATATGCTCTCTCAGTAAGAGAGATTCATATGTAATAAAAATTATAGAGTATAGGAGAAATTTCTCCTATACTCCATTATTGTAATTCTACCATTCTATAGAATAGTGAAACAGCTTCACCTAATAGTATTACAAATGAACCTATAATAGTTGGGATATTATATCTATCATAATATATAGCCATACAGAACATCAATGATGCTAATAATCTAACACATCTAGTGAATAATTCATAACCAATTAATTCACCTAGCTTCCTAACCTTTATACTACGAGGTATATTAGATCTATATTTGATAGTATCTACTTTATTTACCATCTTAAGACATAACATTGTGAATGATACTATCAATATATATGCTATTATTATAATAGTGTCATATGAGCTCCAATACCCTTTAGTGAATGTGTAGTATTGGAGACACATAATAACACTTATCCATAATATCCATAATACTCTTAGTAAGAATTTATGAATATCTTCCATGTACAAATATCTATCCTTTCTTATTCTTTATGAAGTCTTGATGACAATTATGGCTACCAATTAATCTATGGTAATTACCTTTCTCATCCATCTCAAAACTATTCATATCGTCTTTCTTATATGTCTTAATAATCTTGGATAACTTATGTACACACTTATTATCAGTTACTTTATATAATACTTCTATTCTCTTATCAAGATTCCTTGTAAGTAAATCTGCTGATGATATATAGTAATCTTCTTTACCATCATTCCTGAAATAGTATATCCTACTATGTTCTAAGAATCTACCAACTATAGATTTGATATAGAGATTCTTCCTAGGTACTAATGAACAAATTCCTCTAGCTAATACATATACTGAAACTCCAGAATCCGCAGCCTGATAAATCTTCTCTACCATTTCTTTATCAGATACTGAATTAACCTTAATGAAGATTTCAGCTTTCTTACCCTTCTTAGCTAGTTTAATTTCTCTATCAATATTATTGATTAATCTCTTTCTAAGATTGATAGGTGAATACCATACCTTCATTAATTTAGATGTAGGTCTTGCTATACCAGTTAGCATATTAAATACTGCAACCAAGTCAGAACCTATCTTAGTCTTAGATGTGAAGTATGATATATCTGTATATATACCAGCAGTCTTCTCATTATAATTACCAGTAGCTATATGAGAATATATCTTAATATTATTCTTACTTCTATATGCTACTAAACACATCTTACAATGAGTTTTAAGATGTTCTACTCCGAGAATAACATCACATCCAGCACTCTTTAATTTATCTACTACATGAATATTATTCTCTTCATCAAATCTAGCTTTTATTTCTACTAATACTAAAACTCTCTTACCATTCTCAGCAGCCTTACACAATGCATCAACTATTGGACTATCTATACTAGATACTCTATAAAGAGTTTGTTTAATCCCAACAACATTTGGATCCATTGCTGCATGAAGTATGAATTTTACTACTGGCTCATAGCTATCATATGGATGATGTAGTAATATATCACCATCATCAATCATATCAAAGATACTATATCTACCACAACTATCTAGCACAGAATCTGGTGTAAATTTCTTATATGACATCTCAGGATCATATAAAAATTTCTGTTTGCTAAATCTCCTATAATCAACAAGACCTTTACACTGTATGAAATGCTTCTTATCTACTCCAAATAGAGATGTTAATTTATCTCTCAACTCAGAATCAAGTTTACCTATAGCTTCTATAACTATTGGAGTACTAGATCTTCTCTCTTGTAGAATTTCTTCCATCTTCTCTATAATGAAATCACTACTATCATTATCCAATACCATAGAAGCATCTTTAATAATTCTAATAATAAGAGTTCTCTTAATCTTCATATCCATAAAGAATTCGTCTAAATGTCCTAATACAATATCTTCGATATTATACATATCTTTACCGAATAGGATTAAGTGATCTAGGAATTTTGGAATATTGATGAGAAACATATTCCCGTCAACATCTTCAACGTAAACTGTAGAGCTATTCGTATCAATCATGGGTATATCTTCAGAACCTCTAACTAATACTGGTGTAAGTATTGGATAATATCTATCTCTAAATTCCTTAAGTAATCTCTTATTATCCTTCTTATCCAGTTTATTGAGTTTACCAAATTTATACCCTTGCTTCTTTAATTCAACCATTAGAGTATTATATACACTAACTTGTTTATTTAAGAAGCTATTGATTTTACTAAGGATATCTTTATAGTATTGATTCCCTTCATTATAAGCAACAGCAAATCTTACTGATAAGAATTCATCTAAGTTAGATGTTGTTATTCCTAAGAAATTCAATCTCTCACTCAATGGATTCTTCTCATCCATAGCACAATCTAAAACTCTCTCATTAAAGTCAAGCCATGATAATTCTCTATCTATAAACGGAGTTTCCTTCTTCATAACAATCTACCTCATTATTTGTTAACATACCATTTCTTATCGACAAATATAACATCATCCATTGCTACATCAGATATGGTATATAACAAATCCTCACATAACATAAATGTCATATCTAATACGATAAATGCTCTATCATCAATCGCTGATTTGTTTTCAACAATCTTAACAACATCAGGATTCTTAATAGCACACTTAAATGCAATATCCATCTTAGTTGGAATCTCCCAATCAGATGTATCAATACCAGTGAATGTAATGTTACTAGTGATCCAACTAGTGTATCTATATAGAAATCTAATGACATCATATACTTCATCATCATTAAGAATCTTATCTGCTGTAAAGATAATATCAAAGTGTTGACGATACTCTTTACCATATTTCATGTATGTATATAATACATGAGATGCACTAACAACTGTCTTACCATCTGATGTAGTTCTTGATGAATAATTTACATTCATCTTAGGTATTGTCTTACTATAATCAACAACAGTTCTAACACTACTAACATCATTGATTACAACATTAGTAACCATCATCTTACATTCAACATCTCCTAATCTATGTTGAATATCATTCATTCTATTTCTCTTCTTATGGTTAATAGAACTCATAACAAAATCATTTAGTGTCTGATGGAGACGCTTAGAGCGTCCCCTATCAATACTACCAAACAATGTATTGATTTTTCTATTCAATACCATAGTAACTTTTTTACCAATTCCTCTATTGATAATCATTATTCTTCCTCCTCATAATCTAAATCACTAAATTCGTTATCAAACTCAGTTACAGCATCATTCATATCATTACCTAAGTTAAATGACATATTCCTAATACTTACCTTACCAGTACCATTACTAAACTTAGAATTTGAGTACTTAATAAGACCAGAATATTTATTTGCGATCTTCTTAATATGTCTCATTGTTGTAGGTAAATTCCATGGCGTATCATCGATTTCATTGAATTTGAATTCATTAATAAACCGACGAGTTGTCGTATTAAAGATAAACTTAATCAAGCTATTAGTATCATAACCATCAAGATAACACCATACCAATATACAATAACTGATATGATATGTTTTTACAACATTTGACTTTGTATAACAAGTGATAAAATTAGACACATTGATAGTTACAATGTTATCACTACTACGATTAGCGATGAAAGATACTTCCAATTTACCAGTAAATCTATCGTTAATAGTATCTGGATTAACTTCATACATATGACACATAATGTGACTAAGATACACATCACAGTTGCTTGGTTCAATGAAATCTTTTTCACTTAGTTTTGTTCTGAGATCATCATAGATAGTTTCTCTTACTATCTTATTCAATCTATCTACCTTAGAAACAGTGTCATCTATCTCATCATCAGAAGTACTTTCACCTGATGTATTATCAATATTTGGATAATTCTCACCGATATCAATATTACTATCTGTCACATATTTTGAAGTGATATCAGATATATGTTCTTTGGTGAAATTATTTGCTTCAATAGTGCTTCTAATATCATTCATTACATCTGTAGCATGAATGACTTTATTATTTCTATATTTAGAAATGAGCATCTCAGTATCTTCTTCACTAATAACACCTTTCTCACAAATGTCTCTAAGCATATCTTCAACTCCCATGTCCTTAATTTCATCCATATCATCAAATTCCTTACCCATTATTCTTCCTCCTCATATTCTTCTTCATTATTGAAAACTGGTTTATTCTCTGTGGTAAGATTATCATAACCAGATTCATAGTGTACTCTATAATCACTAGGTATAATATTGATTAAGTTATTAGATTGAACATCCATATTGAATTTCAATCCTAATAATTCACACCATCTTAGAAATGATGTTACTGACATCTTAGTCTTATTATTTAATCCAGTGATTAAATTACTAACGGTATACTCTTTACTACCCTTACTCTTCAACGCTCTAACATTAACTCTAGTATCAATGATGAATGTCTTAATAATCTTCTTTAAGAAATCATCATCTTCTTCTATTGTCGGAATATAGATAGTTGAGGATAATTGAATATCCATTAGTTGCTTAGCATCATAATATACATCATCTTTAGATGTATCATTAATGATCTGATTCAGGTCAGCATTATAAACATTCTCAGCATTAAATTCCTTAAATTTATTGAATTTCAAGAATATAATCTCCTTATAATCATTAAGGAAATTGAATGCTAGACAGTTACGATCTGCTTGTGACATTGTTGAGTTACTTAAATTTGGATTATAGACATACACAAAATTGTCCCATAGTATATATCCTTTACCTTCTTCCAAATCTTCAGTATCAAAATCTTCTAAGTATCCCATCACTCGGATAGTTCTATCAGGGACTGATAGATATGCTGGGAAATTGATCCCAGTTATTCTATCCTCTCGAATAATGTTATTCTTACTTAAAATCTCAGATATCTTCATATTTATTCTTCCTCCTTTATTATATTAAACTAGACATCCATAGTAATAGTATATTAGTAACCTTACAAATCTGGTATACTATTAGGTGGCTTTATATTAGCCGTTGTGTTTACATACACTATATCTTCTGGTGGTTTACTAAATCCTACTACCTTATTTGGTAATTGAGTTTCTTTAAGCTCTTTAAGTAAACCAAATACAGGTATAGATATTTGTAACATCTGTAAACCTAGTGTATATAAATTTATAGTCTTCATACAAGCACAGATCATATCTAATTCATCTATGCTCATTATAGCTGATCGACCATTCTGATTCTCTATTGCAACACAACCAACCTCTTCAATATCATCATCAAAGATTATTGGTTTAATTGTGATAGTACTATTATTAGGTAAAGCTATAGTTGTTGTTATACTCTTAGCTTTAACTAAATTTATCCTAAGATTATCATCTTTATCCATAAAGAATAACTTATCATCATACAACTGCGGTAGTATCCTATCAATAGTTCTTTCCAATCTTATCTTCCCAATATTATTAAGGTTAACAGTGAATGGGATACTATTATCACTCTTATCACGTGACTTAAATTCTAATATGATATATGGATGTGGTTTTAATGTTAGATACTGATTATTACCCGCTGTAAATAATCCTATAGGCTTTGTAGAATTTGCAAATCTAGTATTAGGATTATCGTCATCCAATATAAGTCCAACCTTGATATGTATATATTGAGAAATTGTCTGTAGATCTAATGAAGTTCTTCTCAACTAATATTACCTCCATTCACTAAGTTATAATTGATGGAATAATAGTGGACTATAGAAATCCACTATTATCCATTTTATTAATACACTACTCTGATTTATCTACAGATTCATCATCAGAGTTTGTATCAATAAATTCTTCATCAACCTCATTATTATCAGTAATGCTTTCATCATCTATCAACTTCTTATAATCTTCACTATATGAGATATTGTCAGCATTCAGACTTCCATAATTCTGTGTATCATTATTACACTTCCTGATACTATTCCATGCTTTATAGAAATCTTCTTCGTTATTGACTTCAACTTCTACAGTATCACCAAGTTTATGTTTATATTTCTCCATATCCTTAGTGAAATTATACATGAAAGTATCCTTCTCAGTATCGTGATCGAATTGGAATCCTTCAATATTTCCCCATGGTGATAATACTGTTGAAGTACCAGGATCTCCAGCACTACATACCATAACATCAAAATTACCTAAGTATGTAGGATGAATTGCTTTCTGTCTCATACTAATCTTATTAGAGTTACTATTACCTTGAGAATGTGGACCTTTAAATGTTGCTTTAAACTTACTAAAGAAATCCATATCATTGATATTATCATCAAATCTCAAGACACCAGAACTATTCATCTTTTGGATAATAATATCACCAGGAAACTTAAATAACTCTTTATAAGTATCCATAGTAGCTTTATTACCCTTACGCATAACTCTGTTTAATCTACTAGATAACTCCATAGTTAATATTGATGAAATATATTCATTACAACGAATCCTCTTATTATAAAGACTCATATTATCCTTCTTACGCAATTCATTAAAATTCATTGTCATCCATCTAATCAATGAATAAATGTCTTGTTTATGAATCTCATCAACACATAACCTTTTCTGAGTGGTGATATCTAATAATCTATTAAAGAAGGTTAACATTTCTTCACCCTTCTCAACAGCATTTTGTTGAATATTACCACCTAACTTCTTTAACCAGATATTCCTATCATAGATATTATCTATAGTTAATCTATTAGTACAAATATCCAATATAGATCCAACTATTCCTTGAATATAGATATACTTCTCAAATATATCTCTATGAATGACTTTCAGATAACATCTTGATCCAATCTGGAAATAGATAGTATCCTTATCTTCATAGTCTGGAGTTTCTACAAATGTGATCATATCTTTCACATACAAGAAGTCTAATGACCATTCTACACCTTTAGCAAAGAAGAATGACATTACATTTGTAAACTTATAAAACATAGATACTTTGTATATTGGAAGTATCCATTGTTCTCCATTAATGTCTTCAGCGTGTTTAGTATCTTTCTCAATAACACTATCGTCGGAACATATACAATCTATCAAATTATTAGATGTTGAGTCTACATGTAATGATTCTCTCTTCATAGTAATAGGCATTAATGATTTCAATGTAACTCTCTGTTTACTAACATAAGTAGTCTTCTCAGATATCTGATAGATCAACATATACTTCTTACCCTTAATGAACATATAACCATTTTCATCAATTAATGGTACTAAGATACTTTTTCTATATGAATCCTTCTGTATAGTAATCTCACCAGTCTTTGGATCTTTAACTGGTAATGTGAAATTAACATAGATATCTAATGAACCACATCTAGTATCTGAGATAAATTTATAATCACATTTCTCTCTCTTCTTCTTTAATTTATCTCTCTTAAAGATATACTTATTGATATCTATATCTGACTCTTTAGGATTCCATACTGTCTTAACAATCTTAATCACTGGAGAGATTTCCAATGACTTAAAGCAATCAATAACATAATCTACTAATGGTTCATCAGCAGTCTTATTCATAAGATTCGTATTTAATTGCTTTCTATACTGATCTGGTAGTTCTTTAAGATATTTCTTCATACTAAATCTCCTAACTTAGTTATTGAAAAAATATAGATGGCAATCGAAATCACCATCTATATTAATTATATTAAATTACTTCTCAGTAGCTTCTTTATTATCTTGCTCTTTAAATGGCAATATGTCTTGTTCTTCTATTTGAACTTGATCTTGCTCTTGAGCTGGAGTCTCAAACTTACCTGATGCTAACCAATCATTCTTCAATTCCAATTTTGAAGAAATTGATGGAGTAATTAGAATCTCATCATCACCATCAATAGACTCTCTAGCAGTAATATCGAAGCAATTAAGGAAGTTAATTGAATATGCAAATTCATCCTTATTCTCAGCTCTCTTAATCTTAGCATATTGAGCAGCCATCTTATATACTTCAACGAAGATAGGTATGATTAACTCATGACTACCGATAAAACACTTAAGTTGTTTAAGCTTAACAGCAGTTGCTTCAACAACCTTATTAATGAAATTCGTGTCAGTAACAATGTTAGCACTATTCCATTCAACACATAACTGAATAGTTTCATCTGATGTTTCTGGAGCATCTTCTACTTGACCACTATTACCAAGGTCTTTGATTCCACAAACGAATCCACCATTCTTTTCATACTCATCATTAATGGTTGATGAATAACCAATCTCTAACTGATTAGCGATAGTTACTTTATAATTATCATAACCAGCTCTTTCCTTTGTGATTAACCTCTCTAAGATTGTTTCATATGTCAAACCAAAGATTGCTAAAAGCATCTCAGATCTATCAACATGAATATAGAATAATCTATTTAATTGATTCATAGCTAATTCTGCAATATTCATTGTATCATCAAAACAACTCTTATCAATACTCTCTTCACACCACTCTAAATAATCATTAACTACGCTTGCCATAACTTTCTACCTCCGTTTGTTATAATATTCTTTGAAATTACTTGCTAACATTAGTTACACTATTCTTCTTATTAAACCCACTAAATAACTTCTTTAAGTATTCAGCAGATTTAAGAATAGGGTCTGTGTGTACAGTTGAGAAGATAATCTTTCCCATTCTATCAGGACTCATATCAATAATGACTAATGTCCTAGTAATAGGATCAGTCCCAATAGCTTTCTTCTCACTATTGAAAATATGTCTCTCACTAAATAATACAAACAACTTAATGAGTTCTTTCTTTTCATCAGGATATCTATTATCATTGATATCATACATACCACTCATAATACCATGATTAGATTTACTTGTATCAAGATTGATAGTTGTGAATTTATCAATCTCATTCTCTAATAATAGATTCTTGATATTCTCAAACACCTTATCACAGTAATTGAGATCTGGATCCATTGTTGGAGCTTTAAATTTAGCCTTTCTCAATGTATCCTGTGGTTTCATATTTCTGTTAGAATTATCTTTATACCTCGGATTATAATTCTTCTTAAATCCACCACCTCTTTGATTAGTGTCGTTCTTTCTGTAATTAGAACGATTGTTTGAATACTTGTTATCCATGTACTCATACCTCCTTCTTAGGGTTATAATTTTCTCACACTATATTCTAGTGCATTATTCTTGTGTTAGTTCTAGTATAAACTATTACTACCACAAATTAATAGTATACAAGTAAATATAAAAAAGGGAATCTGATAATATTATCAGATTCCTCAATATAATTTAATTACTACCAGTAGATCCAAATCCACCACGACTGCTATCGTTTAATTTATCAACTATCTCAATATCAATATGCTCCATATTCTTAACTAATCTAAATTGACAAATCCTATCATTCTTATTAATGATAGTATCTCTAGTAGCATAGACTGGGAATCTCCACATGTCATTCTCACCATTATAAGAATTATCAATAATACCTACAGAGTTTGTCATTAGGATTCCATAATTCTTAAATGCTGAAGATCTAGGTACGATATGAGCTTCATAACCTTCTGGAAGAATCATACCAACACCTAATGGTATCACTTTATAATCTCCCTTATGTAGTTTAATTGTCATTGCGGATCGTAGATCTATCCAATCACCATTATTGATCTTCTCAATAGTATCAATATCATCTACAAAATACTTAACCTTTAATTTCATTCTTAATACCTCCATATATAAGTTATTAAATACTAAGTATCTATGATTATAAAAAAGAAAGAGTTAACCTAGTGATATTTAAACTAGGTTAACTCTCTTTATATTATCTATACATATTGATTATAGATGGTAATTCATCTATGGTAATAATCTTAGTACCATTATCAAATGCCTTCTTAATCTTTTTAGAACTATCCTCATGGTTCTTAACTACTAAGTATGTAGTATCCTTTCTGAGACTATCATCTATAGATCCACCTACATCTAATATATCTCTCTCTAAAGATACATCTCTTACCTTAGAAAAGCATACTGAGAATTTACTATCAATATGATGAGTTCTAGTAATATTCATATGTGTGGTTAAGTATAGTAATACATTCTTCTTATCCATAATACTCTGTAAAATTAGATTCACTTTCTTATCACCTATACCCTTTAATTCTAATAGAGTATCTACATCATGATTTGAAGCTATCTTCAATAAATCACTAATAGAGAAATTGTTGCATAATAATCTCGCAGTCTTATTACCGACATTTTCAATATTGAGTGAAGTCAATATGATATAATCATCAAATCTATCGGACTTTAATCTACTCAATTCTTCTACTATAGTATTTATTTTGTCCATAGTAAATCCATCCAATTTTAACATATCCCTTTTCTTAGTATTTATTGTAAACAGATCTTCTATAGACATAACTATCTTAGCATTGTATAACTCTCTTATAGTATTCTGGTTAATATAATTTAGTCCTAACCCATAAATGAAGTCAGTTATATTACCAATTTTCCTACAACCACAATCTGGATTAGTACATTTAAAATAGTCATCACTATCTTTGCCAGTACATAGATAATTTCCACATATTGGACATACTGATGGTATTGTAATCTTCTCAGATTTTTTATTGTCCTTATTATCTAACTTATCCAGATATGCAACACCATCATATCTTATTTTAACATTGTCATTGTATCTTAAATTCAATGATATTAATCTATCAATAGAACCAATAGATACTTTTGATATTGTGGGAGTATTAGTAAAATTAACTGGTTCTATTATAGCATATGGTATTACAACACCACTTTTCCTAACTCTAAATTCAACATCTAGTAACTTAGTTGTCTGTGGCTCATCGGTAAATCTATAAGTGATTTCGTAATTTAATCTATCCTTAGTTCTTCCTAACACATTTCTGATAGATTCATCAACGATACTTATATCAATTCCATCACACATATAATTATTATGTGATAGCTTATGTACCATATCTTCATCATTGATAAGTGAAAATATACTTGTGGTAGTATCTGTTGTATCATTATATATATCTAATGATGCTAGATGTTGAGGACTATTGATATCATCAACTTCCGTATACCTCAATGGTATCGCTGTAAGACGATCTCTATAAATAATATTATCCTCATTGCTTATTATTGAATACACAGCACTCTCAACTGTATTATATTCAATACCAGTATCAGTTTTAAATTCACTGAATACATCATTATTCATCACTAGCTTCACCAATAATCCAAATTTACCAGTTCCTGTATAATCATCTATAATCATGTGTTTAACATATTTGGTTATGTCTAAACACTGATTAGTGAAATCATCACCTACAGTTAATGCTCTAACAATCTTATTATCTTCAACTTCAAATATGCAAGATACACCATTAAATTTAGTATCGTATCTTAACTTGAGATTATTGAAGTCTAAAGATTCATCACAATTATTCTCATACAGTTGTTTAGTTCTATTTATCCATTCTCCTAATGTCTTATTGTGAACTCCAATAGGAATATCATCTCCAATAAGATCTAGTGAATACACACTATGTGAAGAAGTTCTTAGGGATGGATATTTATGTGATGTTACTGATACTGTATTAGGAAACGTATATCCTATAGGATAGGTAACTCTAAATAACTCATATAATTTACATAAGTCATCATATGTGTAATCACTTACACCAGTATCATAATTATCATAAGTATACAAGAATTGTGCTGCACTAATAATTGTACCAACTAATTGTCTATTAGCATCATCAATATTATCTAACGAGGTATATCTAGCCATATTTAAAATACCTTGTATAGTTTTAGTTTCAGATATGAGTAAATTTCTTAAATCACCTATATCTAAATTATATACCTTGAGCGTATCTACTGTAACATTTCCATTCAAATCTTCTAATCTCATAATCATATCTCCTTCATCTATTGAATATTATCCAAATCTACTGTCATACATATACCACAAATAGCATATGGTAAACCATCATAAATATACAACCATCTTTTACTATCATCTTTGTAAATCATACCACCTGGAAATTTCTCTGATAATTCTGATATGAATTCATCAGATTCATCATACAGCATATATGATAACTCATACGGATCATACATTTCTGCTCTAGTGAAAATATATCTAAGCATATCCTCAGATATATTTTTCAATCTATCTGGATAATATAATTTAACTAACCTTCTCTGATTCTCTAATAGTAGTACCATCTTGTCTGGTGGTTCTTCATCAATACTCTCTTTACTACTAATATTATCCAATACCCTATTCTTGATAATACTAATAAACTCATTGAAACTCTTCATCATTTTACCTCCTTAATATTTTTATAATACTCAATGATGGTTCCAAATAAATAATATAACAGAATAACGAAATCTAATATTACTTCGTTATTCTGTTATAGTTTTGATGATTATTCTAAAATATTTTCTAATACCATTACCTCATTTATGAATGGGGTTATAGTCTTAGGATCTAATACAACTAAATTCTTTTTATTAAAATCTATCTTAGATACGCAATTATTAAGAGCTAATAAGACATACCAATATTCTGTTGTTCCATATAAAGTATCTGATAACTTCTTAGGTGAAAATCTATACCAAGCTAATTCATCATCATTTAATGTAATAGATATTGTATATGGTTGTAGAAAATATCTATAGTCTGTAAGGACATCATTTAATGGTATCTTAATATTGTCTCCAGATTGCTTATCTACTAATATACACTCTTTATGAAGATTTCTATAAGATATCTCTTGTTTCTTACCCCAGTCTATTAACTCATCTATAGTAGCAGGAATTTGCATATAATATAAACCCTTTCCCTTATACTAAGTATTATTTTTTTGTTTTCTAGTAAAAAAGAAGATTATAATACATATAGTAAATATATTCTTCTTTTCAATACCTTATCTAGTTAACGCTTCCAGATCTAATTGATAATTATAGAATCTAGTAGAGTTTAATCTAATTAATGAATCATTATCAAATCTATCTTTAGTAGCATAATCAACTATTGATAATCTTTGAGTATCAGTTAATCTCATAATACTCTTAGGTAGAAATAATTGATTGAAATTGCTTATTAGATTATCTCTAATATAGTCGTTAAACAATTCTGATATTATCTCTATAGATTCAGTAGTTGTAGTTATTCTATTATTACTGATAGCATCATTAATATAATTCATTAGTGTTATATATCCAACACCTCTTATACCATTTATACTACGATTCTTATCTCCATTAACAGACATCAATAATGGTAATATAGATCTATTATTGTATAAGACCACTTTCTCACTATCTCTAAGATTTCTTTTAAGCATATCCTCAACAACATCTTCCATTCTATATAGATCCTTCTTAAGACTATTATGTCTTCTCATATAGAATACAGTATAATCTGACATATATCTGTATTGATTATCATATAAATCTGATGTGAATATAACTTTCTTCCATCCAGCATATATATCCATTTTAGATACTATAGCTGGAATCAATGATGACTCTATATTTAATGCTGGTACATAGTATACACCATTAACAAACTCTGATAAATTCTTTACATCTTTTAATGATGTCTTAATCAATGCTGAAAAAGATTTATATTTAGGGATCTTATTAAATTTATCAAGATAATACCCTCTATAATTATCATTGATAAGAGTTTCATTAAACATCAATGAATTTGTATCTGTAGTATATAATACTACATGAGTCTCTAAATTAGAACTCCTAAAGAATCTCTTATAATGTCCAGCTAAGTTTAATATATCCACTACTAACATATCTCTCATTGGATCATCTTCTGTAAATATTCTTTCAGAGTCTTTAGTAGTAAATATTAGATTAAATACACTATCTAAATTAACGAATACTAACACCTTATCATTTGGCATTATCGTAAGTAGATTATCAAAATAATCTGATAATAGTGAATACTTAATCTTTAACCTATGGAAGTTAATAGATAGATTATATATTGCTTTATCACTCATTTTAACTAAGTCTCCTTTATGTAAAAAAGAATTCAATGCAAAGGTTGTTAGCCAATGCATTGAATTCCAAATTTATGTATTACTTATCATGCTTGAAGTGTCCAGTTTTAAATGTCTGCTGTACATATCTTGTATTCTGTTCAGCTAATGAACTTCTATCAAATCCACTACCTGCTGAATTGTCATCATAAGATACTCTTGAGGAAACTGTATATACATAACTTCCTTTCTTTCTCTTTTCACAATTCTCAATAAATACATCATACTTAAGTCTGGAATCTGTTCTTTCCATTAACTCAATAAACACTTTAACTGGATCAATCAAAATTGTGCATCTTGGGATAACACGATTATGATTATCTGATGATGTGCATAATCTAGGTCTTGCTGAAACTGCAACTACTCTTGCTGTCTCTTTATCAATTCCTAACTTAGCAACATCTTTTGTGTACTGATAAAGCTCATCAATTTCTTCATCTGTATATACATACATTCCAAAGAATCCCTGAACCTCATCAATAAATTTTCTTTCAATGTCTTCATCATCATCTGGTTGTAAGAATGATGGAAGTCTTGTCTTATTAACCAATGCATCAAATTGATCTTTAAGAACTAGATTAGTAGTCATTACATTGATTGGTGCAAATGACTTACTTAATGGAACTGGTCTAATATCCAATGGGATATTTTTAATACCAGCTAACTCTGGATATGACTTTCTAACCATATCCGTTAATAGTGACAGTTTTGATGAGAGGTGATTACGAATCTGGTTCGTATCAAAGAACTTCATAATAGGTCTATTAACCTCTTCACCGATGTTCGCATACCTTAATGTACCATTTCCTGCCATACTCTTATTTGTCCCGACTGTTGTCATCGGGACTCCTCCTTTCTTCTCCCCGTAGGGAATTAATAAAATAATGTGTTCATCTATGTAAACAGTACTTATTGTACTGGGATACCTATAAATAATATATAGGCTAAATTAAATAATAGTAATTATCCCTATTATTTATAATAATAGATATTAAGCTTATCTACTAACACTGGTGTCTTCTTACCACGTTTACCAACCATGAAGTATAATGCATCTGGGACATCATCTTTAATATCTGCATTAAGAGCTTCTTCTACAACTTCTCTAGTCATTGGAGTAATTCTAACCTTCCAATATCTACCATCTGAAGTTGGTGTAAATTGTGTACCATATCTTTTATCAAATACAACTTGAGTTACTGTATTAGGGAATTTATTACTTCTAACCCTATTGATGATAACTCTAGCTACTCGGAACTTAGATTCTCTAACTTCTTCTTTAGTCGCTTTCTTATATGCTGTATCTCCAGTAACTTCAGCCTCTACTATTCTTACTAACACTTCTTTCTCTGCTGGTGATAATGTTAGTAATGTGTGTTTAGGTTTATTAACCTTTAGTGGTTTACTATCTTGTGCACTATTAATGGATACTGTATTAGATTGATTGATAGTATCCTCTAATGAATGAACTTGTTCAATTACCTTAAATGAATCTGGATCATCATTAACTTTAAGATTCTCTGGAAGTTTTGGATTAGTAGCATTATCATATACAGGATTATTAATTTTTATACCTGCAATCTCTGTAGAGACTTTTGTTTCTTCAGCCTCTATGGTTGTCTTATTAGGACTACTGAATGTAGTTGATACAGCTACAATTAGACCTAATGCTAATCCAGTAATACACTTAAATGCTCCACCTGCCTTTCTCCTAGATTCCATTTTCATACGTCTTGATCTTCTCATAATTTTGATCTCCTTATCTAATTTTTCTATATTCTTGTATGAGAACACATGGTAATAATATGTGTCTCTGTTGAAAACCTTAATATTAATAAAGAGTAGTCATACTCTTATAAATATATACAAGAAAGGATTAATGTATTCAATATGAGTGATACATATTCTATCGTATTAAATGATACTACCAAATTCAAGATTAGTGATAATGGTGTAAGAGAATTTAAAACCCAAATTAAAGGAGTATCTGCAAATGCTATTGAATTTACAGTGAATGAATCTACATCAGATATGATTAAGGCTAAATTCTCATCTAAGTTCAATACAGCTATTATCAAGTTATATAACGTAGATGGAATTGTTACTAAGACATTTGAGCAGTATGATATTCTTAAATCTATTGCTATTGATTTAATTTCATCAGAAGATGGTAAAGAATCTTATTTAGTAACATTAGTAAAGTCTACTGGATATGATGAGAGATTAACTAGGTTGGAAACTAAGATGGATAAAGTTGTTAATCAGTTAAATATCTCATTAGCTGAACCTGATCCAGATAAGATGTCTGTAGATGAATTAAAGAATTATATGATTCTTATGACTAAGAAGAATTTCTCTGAGTATCTTGAAAAAAATCCAATTAAGTCTAGTGCACATGGCTCTGAAGATTACTATAGTTGTACTGCTGAGAAACAGACTCTATTAATGAGTGCTATTGCTATTGCACAACTTCATGCAAGTGTTGGAGATACAAATTATAAGAGTAGTTGGAATGCTAGTGGTAAACCATGCACATATGATTGGACATTACAACAACTAGGAATGTTAGCTATGGAATTAGAATTATTTGTACATCCATTATTGTCATGTCAACAGATTATGGAATCTATGATTAAAGCAGCATCTACTAAAGAGGAACTCAATCAGATTCCTATTACATTCCCACCAGATCCAATGATCTCAAATATTTTAACTGATGAGATGTCTGGAAATAGTAATGCTGTATTAACAGCTATTGCTGGATTGAGAAGGTCTGAAGCTACAACTGTGGAGGTTTAACATCTCGTCTCTTATTTATAATAAAATATAATTATTATATTAATAATATATTAAATATATAATAAGAGGGGAGATGAGGTAGTACCTCTATTTACCCTTTTAAGAAAATTTATAATTAGTATTTGTTACAAGTTTTAATATTGATATCAACTCCTAATTAATTATAACAAAGGAGTCTGATAAATATGTTTAACGGATTAGTATTGTCGGATGTTCACTTTGGAGCATCCGACTCTTTTAAATTATATAATGAATTATCTGAATATGTATTTGGTAAGATAGATAGTTTAGAATCACTGTCTATTATAGTTATAGCTGGAGATTATTTCGATCACCTATTATCATTAAATGAAACTGCTACTTTATATGCTACTAAGTTTCTAGGTGAGTTAATTGACTATTGTAAGAATTTAAATATAAGATTGAGAATAGTATATGGTACTGAAAGTCATGAATGTAATCAGTATCAATTATATGAGAGATGGTTTATATCATCTGGTATAGATTATAAAATAATTAAAACTGTTAGTGATGAGTATATAGATAATATTCATATACTCTATATACCTGAAGAGCATATCTTCAATAAACGTGAATACTATAATGAGTATATTAATAACGATTGTAATTATGACTATATATTTGGTCATGGAGTTATTAATGAATTGATGCCAGCATCAGTTTTCATTAATAGGAAATCTAGTAGTGATGGTAAAAGAGCTAAAGTCCCAACATTTAGTTCTGGAGAATTATCTAAGATAACATCTGGTGATGTATTTTTTGGTCATTACCATATAAATTGTACATATAATGATAATGTGCATTATATGGGAAGTTTTACTAGATGGTGTTTTGGTGAAGAACCAGATAAAGGATTTTATTATTTTGAGAAATCTGATAATAGCTATTATAGAGAATTTATAATAAATGATCTAGCACCATCATATGTTACTGTCAAATACTCATATGATGATATTAGTAATAAAACTAATGATGAGATAATATCAGATATCAATAAGTCTAGTAAGAAACTAGATGATATCAATAATGATACTCATATCAGATATATATTCAATATACCTGATGGATTAGAAGATGTTGATGGTAAGATTTTATCTATAAGAGAATCATTAAAGGATAATAAGAATATTAAGTTTGACTTTAAGAATGGTCATATAGATAAAATGAAGACTATTAGTAAAGACTACTTAACACCTGAGAATATTCATAAATACTCTATGTTATTTGATAAGACTTTATCTATAGAGGATAGAGCATCCCAATTTATAAAATCTAAATACGATCAGGATATAAGTCCAGAAGTTATTAAATGGCATATTAGTTGTACCGATGTGTTAACTGATGAGAAAGGAGTAATAGATGATAACGAAAATGTCGAGTAAGAAATTTGCTGAGTTGAATGATAGAGGATTGACTATTAAAGAACAATCACCATGTAAACAAGGTGAAACCATGCCAATGTATATTCCATCATTAATGGCATATATACCTAAAGGTGAACCTAGAACTGATTCTGCAACTACTAATGGTAATATGGCTTTTGTAAATGCTAATGATTGTAAACCTAATCCACCAATGATAGTTAAGACCCAAAACTACATTAGTCCTAAATTTGAGAATAATGCAACGTGGGAAGGTGTTGTAGATATTGAAAATGATCCTAGTGCAAAGGTTCCAGTTAATACTCCAGTCACTGTTAATTTTACTGCTGGGTGTTTAATCAATCCTACATTTAATCCTAACTAGTATATTTGGATCATAGATAAATCCGTATAATAGATTTATATATATATATATATATATCATTTAGGTGTAATACAATAAATAATATTAAGCTGACCTAACGGACTTGACGGGGAGAAGGAGAATTGTTATGAGAGATGATTTAATGACTAAAGCAATCGAGGCTGTATTGAGAGTAAACGATCTTCAACTTGGTAATGCGGTTAGTTTTAAGCTCGTCCATTATCCAAACAACTACTGTAGAGATGATAATATTTACAGTCTTTATGTGGTTAGAGATAATATTGACTCAATATCAACATATCAATATCTGTTAAAATGGGATGAAGAGGAGGAGAGGTTCTTAACCTCTTCTAAATTCTAAAAAAAGGGGGCGTAGCTTAGATATTGTGCTAGGAGTTACACCCCCTTTTTTCCCCAATATGTATACAAATCAGTGGAACATAGATAAATCCGTATAATGAATTTATATATATATCATTTAGGTGTAATATAATAAATAATACTAAAGCTGACCTATCGGCTAGACGGGGAGAAAGGGATTCACTATGAAGAATAATAATTTAATGTTTAGAGCAATCGAGGCTGTTATGAAAGTTAACGAGTTACCATTTATGGGCAACGAAGTTACTTTTAAATTGATTAGTTGTCCTGAACACTATTATGGAGACGGAATATTCCGTCTCCATGTTATTCGTGATACCACTGTTGCTCATAGTATATATGAGTACTTACTCAAATGGAATGAAAAGGAAGGTCGATTCATGACCTCCTCTGAATTCTAAAAAAGAAGGAGTCGCAGTTTAGATGTTGCACTAGGAGCTACGACTCCTTCTTTTTTCCCAATATATCTCAAGGATCATAGATAATCTATTTATTTTTTATATCATCTATCTACATTGAATAAAATAAGTTAGTTTAGAGGAGAATTACTATGAATGAATTGATGAGATCAGCTATGAGGTTTATAATTGATAAAGATATTAAAATTGATGATAATATCTTTATTAAGCTATATAATGTCTCTCATAAGTATAAAGAGAAGAATCTATATAAATTGTCTGTAAAGACATCTCAACATACTTATGAGTACTTGTTGAAGTATTATAAGAAAGAGAAGAAGTTTATAGATTATTTTGACCTATGATATATTTGATAAGATAATCCGTATAATGGATTTATATATATATATACTATTTAGGTGTAACAAAAATAAATTATAAAGCTGAGCTAACGGCTAGACGGGCAGAAAGGAGAAACTATGAGTAGATTACTTAATGGTTTCATCAATCCTTACCTCAACGCCCTTGAGGTACAGGACAGTGTCAACGAAGATATCTCCAGACATCTTATGGATGCTGGAGTTAGCAAATGTAACGAAGTTATTTCTGAGCTTTCAGAGTCCTTGAAAGCTCAGAAGGAAGGTTCGACACCATTCCAAAGATCATTATTGAATGATCAGTTTTGGGATGGTGTTCAAACCGTCCTGAAGTTGCAGAAGATGATGGGGATGGACTCCCATCATCGCAATGAAGTCTTGAAGCACGCACAGTCGTACTTCAAGGACTTCGATGATGGAGAACTGGATTAGTAGTTCTCCATCATAGTCCGTTGGAGTGGATGGATAAAGGGCGATTCATCCACTCCTCTCTTTTTTCTTATTATCTCAATCACATATTTAGTAATAACAAATTATAGGAGGTATTTATTATGGAAGATAAGATTTTTGCTTGTATACCTTTTACGTATACTAGAGATGAGAAATTGGTGTTTGAATATGATGATGAGAATAATAGAGTTCCTACTCTAAAGAAGTGTTCATGGTTTAAACACAATACAGTGATATCGGATAATACTTTTTTTAATGTCTATGAGAGCACACCTAATGACACCATTTATCCTGATACAATATATATGACAAATAAATTGTGGTTAGTTATTGAGACACCATATAATTTTGCATTGGATTTTTGGTCATCTAAACCACCAATTATTCCAAGAGTTAGTGATGATGAATTCTGTTGTGAATTGAGACATAATCCAAAGATATCTATGAGAGGATTTTTATATATTAATTTAAACTCTATAGAGTTAGACAAAATTATGTATAGAGCTATAGATTTCGATCATTGGGAATTACAAATGTGCTGTAATGATAGGTTATTTAAATTGCGTGAAGATATGCTTGCTTATTTATGTGCATTAAATGATACTATTCCAGGACTTAGATATAATTCTGGATATCCACTGAAAAGAGATTCTGTAAGTCCTAAGTATTTGAAGATTGATGATTTCTTAAAATATTTTAATTTTGAATGGGATACCGCTGATGTTAATATAATATGTAGTACACCTGAAGGTGGTCTAGTATTTATATGTCTACCATTTGTTAGGCTTAAAAACATTATTAATATAAATGGAAGTGATATCACACGTCCTCATACAACTGGTGATGTAAAAGAAGTGGTTAAGTTGACAATAATTCATACTGAATTAGTAAGAAACAAACCAGAACCAGAAGTTCCAACGTATGATTATCCTAACTAGAAATTAATAGTTGACTAATATTGATGACTTATATTCTAACATATTAAGTCATCAATATTATTTTTATGATTACTAGTGTAATAATACAGAAAGGATAATTAAAGACTATGGAGACACAATTTATAACTAGTGATGATGTAATAGAAACTTGGTATTATGAGATTAAAGAAGTATATCTGTTATTTGGTAGTGGTGAGAAGTATGAAGTACCTAAAGAAAGAATTACTGGACTTAGTATAGATAATGATTATGAGTCTAATATATTCCCAATATGTAAAATTAATATGACATTAGAATCTAATGCATATGAGAGTCTTATTAAGAACAAAAAAGATACTAAGTTACATCTATGGATAGTAAGATATTGTACCAATAAAGAAGATGACGGATCAGAGAAAAAATCATTGTATAAAGACTATATATGCGATCTATTTCAACTGATAATAGATGAGGAAGATTTATCACCTAATAAGAATCTTGAAAAAGAGACTAAAGAAAATTTAGGAGATAGTGCTGATACTAATGATAATAGGTTGGAGAATATTTCTCTTGGTGGTAAGAATGAATTCTTCTTATATAAACAGAGTACATTTAAAGCTATGAAGAAAACCATTAATGTAGTATTAAAAAATGTTACTATGTTAGGAGCTGTTGCATATATTACATCTACTTGTGATGTTAAAAATATATTAGCTAGTCCATTTGAGAATAATAAGACTTATCAGGAATTATTAATTCCACCACAAACAGCATTATCTGCTGTACAGTATTTAGATACTGAGTATGGTTTTTATAAATGTGGATCTATGATATTTTTTGGTGTTGATAGAGCATATTTCTTAAACTATAAAGGTGGTTGTACAGCTTGGGAAAATAAAGAAATTAAAGAGACTGCAATATTAGTACCAACTAGAGGTGGACAGTTTGATGGATTATCTGGATCTATTAGAAAGAAAGACCAGAATGAGAAATGTAGATATATTTGTTGTAGGACAGATTCAGTTGATGTTAGTGATAGAACTTCTAGTAATGATATGATTGGTGGAAATAATGCTACTATCATTAATACTAATACTAAGACAGTAGTAAATGCTACAGTAGATCCAAATGCTAATAGTCAGATTATTAAAACCAATACTAGTAATGAATGGTTAGCTACAACATATGCTGCACAGAGTTCAGCTAATTCTATTGTAATTAGTTGTGGGTGTGTTGGATTAGATGTATCTGTAATGCAACCTAATAGGAATTTCACATTCTTATTTGAAGACACTAAGAATACAGATAAATATAAAGGAAATTATATGTTAACTAGATCTACATTAGTATTCACTAAGGATGGTAGAGATATGAGTGTTAGAGGAAATTTCACATTTAAGAGATCTGGAATAACCTCTACAGTATCAGTCAATGATAATTAAGTGCTGGGAACTTTTGACTAATATTTGGATATTTTAAATATAATGAAAGGGGTTGTATAATGGCAACTAATAAAAAAGTACAAGTCCAATATCACCAGATTAATGGTGATGACAATACCGATATTTATTTTAAGACTAGAGATAAAGATGTCATGTTAAATGATGATGGTACTGAGAAACTATCTGATTATACTGACTATATTAAGAAGTTAAGAGGTGGTATCGTTAATGTAAAACCATCATCAACTAATGGACATATTAGAGTTAACGATCAGGAAGTTACAGTATACACTCACCCAGAAATGAGTTCTATCACACCTGGGAAATATAGTTCTGTTAATGTGAATAGTGAAGGTCATGTTACTGGTGGTACTATGGGAGATGGTACTGTTACAGTTCAGGATCTTAGTTATACACTACCAACACAGTTACCAACATTAGATTCTGTTAAAGATGGTCATGAACATACTGTAGATACTTATATCAATTCATTGATTAATAAAGCATCAGAATTAGGTACTATTGCAAATCTTAATGAGATTGATAATAACAATCTTTCAGCAACATTACAAAGTACTATTAGTGATAAACTCAATAGATCAGAAATGAAGATTGTTAATACTAGGGAAGTGACAGAACCAGGATTAATTCCAGATGCTAGATTAGTTGCAGAATTATTTAAGACTATTGGTAGTGGAAATAATTCTGTAGTAAAAGTATATGATATGGAAAATACTACATTAAATGAATTCTGGGGATCAAATATGCCAGAAGGTGTATTTATGACAGTAGGATTTTTTACTAATAAGAGTGGTGAGTTTAAAGCTAATAATTCATCATTAGAATTACTTGGAGTTGCTGACGATATGTGGATGTTTATCAATATGAGATTTGATAATAATAGTCCAGGTAAATTAAAGCAATATGTGACTGGATGTTATACTCATCACACATTAGGTAGAATCATTGATCCAGTAGCAAGAAATATGAATACAAATACTGTCCTCCATATCTACAATCAGTATATTCCACATAACTGGTCAATAGAATCAATGCCTGTAGTTAATAATGAATTAAATTCATCACTATGGGATGGATGGGGTAGTAAGTTAATTCTAGTAAGAGTTATCTATAATGGAAATAAGTATCTTGGTACTCTATCATATATCAATACTTTAGTAACATCATTTGTTGAGAATGAAGTGCTTAATGGTTGTATCCCATTATCTGGAAATATCTTTTTAAATTACACAGCTAAGAAATCAGCTAATAGAGCATGGTTCTCATTCTCTAAGAAGGTTATTGATAATGGTGTAGAAAGAGATGCAACTTCAGTTGTTGCGTATTTATATAGATCATAATTATAATTGAGATACAGAGTTTAGATTCTCTGTATCTCAATTATTGTATTTAAAAAATAAGCTTATACTCGTAATTATCATCATATGATAACTTCTTAATATCTATCTGATTATAATTTCCATCACTAACTTCAAATACTGCAATATCCCCCAATTTATTCTGTAGGATAATAGTAGATTCTCCTATTGATAAATTAATAGGCTCTGTAGGATGTTGATAACTCAATCCACTATATTTAATAATGTCAATATCATCTTTAAGATTATCTTCTGTAGTATCCATATTAGTAAATACAACATCATCTTTAATCTTATAAGATTTAAAGTCTGATGTATCCTTATCAAGTTTGACATAATCATTGTATAGTGTGTTATCAATATCTGGACATAAACCATCATTCTTATAAGTCATAGAATTGGTTTTAAGATAATTATAAACATCAGTAAGATCATTAGTAAACTTATATACATTGAGTATACTATTAATCATATTAACATTCCTCTTATAGATAGTTAGCATACCAACTCTTACAGTAGATCCTAACTCATCTGGTTTAACTAAGTCTACTTTACCAAGATTAAAATCTAATAACTTACCAGTTGTTAATAAATAATCATAAACTCCACCAATCGGATCCCAGAATTTTCCATTATCTATACAACATCTGACTTTCTCTTGATTGAATAATCTCCTATTCTCAGCACAATCTAATACAGTCAATTTATCTGATATAACATAATCATTTAATTCATCATAAGCTAATAAGTTTACTATTCTATTAGCATTATTTCTTACCATATCTTTATAGAATACATTAACTGATTGGATATGATGTAATAGATAAATCAATACATCTCTATCCATTATAATCTTATCGGTTAAATCTTCAATATTCATTAATATACCTCCAATCTATTGTAGTATATAAACCTTCTCATCTTCTCTACCACATTCTGTATTATATTTTACTCTCTCTAAGAAGTCTAAGAATGTCCTATTATTTTTATTAATGATCTTAATATAGTGGTATGCTTTATTAGTAACCATAACTTGATCTTTTAGTTTCTCTTTAACCTTATCTACAGCTTGAATCTTATGATGCATATTTGGATTATCTCCACCATCTTTAACTTCTACTTCTAATCCTAATGATGGAATAAAAAAATCTGGAATATAGAAGTGCTTCTCATTATTATAAGTATACCAATATGTATGAGGAGATGGAGACATAACATCATCATACTCAAATTGCATAAATTTATCTAAGAACTCTAAGAAGTCATGTTCATATGATCCAGTAAATGTTTTAGTACCTTGTCTTGTACTCCACATATATTCGCCAGATATAGATCTATTAGCTAACATCTTCTTCTGTTGTTCTGGATCATCTAATAATGATACTTTACCATATTTACCAATCATTCTTTTCTTAAACTCTTCACGATATCTATCTTTACATTTTGGATTATCACAAAACCTAAAATACTTATGAGTTACTGAGTTCCATTTGGTTGGATTATTACACATGATACATCTACCACCACGCTTACCAGTTTTCAAAAAATAATAGAATTGCCAAGGATCCATATTTTCTGGAATAATATCATGATGTTTAGATTCAAGATGTGCAACATATGCGTCTACATCATTATGATAAGAATCACAGAATTTACATTTTAATCTTGACTTAATCTTTACAACTCCCATTATTAAGTATTATCCTTTCTCATTGATTAGACTAAAGTTTTTCGATAGGTTTAATAATAAGAAAAAAGTGGAGCCCTACTGGGCTCCCTTCTTTTTATCACCTCCCTTCACCTTAATTGGATGAATCCGTGAAAGTATTTTCACGGATAACCCAATTATTTCGATATCATCGAGCGCCCTTGAGACGCCATAACTAATTAAACCATCTCGCAGTAACTCTCCTGCGAAAGTGCTAGGCTTATGTGACATCAAATCTTTTAAGTTCTTCATAGAGAACTCCTTTCTCCCCGTCAAGCCGTTAGGTCAGCTAAATGTTTTTGTTATTTGATTACACCTAAATGATGTATCTATATATATATATTGATTATACGGATTTATCTATGTTCCCTTAATATTAAACAACATTATATGTAGATATAGGTATTATCACCTATATCTACATATTCATTACTTAAGTTTATCAATGACTTTAAGAGAATCAAAATTACAGTTTCTATATCCGTTAATTGCTGCGGCTGAGAATATTTCTACAGAACTTGTAATCCATTTAATTATATTAAATAGCTTACTATCGTTAGTACTTGTCTTCTTATTCTGCTCATTATTCTGTTGATTATTATTTTGATTATTCTGATTCTGGTTGTCACCTTTCTTAACATCTGGTGTTGTCTGTTTATTATTTGTATTCTGTTGGTTATTGTTAGTTGTAGTAGTCTGTTGTACATTCTGTACTGCTTGACCACTATTATCAGTTGGTGCACTATTAGTATTACCATCAGCTTCAAATAACATATTAACACTTTCAGTCATATTTATCATAGGATTAAACTTATTCTGAAGAATCTTCTGAATAGTATCATTCTTATTGGCGATATCATTAAATCCAGTACTGTATGCAGTAATACAGAAATCAAACATCTGATTTACCAATTTACCAACATCATTACCACTATATTGTTTTAATCTATTATTACCACTAGTGTCTCCACTATAGTAATTAGGGAAAATCTTACTTACATCTGGTACATTAGCATTTTGCTCACCTAAGATAGATTTAAACAAGTATGCGTTAACTTGTTGTGGAGTTTGTAAATTCTTTACAGCATTAGTATTTAATGTATTTAATGCATTAATTACCTTATCGAAATCTCCAAGAATTTGACCAATATGTGGATTATCATAATATGGTAAGATACTAACTTGATCGTTAGAATAATTTCTAGTAGTAAATGTTGCTTTGTTATCTTGTAACCATTTTAAATTACCAGATTGGTCTTGTGTAATGGCTCTTAGCTTATTAGCATTACCACCAAAGAACTCTTGAATCTTCTTAATGAAGTTCTTAATTAAATCTCCTAGTTTTTGTCTATCTTGATTATTTTGTGGAGTATTAGCATTATTGTCAGCATTTGGATTTGTTGCTAATGCTTCTGTTAATATAGTACCATTAAGATATCTCTCTCTAGCAATTCTATATAGTCTCATTGATTCAATGACATTAATTTCTTCTGTAGTATCATTAATATCACTTAATGTATCAATTAGTAGATTATTAGTAAATTCAGCATCTTCAATATCAGTTGTTAATTCACCATAATCAATAGAGTATTTTTCTTCTATAACATTTTTCAATAATTTATCAATATTGCTATATCTAGTAGTTAAACTATTTACAACCAATACTTCAACATTATGAATCATTGCTAAAACATCATCTAAGAACTTACCTAGGTTTTCTTCATTATAGATTTCTTCTAATCCAACATTAGTTCCACTTCTAACTCTGAAATAGAATTCATTAACAAAATCAATTAAATCACTAATAGACTTAATAATGGTACTACCAACATTATTCTTCTGATCTAATATTTCATGTAATAACATACAGATGAAATCTGAATACTTATCTTTACCAATCGTAGTTCTAAGCTTATCATAGTACTCAACATTAGCAATAGTTTTATCAACTAAATCTGGATACATTTCTTCAACATTTGCCTTTAATCCAAACTCATCAATATTATCCTCTAATGACATTCCATCATTATAGTTATCTACGAATTTATTTACCTTATCTCTTAGAGCATCTAAGTTCTTCTGAATCAATTCATAGATATCATTCTTATATGGAGTATCTTTAATAGCTTCCATATTAACTCGTCTATTACTATAGTACTCAATCTTATCAAGATTAGACTCCATAATATTAGCTAGAATAGCTTGTAATATAGAATCATTTCCACTATCAATAGTTCTAATAGTATCATCTGTCTCAATATCACCATCAGTTCCAGTCATTACAGACTCATGAAGTATATTAACACCATCTGGGAAATACTTAAGCAAATCTGATTTAGATCTCTCCAATGTAGAAATATTGAATGATAATGTATTAATCTTCTTAGTTACTACAAATGTAAGATATGCACATAAATCAAAATATAACTTAATATATTTAATAACGATAATATTCAGTTTGTTATATGTAGCATTATCTATCTTATTAGCATCTTTATACTTCTTAAGAGTATTCAGAATATCTGTAATAATATCATTAGATTTATCAATAGCTAAGATTGTCTTAGTACAATCATTATTTAATATATTCATATTGACACTATAATTATCGAGAATTGGTAATACGATATCTCTGATAATCTCTTTACCAATCTGATATGATGTTGTGAAGTCTTTCTTTACAATAGACTTTAAATCATCATTAGATGATATCTTAGTAGTAGCTAATCTTTGTTTACATTGACTCTTATAATAATCTGTAAGGAATTTAGCTTTAATATCATCTGATGATAGATCACCTTTCAACATCTTATCAATATTTCTAGCCATAGTATCTGTGAAGATAATTAAATAATCTGGGTTGATATCCGTAATTACATTATCGCCATATAATCTAAAGATAACCCTAACATTTTCAAAGTTAGGATATTCTACAATCTTACTATAGAAATCATTTAATTCACCTACTGAATTAGAATGTGATTGAGCAACTTCCAAACACTTTTTAATAACATCCTCATAGATAGAAAATTTATTATCTATTGAAAATTGGAAAATCTTTGATATAGTAGATAACTGATTTGGATCATCAATATAATCACTATAATTCTTTTCCAGATATGGTTTTGTAAAACTATCTAATGTGAGTTCGTTATAAGTACTTACAAGACTCATATGCTCTTGTAAGATTCTCAAACCGATGTTACTTAAATACATTAATTTTACCTACCTTTCTTCTTAAAATTACACTAAAGTTTTTCATCATAAATAGAACGAAGAAGAGATTTGTATAACAATCTCTTCTTCTAAAATATGTTTTAATTAAGGTGTACCACCAGATCCTGAACCACCAGAACCATTAGCAGCGGCAGCAGCTTTAGCTTTTTCTTTTTTATCAGCATCAACTGTAAGAATCTGACCAAGATCTACATGTGCGAAATTGCTTTTAACTGTATTAGGTGCTCCACCATCACCATTAGCAGCCAATTTAGCGTTATGGTAATCAACAGCAGCATCTGTAGCTTTTTGCTGTGCTTGCTTAACACCAATCTTAGTTGTATGAGAATCTGCAATAGTTTGAATCTTATTACCTAATTTTGCAGCTAATCCATTCATCTTAGACAAATTTCCACCAACCATAGATAATGCTGAAGTCATCATTGATCTCTGTAGTACTACGGTATTACCATTCTCATCTTTAGTAGTATTCATAGCATCTAAGTTAGCTTGCATTGATTTAGCTTTCAACTTAAGAGTTTTAGCATCAGCACTAGCTGTAATAAGTTTTTCTCGGAATTTAATCATTTTATCAAATCCCTCAACAGCACCACCTGCAAGTTTAATACCACCAGCAACTGTTGCAAGTAATGCTGTACCTTTGATGAATTTATCTTTAAGCTTTTCAAAATTAGTTTTAGCAACTTCGGGTTTAAGTTTACCTGTACGAAGCTTTTCCATGATGTCGTAAGTACCATCCATAAGATCTTGCATAGATTTGATATCTTTAATGTCTAAATCACCATTAAGGAAAGCCATCTTAATCTGTTCACCATATACAGGATTCTTCTTTACAATAGCTTCAATCTTCTGCATATCAGTCTTTCTTCCCCACAATGCTTCTTTAACATTAGTAATCAAAGAATCAACCAACTCAATAAACTTACTAACGACTTTCTTTACAACATCACCAATCTTCTCAAACACATTCTCAGTAACTAGATCAAAATGCTCGATAACAAACTTCTCATCATACTTAGTAAATGTATCATATAATGGTGAATTGATATGTGAATTAATATATGAAGTAGACTCTAAAATCTCATTATATAACATATCTGTTTTAGAGCCTCTAATATAATTGATACTAATCATTATATTTCAATATACTTCCTTTCATTATATTAGATAATAGTTTTTAGGGTTATTATATAGATTACCTTAATTGTATCCATCTTCGTGCGGTGTATGTTATAGTGCAATCAGCACTACATTGAGTAATTAATTTTAGATGATGTAGATCTCTATTTGTGTCAAATATAGTCTCGATAAACATAGTGTGTTCACCAATGGCTGTATCAACAGCCTCAACATCCCATTTATTAATATCTGACCTATAATAGAATAAAGAAATTCTTGTACTCCTACCACACATATATCTTACAGTATACGTAACATAAACCTTACCAGTACCAGGGAAAAGCATATCATCTATTGTAACTTGTTGATTCGACGGAACCTGTAATATGTTGGTATCAACATTTATATCATTATTGTATGTGTGGACATTAGATAATATTCCATTGATATTATTTACCTGATTATTAAGATTCCCTAATAATCCATTCATATTATTAATAGATGCTTCTAATTCTCTAAATTTCCTTCTATAATGCCATGTTGCATTAACTCCTAAGACTATATTACTTCTTGTATCTTCAGCATCCCAACTGTTGATATATGCTATATTAGAATTATTTAATCTACCATTAATATTATTCTGCACATCTGGACTTAATCTATTCCATGTAATAGTATCTTCATAAGAATGATCTTTGATATGATACAAAAAAGAATAGATAATACCTAAATGATGTCCTATAGTAATCTGATCATATCCAGTAGGAATATTTGGTTTAAACGCATGAGGACTATATCCAGTTGTTGCATCAGTAATACTTCCAGTAACTCTTTTATCCCATACTTGTCTTAATGATGCTCCAGTAACATGACCATTAGTATCTACAGTAACTAAATCATATTGTCCAGCATTTATTGGTTGAGTTGGATGTGTATATACTGGAGTATTAGTACCATTAATCATAATATAACCATTATTAGGACTTCTCTCCACTTTACTAGCATAGTCATTAATATTTTTTATCTTATTAACATATGGAGCTAAAGTTTCATTGGTTGTTTCATCAATGATTACATCTTTAGCTCTATTCTTAAAATAGATAATATACTCATCACCATTGGAGAATAGTTTTCTTAATAATACTCCTATTTTCTTAACTGCCACGTTATTCTATAATCTCCTTTCTTACATAATATAAAATTCCCTACAACTATCCCCAATTAAATCTGGGTACAGTTGTAGGGATATATGTTTATATCTATGTAAAATTAACCATCAAGCATACCAGTCTGGATATTATATGTCTTAACTGGTGTCTGGCTAATAATTCTATCAGTAATTCCAGAGTGGAAGTCTAATGAATTCATAAGAATCTTGTATCTATCAAGTAATTGAGCAGCCTTAGCGTTAATCTGAGGTGACTCATACTTTGTACAAGAGAACTCGATATCCATTTCTACTACTTTGATATCACCTTTATTCATATTATATCTATCGGTATCAATCTTCTTAGGGAAGCAGTTAGCAAATAGACAAGCGTATTCAATATTCTTACCTGTCTGATCTGTTGATACATAAATAAACTCTGCTGTGTGATTAGCTTGGTTTACTGGAATATCCAATCCATAATAATGTGAAAATGTTGTCTGGATATCTGTAACACCATTAATCCAGAAGTGAAGTACTTCACGTAATGGTGATCCAGAAAATTCATATGTACTAATTGTGAATGAATTAGTTCCATCTTCTACCTTAGTTGGAACTTCCATGGATCTACCAGCATATCCACCTTCTACGCTACCTGTTTGTACATTGTAATCATTAATGCCTGAAAGTGCTGTAATACCATATTCGAGAATATGCTTAAACTTCTTCATCTTAGTTGGAATTAGTTGATTTACCATTAATGGTTGTCTAACCATAAATAATCTACCAAATCCTGTCTTAAGCGGATCATAAGACTGAAGAACATCATGCGTTACGTTCAGACCACTTAAGAACAATGCATACTTATCTAAGTTATCATAGGTATGCTGATGAATATTAGACTGAATTGTCATCTGAGCCATAATTCAATTTACCTACCTTTCTTTATTATGCGGTGAAATCACGCTTATTTACGTCGATTTCAATAATTGTTCTCTTATTGAGAGTTCTGAACTGAATAGCTACATAGCAATGCATGATGGATCTTTCAGCTTCCCAAGCATTCATAGAGAATTCGATATTGAAAGATTGTAATCTGCTTCCAACCCATGGAGCAAATTTAGCAGTCTCATAATCTGTGAATCTCTTTCTATCATCTGCTTCAGCAAAGTTATATAGGTTATTTCTAGCATCAGTCTCAAGAATATGTTTAATACTAAAGAGTGTATGCATATTTGATTCTTCGAGAAGATCAGATGTCAACATCTGAGATGTATTCTGACATGATCTCTTATAAACATCTTCACCAGTAGCCTCGAAGTAATTAAATCTATTAACATACAACCACTCTTTTAATCCAGTATCATAATCTTCAACAACTGGTTGTAATGAATTTCTTACACCATTAGACAACTGAGCATAATTATTTGTGAAAGGTACATGATAACCATTATCTCTTACATGAATCGGATAACGCTCTGCAAAGAAATATGTAATAGTTACTGGAACCTTCTTACGAGTAATCGGATCCTTAATAGTCTCCCATTGTGGATTCTTAGAACATCCTCTATTATTGAAAATACCATAATCTCTTTCAAGATTAGCCATATTTCCCTCAGAGAATGAATTAACTAATCCACAATCAAGATACAATACTGAATCATCTCTAGTGGTTGCAAAATCATATAATGTCTTCTTTACTTCATAAGGATAGTTAGCATCAAAGATTGCATTAAGATGTACTCTCTTATTAGACAAGATCATCTTATCTAACTTACCAGAGAATGCATCATTGTATGCTTTAGTAATAGCATTATCTCTTGCAGTCTGATCTGCTGACTTAAATGAACCATCTGTACCACCAGCTAGAAGAACTCCTTCTACACTATCAGGTGTGATAATATCATTAGTTGTTGTATAGTCATCAGCATCACCACCAGCAGGAACACCAGTTCCTGGCTGTACCTGAGTAAATGAAATAAACTTATCCTTATTTGCAGTACCTAATTCATATCCAAAGATAGGATCAAATTCATCAGCATCTGGAATAGTTGTAACAGTACCAGGAGTAGCTGTTTCAACATCTTTCAAGAACTTAACATAAGCTTCATGTAATGTGATGAAATTATCTTCATAACATTGAATATCAATAGGTGCTACACCAGTATCAGCATCATCTACAATATCATTGATAAGAGTAGTTTTAGCAAACTTATCAGAATCAGCTAATGTACCAGCATAATTCGCAATAACCTTGATACCATTATTTGAATTAAGTGCCTCAAATGAAATCATCTTAATTCTATAATCATTCTCAGAGTCTCTATTACGAATCATTCTCCAACGATAATTATTTGCATAATCACCTCTACCAGATGCTCTAAATGTTACAAGTGGAACTTGTGTATATCCGTCAGCATCCTTAAAGGTACCATCAGATCCAGCAACTCCATCAAGTACCAATCCCTTAGTATAGAGATCAGTCTTACTTGTAACAGCAGAAGTATCTGTTAAAGACTTAGCTTTAAACTTGATTCTGAACTTCTTCTTAGCAACATCAGCCTTATAATATACTGAAAGAACACTGTTAGCATATCTAGCATCATCTGGCATAACACGCATACACCAACAAGTTGCACAACCTGTTCTTAGTGCTGCTTCAGCCATCATCATAGGTTGTCCATACAATCTATAATTAGACTTTCCAAAGATGCTTTCAAATGTGTCAGTATCCTTAATTTTAACTAGTGTATTATCAATACCTTGTGGACCAGTAAAGACAGTCAACAAGACACAAGAATCATCAGACTCAACTCTTGCTGTATCGACCACAGCAGTATAGTCATTAATGACTGTTTCTACATGAGAATGTAGAAACTTAGGTACAATCTGTACTTTTTGAGCCATAACTTAAATACTCCTTTCAGAATATATATTTATTCAAATATTTTATATATTTGTTTGTAACACCTATTCTCGGAAGATAAGTATTACTATAGAAAATACTCGAATTACTTATATGTCATAAATATACTTAATTAATTTGATACTAATTATAAGAATCATAAAATATACAATAATCCAAACTAAATAACAATTATAAACTAGATGGTATCTGATGCGATACCATCTAGTTAATTTATTTTTTATGATTTATAAATATTCTTAATTTCTGCCATACCATTGATAACATCTTTAGCATGTGATTGATACTTGAAATTTGGTAATGATGTTAGGTTCCTGTAATCTTCTACAATATCCTCATAATCTAACGCTGATCTTAATACAATCTGATGAGCTCCATCACTATCTCCACTTTGTTTAAGGGCTTCAATCTTACGACCATACCTAGTCATCCATTTTTTCTGATCCCTTACAAGATCTTTACACATCTTCTCAATATTTCTACCACCTTCAGATGTGTTGAAGTTATCTAATGTTTTGCTAATATGCTTTGCAACACCTGTACTAGTTTTAGTAATTGACATATACTCTGATGCACCAGCTTTATTCAGAGCATACGCACAAGCATTGATTGTATTATTATACTCCTGAACTAACCAATTTAATTGGTGCAAACAATCAAGATTATACTTATTATCACTCTTGTTATTAATATTAGAAATTTCTCTATCAATATCTAGCATTTGTTTATCCATTAAATCAATCATTTGATAACAAGCTGCTGCATTGATAGTTGTATATGATGAAGGACTATCACCACTTTTATTGTCGTGTTTATTTTTAGTGATAATAGAGGCTTTGTTATATTCAATCATATTCTTATACTGTTCGATTGCAGCAATGTCGTCCTTCAACTTTGCAGCATCTCTATCCATATGATTGTCCAAATAATCTTCAATATATCTGGCTCTTCTTGCATTTTTATTTTTATTTGCTTTATCTACTGCATTATTATATGCTTGATTAACTGTTAGGATACCTTTCTTAATACCATTTACAACTAACATGATATATTTCTTAATAATTGCAAAGATCTTAGGTAGTAATTTAGTTTTCTCAACAACAGTTTTCTGAATCTTTACTGGAGCATTATCTGGTAACTTAGATTCTTTCTTGCCTGCAAATAACTCCTTAATCTTATCACCGATTGTTTTAATCATTTCCTTAATCTTATCAATAATCTTACCAATCACACTAGATACAGACTCAGTATAATAAATAGTATCTGAATAACTCAAATTATTATTAGTGAGTGTCTTTAATGAATTGATTGTATTATAATCATCAATAACAGACTCTTGTAATAATACTAAATTTCTATCATATTTATTCATAATAATATCCTTTCATATATTTGTTGTGATAGTATTTATGATTATAGAAAAAATAAATACCATCACATATTATAATATGCTTAATAATATGTGATGGTATTTAATACTAACTATTTATATTTATCCCAGAAACCTTCATCATCAAAGTGTGTTGTATGATACATAAACTTATCAATCACGTCGTTTAAGCTCTTGAGTAGTTTAAGCTGATCTTCCGCACTCAATTTACTTACACCACGACTTTGATAAGGATTATTTTCAACATAATCATCACAATTAGTTCTACGAGTAACTAGGGTGGATGTGTCTAATGAGTTCTTAAAATCCTTATAGCTATCAAGTAATTGATTAGCCATAGTATTAATCAGATGTGACTCGTACTTTTTACGATAGAATTGAATCTCCATACCATCAATATCATCACACTTGATATAACCTATAGAAGATTTATCACAGATATTACATCTAACGTCATCAATTAGAAATAATGTTACAACATATTTCTTTGGTGAGTTGTTAACACTCTGAGTATATACAAATCGTAACAGTCTACTACCATCCTCATTAATTAATCTGATAGTACGATAATCAACAATACCTCCTGGATTATCATTAGTCCATATTGAGATTAATTGGATAACATTTGAAATCTCCATAATATCCTCACTAGACAAATTCTCATTTCCGTAAATACTCTTATAAATCTCTTCATTCTTGATACTACTCATAATAACCTTCTCCTTTATATTAATTATTTAAGTATTGGTAGTATAGAAGTTTAATATCTACACTACCAATACATACTAACAAATTATTCTACGATTTCACACACCAATTTAATATCTTTGATATTATAATTGACAGGATCATAGATTATGTTAAATTTGAGTCTTCTGTCATCATCCATTACATTATCATACATATCTATTAGAAATGTGCCCTCAACATAATCATATGAATGAATTATAGGACATCCAATACTACGATCAGTTCCGACATAATCTTCTACAAATATTATAGATTCTCTAAACACATTATCAAGACTATTATCATCACCCAAATCTAAATAACCTTTTGGTTTAATATTTATAACTTCATGTAAATCATTATGTGTATAACGATAATGCTTGATTGTAATATCCATCGTGATATTATTGCGTGTGTTCAATACTGTAAAGATACAGTTGTGATCATCTATAGATCTTTCATCTGTAACATTAAACACAGTTTCTGGTTCTACTATTTCTAAATACTCGTCTAAATACTCTCTAAATGTCATCTCAATATCCTCCCTTTATTATATACAAGTGTTTCCAGTTCTTTCTTCACAAATACAATCAACACTATCAGGAATATTATAACTATCATAGTTGATCTTAAATGCAAATATTCTACATCTTTCTAATCTCGGATCAAAGATTTCGATATAGAATTCTCCTGACATATAATTGTAATCATTTATAGTAGCTCTATACGTACTATTATCATTTGAAGCTATATACTCTTCAACAAATGTTGTTGTAAGATTAAACACATTTTCAAGTGAGTAATCCTCTTCCATATCTAAGAATCCTTCTGGAATGAAATGTGTTACGAAATACTTATCACCAGTATATTTGACTGTGATATCTACATTGATATTATTACGAGCATTTAATACTGTAAACACATGGCTATTATCATCAACCTCTTTTTCATCTGATACGACATAAACAGTTCCTGGTTCCATAGCTTCCAAATACTTGTCCAAATACTCTCTAAATCCTGACATGATATATCTCCTATTCTCCCCGTCAAGCCGATAGGACAGCTATAATTATTTTAATCCTCAGCTTCGATACCAACAACTTTGAATCCTGTATACTTACCACCACAGGTTGTGAAGATTACTGTAAAGATAACAGTTAGTCCGCTATTACAATCCCAACATGATACCTCGAAGTAATCATCAAATAATGTTAATCCAGCAATATGTGTTGTATATGTATAATCTGCATTAATCATTGCTGCACAGAATTTTCTAACAGAATCTAACGCTTCCTGTGTGATGTTATCACAAGGTGTGAACTTCTGTTCATTCATCGCTGGTTCAATAGAAGTAAGCCTTATCTTATCAACTAATGCTGAAGGCAATTTCGGAATAATTGGTATCTTATATTCATTCACATTGAAGTTCATTACAAAGCCATCTTCATCTCTTGTTGTAATTCTGAAATACTTGTTATTTGGATCCATCAAATCAATCGTAGTCCTCTCAAGTCGTTCACAATCATTTAGTTGAGATTTAACCAAATCAATTCCATTGTTAATATTCTCAATTACATCATAAGGAACATAGGTATCCTGTGCAATTACTATGTCGAAGTCTTCGGATTTCACAATAGATTCTTTTCCATCCAATAATGAGATGGTTTCACTCTTCTTGTGAATCACTTTATCGTCAACAACATTAAATGTGTATCTTCTTGAGATACCTTCATCATCCTTGATATCATAATACTTATCAATGATGATTAATCCAGAATCCAAATCTAATGTGTTGATTGTAAGATTGGTAGCACCATAACCTTCGTAATGTTTGATGAATCTGATGATGCTGTTGATAATGTTCTGTTGCTCAATAATAGATCTCATAATTGTCTCCTATTCTCCCCGTCAAGCCGATAGGACAGCTATAAATTAATTAATTTTCTTCAGATCTAATACCAAATACTTTAAATCCTGTGTACTTTCCTTTACACTTTGTGAACATCACTGTGAATATTACGAGTAATTCATTTTCTTCATCCAAACATGTTACGTTGAAGAAATCATCATAAGATATTAATCCAACAATTTGTGCTGTGTGTTTATAATCGTAATTACAACCGATCATAGTTGCACAGAATTTTCTAACAGAGTTTAATGCCTCTTGAGTAATGTGCTTACAAGGTTTGAATTTCTGATCATCTAACACTGGTTCGATAGAAGTAACTTTTAGTACGTTGTGAGATAACTCCTCATGTATTGTATAAAGAGTATCATCTTTACGTTCATTCACATTGAAGTTCATAACAAAACCATCTTTACCCCTTGTTGTGACTCTCACATACCTATTGGTCGGATCTAATAGATCAATCGTAGTAGTATCAATCAATCCACAATCATCTAATTCATCTTTGACCAAATTGATAGCAGTATTGATATTATCAATAACCTCATATGGAACATATGTGTCTTGAGGAACTAATGTCTCGAATTCTTCAAACTCCTCAATTTTTTCATTTCCATCAAGTAATGAGAAAACTTCACGCTTCTTGTAGAATGTCTTATCATCAACGATATTGAATGTATATCTTCTTGAGATAAGTTGTTCATCTTTTTCGATATCATAATACCTATCAATGATGATTAATCCAGAATCCCAATCTGATGTTCTGATACTGAAGTTCGCAACACCATATCCTTCTTTGTTTCTGAGGAATCTGATGATGCTGTTGATAATGTTCTGTTGCTCAATAATAGATCTACTCATAGTAGTTCTCCTTTTCTCCCCGTTACGCCTGATAGGGCAGCTTATAAATTTTATGTAACAACTATTTGTCACACTTAAATAATATACTAGTAAAAAATAAACATCATATAAATTTATATGATGTTTATCATTATAGTATTCACACAATTAGGTGTCTCGACAACAACTCTAGCGAAGTTATTATCAGTATCAATCTCAATCGAATTAATATTATAATTGAGATCTGGTTCATTCCTTCTAACTAATTTATCAACAGTCTGTTGTACCTTATTTATCATACATAACTCATCTTTATTGAATTTGTGTGTATATGTTCTTGAGGTGTTGTAATCATTATCGTTATCATAATGCCTATCAATAATGATTAAATCAGGATCAGATTCTGATGTTCTGATGGTAATACCACTACAGTCACAGCCTTCATGGTATTTAATATAATCAACAATTCCGTTGATAAGGTTCTGTTTCTCAATATTTGATTCACTCATACTAATTCTCCTTTTCTCCCCGTTACGCCTGTTAGGACAGCTTATATTTTTATATAATGAGTACTTACAACACTTAAATATAATAACAAAAAATAAATCCCATATAAATTTATATGGGATTTATTGATTATGGTTTATCTATTGATTGGATTATTCTCAATCATATCTGCTGTCACTTCACCGTAGTATTTAAGACCTTCGATATAATTATCTGAATCAAAGTCGATCTCAAAGCTAAATACTCTAGCTACTGGAGATTTATGTCTATCCAATATACTAACTAAGAATTCTCCAGTATCAAATGAAAATTCGAGGATCTTACATTCTTGATCGTTTGTATCAGGATTATTAACATAATATTTGACAAAATGTATAGCTTCTGAGAATACATCCTCTAAAGTACCTATTTCTATGAAATATTCATCAATACAAATATCTCTAAGAAGATATAATGATTCAAATAAATCTAATCTAAGATTATAATCTAAGATCATCTTGTTAGCTGGAGTCTCAACAGTAACAATAGCAAAAGTACCATCATTGGTAAACTTAATGCGTTTGATCACATAATCACAATCGGGTTCATTCTTTCTAATGATTCTATCAATAGAGTTCTTAACATTATCAATCATTTCTAAATTACTACCTGATAATGTCGTTATCTTATCAGTGTTACTCATACTATTTCTCATAAATAATCCCTCCTTATTTATTATCTTATTAAAACTCTGTGATGTTACACTGGACCATATCTGCGGTTACTTCACCGTAGTATTTTAATCCCTCAATCTCATCACTATCATCAAATTCAATCTCAAAACTGAATATTCTTTTAACAGTCTTCTCCTTAGTCCAATCCAATATACCAACTAGGAACTCACCAGTATCAAATGAAAATCTTAATATCTCACACTCTTCATCTGTGGAATCTGAGTTATTAACATAATCTCTAACAAATCTTACAGCATCACTAAAGATATCATCTAGTGTACTAACATTAGTGAAGTAATCACATCCAATCTCAATATTCTTAAGGATATAACTATCAAATACATAAGTTTGTCTGATGTTGTGGAAAGCTTTTGTAATGTTATAGAATAACGTCATCTCATTATCTGGAGTCTCAACAGCAACTCTAGCGGACTCATCATTAAAATCAATTTCCATATTCTTGATATTATACTTAATATCTGGATCATTCCTTCTAACCAAAGTCTCGATAGCTTGCTGTATATTATTGATTACCCTCAATTTGTCACCAATTATAAATGTTATAGTTGTCTTCTCATTCTTGTTAATTCTGTGATTCATATAAATGTCCTCCTTTTATTATATGATTATTCTCTTACTGTGTGAATGTACATATTATCAACAACAAATTCTGTTATTCTTGTACATGTTGTAGTGTCTTTGTTTACATAATATCCAAATTCATATTGAATAGGTAATGTGATACCGTCTGAACTATTATCAGAATATGTAGCCCGTACAAAGTATGTAGCACTATTACTATCGGAATTTGATGTCAATATTCTAATACTAGGATCATAGTCCTTGAGCTCGTTATTGATATAATTTCTAATATGATTCTCAATCTCTTTCATAGCTCTTGTTGATAGCATATTAGGATTATCATTATCATCATAAATGAATGGAATTGTTACACCAACATCATGCGTGTCATTGTAAGATTTAACAGATTGCCCATTGGAATTATATACTAGTACCTTAGAAACTACCGTTATTGATTTAGTCATCTCATCAATACTAAATTCGTACTGAAGATCTTTTGGAGTTCTATTTCCGAATCTGATGTCTGAAGCTACCATAATGAAATTTCCATTTGTAAAACTTCTGTGAATATACACACCATCATTTTCTCTATAATATTTCTTCTTGAGCCAAATGAATGCTGTGTTGTATGCTACCTTCTGAATCTCAAAACTAATCTGTCCACTCATAATGTGAACCTCCTTCTCCCCGTTACGCCTGTTAGGTCAGCTTATAATTTTATGTAACAAGTGTTTGTCACATTTAAATAATATAATAATAAATAATAATCTCTGTATAAGAATATACAGAGATTATTGATTTTATAATTTATTTACAATTTCACCGTAGTAATTAACCCATATGATGTTCTCATCTGAACCATACTCTATTTTAAACTTAAATAATCGACTATTAGATCCATTAGTGGAATCTAGTATACTAATTAAAAAATCTCCACTAGTATATGAGAACTCTAATACCTTACAAGATTTCTCATCACCACCAGTATATCGTGTTACAAATAATATAGCATCTCTAAATACACTATCGAGAGATCCACAATCTGCAAAATAGTATGGTAGATCAATATGTTCAACAACATACTCATTATCAGACTTCGTAAGCTCATACTGTAATTTGATATTGGTATCAAGTAGCTCTACCGTTATTTGTACTGAACTACCAAGATCTCCGATTTCTATAGTTTTGATAATATATTTACAATCTTGATTATCCTTTCGTATAATATTATCAATCATATTGATTACATGATTTACAGTAGATACCTGGTATTCATCGAGTAATAAATAACCTACCCTATGATTGTCGATTCCTAACATAAATAATTCCCTCCTTAATCGTTATTTATACAATACGTATACAACGTTTTTACATATTATAATAAAAAATATATCTAGCATAAACTACTATGCTAGATATATCTAATTTATTAAAATCCCATATCCATATCTCCAGAATCATCTTCTTTACCCTTAGGTTTAACAGCTTGCTCAGTTCCTTCAACTTGTGCATCTTTAAACATCTCATCTAATTTATCAATATTTATCATAGGTAAGAAGTCACCAGCTAAACTCTTTTTAAATTTCATAATTACTGGAAGATTATCAGGATTATTCTGCTCATCTTGACTGATATATAATCCAAGAGCCCATTGACTATATGTCTCAAAATTACCAAGCATATCTGCTTTAACTTGATTAGTACCATTCTTAGGTGGAGAGAATGTAAATTCAAATGAATCAATATCAGCTTCATCAATAGAAGTACACCATCTCATCATTCTCTTATATAAGTCTGTAATACTCTTATTGAAATCAATCTGATATGATACTACTCTTCCTAAGTATCTAGTATTAGCTAATTCTACTTGTTTAGCAAAATCTGCCTCATTGATATAATTAAGAATAGCATCTGGTACTCCAGTACCCATAATAGCATTCTTCTTAAGATTATCCATAAAGTCATTATTTAATTGAATATCTTGACCTTGTAAGATTTCTGTCTCTATAGCTCTTTCATTACCTTTACCAACTGGAATATATGTCTCATTACCAATACCAATTTTATTGATTAGATTAGTATATGAGAATAAGTCAATAATATTGATTTGTCTTTGTTGTTTAATTCTTGCAATTTCTTCAATCTTTTTTCTAATATTCTTATCTATACCAGAGGATCGTACATAATTAACTCTACTATCATTACTATAGAGGATAATACTCATCATCTTAAATAATAGATGCATTAAGTATAATTTAGCATAGAATAATGATCCTTCAATCATTGATGTACCATAACCGTATTCATCTTCATTGATCTTAAATGGTACAATAAATTCTGCTGGTATAAATTGAAATCTAACCTTATTCTCATTTAAGTTATAGAATGATAATGCTTCAGCAATGATATTCTTAAACTTGATATTCTGTCTTAAGAAATCCTTATTGAAACTTCTAACAATCTTTTTAGCTACAGCATCAACTAATGATGTATTAGTTCTAGTATCAAAAGTATCAACTGATGAAGAATTGGATACAGGGTTAGTGATATTTCCATTAATTAAATTAACATCATCAGATGTTATATAGTAATATCCCAATACCTTATCCATAATCTTAATAGGTACTATCTTATTAGTATCTATCATCTTTAAGAAGCAATCTTCAACATTCTTAAAGTTGGTACTACTATTACTAGTACTATTAGGAGATTTAGAACTCTTTAATCCAGGTACTGAATATAAACCTTCTTTAGCTTTATCTTTCATCACCTTATTAAAGAATGAGTCTTTACCAATATTACTAATAGTAATATCTGGTTTCTCATTATATGTATCTTCATCAATAAATTTCTCTGAGAAGAAATCCATAGCATCAACACCATCTTCAATAAATGCTAATGGAACTGGATCATTACATATAGTGATATTCTCCATGATATTATCTAAGTACTCAGTAAATATTCCTTCATTAGTTGATTTAACTCTTTCTACTTCTTTCTTATCATTCATATCTTCCACTGAAGTCATTGGATTAAATGATTCCTCAAATAATACATTTAGATCTTTATCATAGACTTGAGAATATCCAACTTCAGATTCATAGACGATTTCCTTAAGAGTCTTTTCTATATATATTTCTTCATATGGTGTTTTATTCTTACTGAATAAATGCTTGTGTTTATTATAAGATTCATTGAATCTACCACTTCCACGTTTCTTCTGTTTCATCTTCATAAAGTCTGAGAAGATTTTACTATATGGAATTACATAAGCATAATACTCACCATATGTTAGTGTATTGACTACAATGAAGTTTTTAATCTTATCCTGTAAACCAAATTTTTCTTCCATAGCTTCTACTATAGGATTTAATCTAGCTTCATTAGCATTAATGTCATTTCTAAACTTCAATAACCTAGACATCTTACTCTCTACTACATCAGATGATATAATAGCATCTCTAGTAATCATAATAGCTTCCCTTAACTCTATTAATTGAGTACTAACTTCATGTAAGTCTGCTAATTTCAACATCCTATTTTTATAAGCTTCATTTAAGAAACTCATAAATCCATTCTGTTGATTATCTGTGTTAAAGATATTGCTCAGTTGTTCTGCAACCTCTCTATCACTAGCATCAGTAGAATTATTATTAAATAACCTATCTAAGAATGAATGAGATGCTTTAGGATCATCTAGTTGTACTTCATCATCTTGTTTAGAATACCCATGAGTTTCATCTTGTATAAAATTATCAAATCTTGTATTAAGTGTATCTAACTCTCTACTAGGAGTACTTCCATAAGATATGGAAAATAATTGATCTACTAGACCATTTATATTTCCACTAATATTCTTATTAGTATTTGTACTCCCAGTACTTTTACGAGTTGTCTTCTTTGTATCTTCAGGCATGTTTTGAATTTACCTACCTTTCATTATAAATTCGCAAATATTATAATTAAAAAACTGTTGCCAGCCTTATCTTATACAACATACCTATAGCCTGAATTTATTGTAAGTACGTCAGATACTGGAATAGTTATTAGTAGTACTCCATCTTTAGTAAATCCAAATTGTCCTTTAATACGCTTCTTAGTTAATGTTGGAATCAATGGTCTGATGATATCATATTTATCACCATTATGTTCTATTGTAGTAACAGTGTTCTTATCGAAGATATCTGATATATTGTCTTCTGTTAATATGTCAGATATTTCTACCCAATCAATATTATCCATATCATAATACTCATTGAGAATATTAATTCTTTCTCTAAATACTGTTAGGAAATCTCTATTAGGTGATTCAAAATAATTATGTATATAACATACATCATCTATATCACCAGTGTCTGGATAATTCCTAAATAAGTCTTTAATAGTAGATATCTTTGCTATATAGATATCTTTATTCTTTGGATTTAATTCCTTAAATATAGGAATTACATCTATATCCATTTCTACAAACACTGCACCATAGACTTCATCTTCAGAATACATATCACCTACGATATATCTATTATCAATGATATAGATACCTGCTTTATATACACTAGAAAGCTTAGTAAACAAATCCTTCAACAATCTAACATTATTCTTCATAATACTTCATTATACTCCTTTTCTTTTTATACTTCGTAAATAATTCAGTGATATTTGGTAAATTAAACCATTTATGTCCAAATGATAAATAATCCCTAGTCTGAAGATTATCAAATACCTCTTTAGATATATCTTCACCTTTAAATGTTGAGATTAGTGTTGGTAGTCTAGGGTGATCGGTTATTGTATTAACCTTTAATTTACCACCAGCAGGTTTAAACTGTTTAGGATCTATTATCACTTTGAAGTACATAGCAGATTGAGTTATATTATGACTAATAACGGTAGATGGATAGAACGAACCCATATCCATATCTATACATAAATCAAACATATTATTAGTTTTCTTACCATCATAAACATTTCCAACTCTACCAATCAATAATGGATCACCTACAATAGCACCCTCAAAACTTTTATTCTCTTCTTCTGGATCATCACTTGTTCCAATATTGATATTATTACCTGGAATAAATCCCTGAGCTAAGTATGCTGAGTATTGTAATGATTCAAGTATCTTAGTCTGCTTAAATACATTTTCATGAGGACAAGCATTCTCACTAAAGTATGAATATGTAGTATATAAGTCTTCTGTCTTCTCTTCAATTCCATACTGTAGTAATACGTCCTTAATATTATACATAACATACTTAGCATAATTCATATATGCTAAATTCTTAAGACTACCTTCTTCAGCATATCCTAACTTAGTATCACCAATCTCCTTCTTAGCAATATCTGTTAATCGTAGACTTCTTAATGTCTTACCACCTTTTCTAATAGATGCATAATCAGTCATTTGATCTCGCCATACACTATACGAAGTACAATAAAACCAATCCTTTCTCTCTTTAGGATCTGAAGTTCTATGATCTTTCTTATACCAACATTCCTTATTAGGGAAATCTTTATGACATATTACATCTAATGGATTCCTTCCTAATCTTTCCAATCTCTCAATAATATCAGGAATATCGAATCCCAAGTTCCATACTAGGATATTATCTTTCTTCAACCCATGAATTAGTTTAAATACAGATTCTAATAATTTTAATTCATCAGTAAAGAAATAGAATCTATAATCAAAGCTACCATAATTCTCATCAAATGTATCATGTAGCATAGCTTTGAACTTATCAAGATTCTTTACAAACTCAGCTTCTTGTATAGCTCTATTAGCATACATCTCACGTTTAGTATTTTCTTTCTCTATTCTATCTTCAGTTGCAAATCTCAAATCCTTCTCTGGATAACTTCTACCCATAAGACAAAATGTGTGTGATACTTTATTGTCGCCATCAATGACTGTAATTAAGTCTATAGGACAAGTTGCTACGTCTTTCATACCAACTATCTCTATTGTATCACACTCTATATCTAGGAAAGCTCTAGTAACTGGCTTCTCCATATCATTTTTAAGCTTATTATTCCATTCTACCATGAAATATGCTCTTGGATCTATATCTGCACCAAATACATATGGATACTTATATAGATCATTAAGTTTTTTATACTCCTTAGTATTAAAGCAATTACTTAGGAACCTTTTACCACTAGGTCCTATATCTCTAGCTATATCACTAAGAACGTGTCTATATCTAACAAAACGCTTATCACATTTATTAATCTCTTTAAACTCCTGAGGATAATCATAATCTCTAAACTCAGGTTTAGTATAATATAGTGGAATTTTAAACTGTGGAATTTTTCCTAAATACTTCTCACCAGTATCTAAGTCTTTCCATACATAATATAAATAATCTTCTTGTCCTTGCGACTTACTCGCTCTCACATATTGAACATCTGTTAACATAGATGTCTCTCTACATAACTCCATAACTCATTAATCTCCGTTTCTTTAATATTTTTCTGATACTCATTACTTGTGAGTTTTTAGGAAAATGAAATTGTAACCAATCAGTAATTCCATCATATATATACATTATTTAATTGAAAATAAACTAAAAAAGGAGAAAAAGAACGTATGAAAATTGTAAAGAAAATAATTCTTAGTAGAGGGTGGATACCTATAATCATTCTACTAGCCGCCAACCTTGTGATGATTGTCATTGATTTCTTATCTAAGGCTGCTATCAGTAAAGTCATAGATGGTGCATCCAACAAGGTCTTATCAACTGCCGTAATCGGATTGGGAACGATAGTACTATTGAAGGCTAGTCATGGTATCTTAGATAGCATATTCTATAATGGTTATTATAAATCTCTGACTAAAGGTATTGAGGTACTGATGAGAGATGTTTATAACAAATACCTCAATATATCCTATTCTGATGATATAGACTTATCATCAGGTGATATGGTAAATGTTATGAATAACAACATATCTAAAGTCTCTGATTTTGTTGGTGATTTGATTCCTGCACTGATAGAAAATTTAGTTGAGATGATATCAATAGTTGCATTTATATGTTCCATGTCACCAGTATTAGTGATTTATACAATCATTATGGGTACAATCTATATCAGTGGAATATATTGGTTCAACACTAGATTCGTAGAGTTATGTAAGAAGCTTAATTCTAAGAGAGAAGAGCTAAATCGTGCAGCAATAATCTATAAGGATATGGGTAGCTATATCAGAACACATGGATTGAGGAAGTATGCGTCTTCAAAAATGGGTGATGAGATACACACATTCGAGAATCATGATTTCAAAACTATGAATACAATAGCATTACAAAGTAATGCACGAACAGTGTTCAAGGGTATATTCGTATGCTTGTGGGGATTACTAGGATTGAAGTTGTATATGAAAGGTGACTTAACATTGGGACAATTCTCAACATTGTTCACAGTAACATCTCGTGAGTTTGTTAGAGGACTTGCATCATTGACATATATCTCAACAAAATTCACATCTATCAAACCATCAATATCAGCTATCGAAGATGTATTGAAAATGGATAATGAGAAGAATGGTGATATTAAACTCAACTCTAAAATTGACAATATCGAATTAGATAACATCACATTTGGATATGATGATTCTAATATCATTGAGAATTTATCGCTCAGGATAGATAAGAATACATCTGTGGCATTAGTTGGAGATTCTGGTTCTGGTAAATCTACAATACTTGGATTAATTCAAAATCTGAATAGAATCGACTCTGGACATATTAGAGTTAATGGTATTGATCTCAATGATTTAGAGTTAGAAGATTACAGATCGAGATTTGCAGTAGTGCAACAGAATGCGATACTCTTTAATGGAACCATTAGGGATAATCTACTATTTGGATTAGATCATTCTAAGGTTAGTGAATCTGAGATTTGGAATGCAATAAAGTCTGCTAACTTAGATGAATTCATTAACTCATTAGAAGATGGATTGAACACCAACATTGGTGAGAAGGGAATGAAAGTATCTGGTGGTCAGAAGCAGAGAATATCCATTGCTAGAGCGTTCCTTAGAGATCCAGAAGTTGTTATCTTAGATGAGGCAACTAGTGCATTAGATTCAATCACTGAGAAAGAGATCAAGAACGCTATCACCAATCTTATGAGCAATCGTATAACTATTGCTGTAGCTCATAGATTAAGTACCATCAAGGACTATGACAACATAGTAGTACTAGGTGAGAAGCATATTATTGAAGAAGGCACATTCCAACAGCTTATGGACTTAGGTGGTAAGTTCAGTAAGTTGTGGAAATCACAGGTGTAAAAATAAAAGGAATAGGTAAATTACCTATTCCTTTTTTCTATGTACCTCAATATTAGAAGTAATCCAAATACTTAACATCAGAGTTCTCTAAAAACTCTCTAACTAATTCAACAGACTCATTTGTTGGGTTATTATTTCCTTTAGCCTTACCTTTGATCTTATTAACAACATTTTTAATCTTACCAACGATTGGTTGTGGTCTACCATTCTGTTGTTGATTATTACCTTGATTATTTACAGTATTTAAATTCTGTTGATTATTCTGGTTGTTCTGCTGAGTATTATTCTGTTGAGCATTATTTTGCTGTATATTGGTATTTTGATCCTGTTGTGTGTTATTATTCTGCTGAGCATTTTGTTGTGAATTATTCTGAACCTGATTATTATTCTGATTCTGTTGAGTATCATTATTAGGTGGTTGACTATTTGAAGTAATAGCATTCTGAGCAGCATTAACAGCTTTAATATTAGCATTAATAAGCTGATTATTCATATCATTGATAGAATTGAGTACCTGAATAGTACTATTATTCTCTTCGTTAATCTGTTCATCTTTTAACTCACCAGTATCACTTCTCTTAGAGAATTTCTTAATAGCTTGTAGTAATTTAGTACCTCTTTTTTTAGCATTAGTTAATTTAGCAGTAACAAATGTAGCAGCTATTTTTTTCGGATTGGTAAAGAAGTTTAATACTTGCTTAGCATTATTCTTAGCTTTATCGACCTTATGCTTAATAACTAATCCACCAATAACAGTCGAGCATACCATAACAAATTTCTTATGTTGTAATAATGTCTTAACTGGATGATTAATAGCATTTAGAATCTGATTAGTTGCATCTTCTAATGCACTATCAGTCTGATTGACCAAATCAGTATCAATCTCAACATTCTCTGGAAGATTTTTATTCCTCTTAAAGAACGAAGTAATCTTATTAATAATCTTCTGGAAAAAAGCAATAATCTTATCAAAGATACCTTCATTATTATCAGTCTGAGTATTCTGATTCTGCTGTTGATTATTGTTATTCTGATTCTGATTATTATTTTGATTCTGTTGCTGATTGTTGTTATTCTGATTATTATTCTGGGCTTGTTGTTGATCGTTATTTTGATTCTGTTGATTATTGTCTTGCTTCTTCTGCTTCTTAGGTTTCTTAGGTGCTTTCACTTTAGTATTATTAGCATTATCCTGATTCTGATTATTTCCATTATTATCCTGATTCTGTTGATCGTTATTCTGATCATCAGCTTCTGAGAAATAGTCAAAACTCTCAATATATAAATTATCCCACAATGAACCAACAGTATCAAATACTGATTCATCAAAGAGTTGATTATTCATAATTATACAATTAATCCTTTCTTTTATTACAATAATGTGATTTGATATCTATAGTAAAACCCGTATAATCAGTATATCTGATTATATATCATTTAGGTGTAATAAAATAACTGTGTTAGAGATTCATGTCATCTTTATCATGGGGGAAGGAGGAAATGTGAATGAACGAAGAGATTCGTTATGAGTTCTACGAACTCATTGACGCCTTGGAGAACAGGGTGTCTGTGAGATTGTTAAGCGTCGAGGAGAGACGTAACCTCATTCAGAAACTGAATGAGGTTAGCGAATTCGTGCAGAACGAATTTGCCTAGGGCAATCTCAAAAAAGAATGTGTCATGGTGTGAGAACTTTGACATGGAGGGTGGCACATTCTTTTTTGTAAATATATAAATAATAGATTAGAAGAATCATCATATGTCTTCTAATCTATTAAGTAATTTATTTCTTATTTTTTCTAATGATACTATCCACCATATCTTTAGTATATTGCTTAACTCTTAATGCCTTTGTCATATTAACAAATGTATATTCCATAATGGCTTTAGTATAAGCATCATTCATATTTCCATTATTGAGTTTAACATTCTTAGTCATGAATGATTCAAATAGTCCCATCTCATAGATAGGTTTAGTTAACTTCATTAAAGCAATCTTCTTAGCTAATACGGATTCACTAACTGTATCATCATCAGAAGTTTCCTTTAACTGGTTTTCCATTTCTTCCTCTTCTTCACGACGCTGTTTAATACGTTCCTTCTCATATTCTGTAGAAGTGATGACATTAGTTTTGATAATATCTCCGATAGTATCAATGTCTGTATCTTTAGCGATCTGGTCTAAGATTGTTTTCTTATCGTCATCAAATTTAAAATCTAAATCTTTAATATTAAGATTATCAATATTATCTGATTTAGATTTAGCTTCTGAATCAATAAGTCTATCAACAGCCTCTTTAAGTTCTTTAAGGCTAGTGTTACCATTCTTAACACCATCAGTAACATAACAAGCGATACCCTTATCCATAACTTCATCATTAGCCATCTTATCAAAAGCATCATCAATAGCAATTTCATTAGACTTAATGAAATCTGAGTCTAATGGTAATGATGATTTATATAGTCCACGCATTACATATGTTAAAGCAGTATCCTTAGCATTATTTGCATTATCTGCTAATCTAGCACGCTTATATTCTGGAGAGTTTGTAAAAGCATCACGTCTTTCTCTTTCTTGTTTAGTCTTATCGAGATCAGCCATGAAACTTAAAACTTTATCTTTATCCATAAGGTATATTACCACCTTTCTGTATATAGTTATAATTAGTATAATGTAAAATGACAATAAAAAAGAAGAGATACGAATATCTCTTCTAAAAACTAATAAGTTTTATTGATCTTCTTTATTGAATACTCTATCTAACCAGTATCCAATATTTAATAACCCATATCCAACTAACATAGTTACTGTACTAATCCCAGTACTTAAAATATACCAGACCATTGCAACTGCTGATAACATGGTTCTTAGTATATAATGCAACATATTATTCTTTCTCATAATGATGTCCTTTCATTCTACAACTTAATCTTCTTACTCTTTTTACTCTTCTTAGATAATGCTTTAGCTCTTTTTTTAGGTGATACCAATTCATCATCTAATGCATCAAATAATGATCTTGGCTTACCGTTATCTACATAGGTACCAAATATCATACCCATAACATCATCACCGATAAACTCCTTACCAATTTTGAGAATCTTACCAATGTTACTAGATCCTTTTCCTTTCTTACTCATTACAATTACCTCCTTATATTTATAATTTGTACTTAAGGTAATGATACTTAAATACAAATGAATAGTATATCTCTATAAGATCATCTGAAAAACATAGAGGTAATCGAATATTAATGAAATAATAATAGAAAGGACTAGTATTTATAAATTATGGCAACAATGACAGTTACGACTAGATTCCAGAATTTAAATATTCGTAAAGGTCCATCTATACAAACACCAATAGTAGGTAATGCTGCAAGAGGTTCTACAGTTGAAGTAGATACTGGTAGAAGTCAATCTTCTGGTGGATGGGTTTGGTTAGGTTATGGTAGTAATAAATGGATCTGTCAAAAAGATCCAAGATACAATTATGTCTTCTTAACTCCAAAAACTGAAGAAGCTAAAACAGAACCAGCTAAACAAGAACCACCTAAGCAAGAACCACCTAAACCTGCTGTAGACTATGATGCTATAGCTAATGCATTGGCTGCAACTGATGCAATTCCAGAACCTAGAATATCAGGTATTGATGGAAGTGCTGTAATGTATAGTGACCAGAAATATGATGCATACCAAGATTCATTTATTGACCTCAATGAAGGTTGGCAAATGAGAAAATATCAAGGTATGATGACTAAAACTGAACTAGAGGAATTGGATAAGAGAAGTAGTAAATATGTCCAGAATGATAAAGGTTTCCCAATACTTGCTGAGTTTAATAAAAATGGATACTATGATTATAGTTGGTATATGGATTATGAGAAAGATGGTTTCTTATCTGATATGCCAAGATTGAGACATCAATTAAATTATGGTGTAGAAGATTCTAATGAGCTTATGCGTACCTATACAACTCATTATAATAGATTTAAATTACCTATGGTTGGCGATGCATTAAGAAGTAGATTCTCCCATGTATTTTTTGTAAGACCTGATCTTAATATATTAGAAAGAGGTGGTAGTGGTTTTGTATTACCAGAGCATATTAAAGATGATCCAAATTATGTATACTCATATAATCATGATATTGAAATGATGAGGGAATTGGTATCAGATGCTGGATATGATCATGATTTTTCTATGTATCTATCTAATAGAGCTTATTCATTCCAATTAAAGGATGAAGGAATTGATAATGGTACATATGGTGAAGCTTGTACTGGATATAAGATTGCTTTCGGTAGACATAATATTGCTAGTAAGACGGCTGGAGAATTTGAAATAACATATAAAGATGATAGGGAATATCATATCTATAGATTACATAAATTGTGGGTAGATTATATATCTGGTGTATATCAAGGATCATTTGTACCTAAGGAAAAATATATTAAAGAGAAGATGATTGATTATGCAACTGCTGTATACTATATTCAGACAGCAGAAGATGGTGAAACAGTAATCTTCTGGAGTAAGTATTATGGTGTATTCCCAGTTAGTATGCCATCATCAGGTATGGGATGGGCTGGTGGAATGGATGATGTTAAAAATGAGGCTACGATAAGTTATCAATACTCATTTAAAGAGGATTTTAATCCACTATCATTAGTAGAGTTTAATATGAATAGTGAACAAGGTAACTATACCTATGTACCAACATTCAATGTCAATACATATTCTCCAACTAGTACATGGGTTGGTGCACCATTTATTGAGACCTTTAATAATTCAACATTAACTCCATATACATTTAAATTGAGATTTAGACCAAAGCAGTTAACTACAACTGGTACAGTTAAATCATCTCATAATTGGAGTGAATCATCTAGGGAGAGATCTAAGAATGATTACACTAAATCTAAAGCTGTTTCTAATAAGAAATCTACAGCTAAGACAGCACATAAGAAGCAATCATTATTATCCAAGCTAACTGGTAAAGGTAAGAAGAAAAAGAAATAGTGAAAGGATATTAGAATAATGGCTAAAATAAGAAATGATATCCCAGAAGTATTAGATAGAGATTATACAGATAATTTCTCTATTAAGGAATATGCTAGAAATACTCTAGTACCAAAATACTTTGAGGGTGAAGATATCTCTGATCTAAATATAGGATTAACTGGTTATGTTACAGAATTAATCTCTGATGGATTAGAAGATACATTTAATACAGCATCTGCATTACATAATGAAATGTATCCTAATAGAGCTAAACTACCATCATCAATTATGTCATACGGATCAATCTTCCAAATCACTAATGGTATTTGTACACCAGCATCTTGTGAGTTCTTATTGGTTATGAGTGAGAAATATGTTATAGACAATTTCCAAGATATCAATAATCAGAATTTATTCTATATAGATAAAGATACTAAGATACTGGTAGAAGATTTAATTTTTTCATTAGACTATGATATTGTGATTAAAGGTGTGTGGAAAGAAGCTATTAAATCATACATCTATTCAGCTCAATATGATATCACTAAATTCCGTAATAGTATTAGTGATATCACTAATCCATATATTAAACTGAATAAATCAAATAATGGATATATTGCAATTTTAGTTAAAGCTCATCAAGTACAACGAGTAAACGAATATGAGCATATTATAAATAATACTAAGATCAATCTACCAAATTTCTCTGTTAATTATGATAAGCAATTAGGTGGATTCGATATCTTATATAAAGGAGCTACTGATGTAGATTATTCTACTCAATTACAGAAGTTAATGAAGTACTCATCTCCATTAAAAGTACCATTCTGTTATTACTCAATTAATGAGGATAAGAGATTAGATATTTTATTTAGTAATAGAGATAACTACTTCCAACCAGATTACAATAGTGAATGTAAAATCATTATGTATCTAACAGATGGTAAGAAAGGTAATTTTGAAGTATATACTGGAAAAGATGTTTCTGTTATTACTACATCTGAAAGATTTCCATATAATGATAATTTCTTCTTAGTAGCTAAAGTTATGAGTCCATCAACTGGTGGAACTGATGTTAGATCATTAGAAGAAGTGCAAGCATTAACTGTAGAAGGATTTAGAACTGCTACAGTATATTCTACAGATAATGACTTAGAGGAATATTTCTCTAATTATAAATATAGATTTGGTAATGAATGTATCTTTATTAAAAAGAGAGATGATCTAGTAGATAGATTATATAGTGGATTTTTAATTATTAGAAAAGATGATTTCATATATCCAACTAATACTATGTATATCAATGCTAATTTGTTCCAATTTAAACACAGTGCAGGAACAGAGAAATTCACATTGGAACCTGGAACATTATTTACATACGATAGTAGTAATGACTATGCTAAGATAATTAAAGACGATACAGTTACTGTACATACATATACTGAATATAATCAATGGTTAGCAGATAATCATAAGACACAACATGATATTTCATACTATGAATATTTAACTAATCTTGGTGATAGTAATTTAACAGGAAATGTATTTAATCAAACATTAGTAGATTCATCTAAGACTACTAATCAGTTTTTATACTTTAACCCATTCTTAGTATCAGTATCAAGAAGACCTAATTTAGTTGGATTATATCTAACAGTAGTTAATCAAAATTCTGTAGTTGATTTTACAGATCAGAACTTAGATATGTTTGAGCAATTCCTAGTAACTAATCTAACAGTAAATAGAGGATTTACTAAAGAAAAGAAATACCATATAGAGACTGCAACTATTCCTTCTTCAAATATTCCTAGTGAAGAAAAACCAGTTAAAGTATTTGGACCAACAGCAGATTTAACTCAGAATAATTTAAGAGTAGTATTAACTATAAATGGTACAACTGGTGAAGAAGTTTGTGTTACAGAAATGATTCCAACATTTGCTGGTAACTCCAATGACTATCATTTTGCTGTAGATATAGAAACTGATGACCATACAGATGATGCAAGATTTAGATTAACTAGAGGAGTAACTGGAATTGTAAATAATTGGGATAATCTAATTCCTATGGAAGCAGTATGTCATATTTATGTCTTATATAAGAATACTACTGGTAATAATAGATTTTCACAATATATTCCAACATTATCAGGATACTCTTGGACTAATCACTATACAACTACTGTAGATCCTATCACATTTATTAAACCACTTAATATGATTAAATCTAATCTCATATTTAAGGATTATAGATTAGGATCTAACTCTATGAGTGATGTGTCTATTTCATCTATACCATTATTAGGCGTTGATGTATTATCTGATAAAGAAAGATTTGATTGGTTTGTAAAGACATTCTCAGACCAGTATAAGAACTTAGAGAAAGCAGTAGATTATCTTAAGACTTCTACACACATTGATTTGAAGTTCTATAACACCTATGGAAAATCTAAGAACTTCATTATTGGTGATGAAGTAGATGGTGAGAGAATTATTGATACTATCAATATCAAGATTAAATACACAATATGGTTAAAGACTGGTACCGATAAAATAAAAGCTAGAGAAGATTTAAAGCATTTTATTAAAGACTATATTGAAGCAGTAAATACAGATGGTACTAATAGCTTTTATAATTCTAATTTAATTAAAGCTATAGAGAATAAATTTGTATATGTACATCACATCAAATTTATGGGTATTAATGATTATGATACTAATTATCAGTCAGTAAAAAATGTTACTGTAGATATGGATAAAATGACTAAAGATGCTAGAGTTAAATATGTACCAGAAATTCTAGTAGCTAATCTTGATAATATTGATTTAACATTTATGACAACTTAATATGAATAGTTTTATTATGGTAGATATATGGTTCAATTCATATATCTACCATGTAACTTGTATATAACTAATATAAGAAAGGAATGAGATAACTATATGTCATATATTGGTGCTATTCAAAAAACAACTAAGGAATTTAAGAAGTGGGTAAATTACACTGAGAAGAATTCTATGAATGATTTGAAAGGCAAAAACATTGATAATCCTGGAGAATATAATGAGAAAGCTGGTGATAAGAACTTCACAGTATTTGCTGATTATTATAAGCAGAAAACAGGTATTGATGTTCAGGGAATGGCTTGGTGCTTTACTGGAGCAACTCTAGTATTAACTGATGTTGGATATAAACATATTTCTGATCTTAAAGCTGGTGATAAGGTATTGAGTGGTTACGGTACTGGATTTAATACAGTGCTAAGTAATAGCTCACATAAAGCAACAGTAAGTGAGTTTAGAACTTATGCTAATATGTGTAATTGGGTAACTAAAGACCATCCAATTCTATCATCACGTAGAAAGTATAATGTAGATAAGTCTAAAGAATTTGATGATAAAAAGTTTAATACATTAGAGTCTTTACGTAAGTATGATAGATGTTATATCCCTAGAAGAAATTCATCTGAAGATATTGGTTTAACTAATGATGAATTATGGTTATTAGGTTACTATATTAGTGATGGTTGTGTAGATGGAGAAACATTTAAGGTATGTGCTAATGATAAGAAGTTAGAAATTCTTAGATCTAAGAATCTACCATTAATGCATCTACCAGATGGGACAAATCATGAAGATATTATCTTAACTGATAATCATACACTTATTGAATTATTGAAAGATTGTGGAGATAATCTAAATAAGAGAATCCCAACAAAGATTCTCTATGGATCAATCCATGACAAATCAGAATTCATTAAGGGATATATTGATGCAGATGAGTATGATAATAACACATTCACTACATCATCAGTAGAATTAGCATTAGCTCTAAGTAAACTCGTCTTTGATATTGGTAAGAGATGTTCTATGAAGATCTACAATCGTAAAGATAATGTCAAGGTATTCAATCCTATTGATGTTGTATATAAATACATCAATCAAGAACCTATTATCTACGTATGTAATTTAGATGATAAGTATATTAATGACGAGGATCTTGCTCCAGTACCAATCAAGTATATTGGATTAGATGTATTTGAAGATGATGTCTATACATTAGATGTAGATGGTGATAATACATACACTGCAAATAATCTTGCAGTACATAACTGTGATACATTTGTAGATACTATGTTTATTCATCTATTTGGTGTAGATACAGCTAGAAAGATGCTAGGTGGATTTGACGCATATACACCAGGATCAGCTCAGAAATTTAAAGATATGGGAAGATGGTTTAAATCAGAACCACAAGAAGGTGATGTAATCTTCTTTAAGAATTCTGAGAGAATTTGTCATACTGGATATGTCTATAAAGTAGATAGAGATAATGTCTATACAGTAGAAGGAAATACATCACGTGTTAACAATATCGTAGTACCTAATGGTGGATGTGTTGCAATGAAGTACTATTCAAAGTCAAATCCTAGAATTGCTGGATATGGTAGACCTAAGTATGAACTAGTGCCAGATGATGAAGATACAACTTCTAAGAAGAAAGCTAATATCACATATGAGGAAGGTTGGATGAGAGCTGCTGATGGTAAGCGTTGGTGGTATCAATTCTCAGATGGATCATATGCTAAGAATAATGGTACTAATAATGGTTGGTATAATATCAATGATAGATGGTATCTATTTGATACTAATGGATATATGCTAACTGGACATCAAGTAATTGGTGGTAACGAATATTACTTATGTGATGATCCAAATAAGGTAGAAGGTGCATTAATGATTGCTGACGCATCTGGAGCATTACAAGTTTGGGAAGATAAGCAATCATCATAGTATTGAATAATAGATAGAAGTAGATATCATTTCTACTTCTATCTATATATTATTTATGTGTAGTTACGTGCTTATAGCTACAGTTAACCAAATCAATACTGACCTATCGGTATATACGGGGAGAAAGGAGAATATGTTATGAAGAGAACATATTCAGAGATTAGAAAAGATACTGAATTCAATGTAAAGGTTATGGAAGAATACTACACTTACCTTGATCAATATTACCTATTTAGCCTATTTAAAGGTAACTATAAATTTGTAGATTCAGAGAATATTCTGATAACCGATGAGTCCATGATTGCAGATTGTGTATTTGGTGTAATCTGTACGGACAATCCAATAATCGAGATACTCATGTATTTTGAAACTGTAACTGATGGTGAGATAAGACGCATTGGACATACAATCAAAATTGATATCTAAGATTCATGAAGAGAGAGTTTAATGCTCTCTTTTTTATATTTACACAATTAAAGATAGCTAGATCAATTATTCTAGCTATCTTTAATACTAATTATTTATATTCTACATGATACTTAGTTCCATAAGCATCTGTTGCAATCATTGTTGATCTATTCAAACTGAGTGATGTTCTCTCAGGTAATGGGTAATCATCTAAGATAGTACCATCTTCTGTTACTGCAATATATTCATAATCATCAGGATTGTGTTCATCCATTAGAATAGATATAGTAACATTCTTTTTTTCGTATTTAAGGTACTTATCAACATCTTCACTTCTACCATCATCAATATCAATATCATCAAAGATATTGTTAAAACCATTCTCATCAACATCATTAACAACAAATCCATTATCACCATTCTGGATAACATCTCTATTCATAATGATATTCTTAAGTAGATTACTACCATAGTTTTCAATATCTGTAGTGTTCTCATTAGCTATACCAAACTCTTTACGTTGTTTAGCTTCAAGATCAGCAATAGTCTTCTTTAAGTTAATTTGCTTATCGACTAATGATAATGACAATGATCTAGCTGAAGTGATACCAGCAATTAAATCAGTCGTATATTTACCAGTACCTCTGACTGATGCTTTAGAGTTTGTCATCCTATCATATGTTTGTTGTAATGAATCAACAAATCTATTATTTTCAATATATAGATTATTAATCAATGCAGATTCTATCTCAAACTCTTTTTTATAGTCTACTAAATTCTCATTACCCTTATGCTTCTTTTTCTTCTTCTTTTTACCACCAGTATTAAATAAATCTTCTGTCTTTCTTTTCTTTCCAACTCTTACTGTAGATAATGTTGCTAATGATGATAACCACGAATTATAATCATCACTACCTGAAGTTTCTTCTTCAGTATCATCTTGAGTATAATTAGAAATCATTACTGGAGCAACCTCATTATCTAAAGAATTTAATCCATCCAGTATTCGAGATTTTCTATCTACTGGTAAATCATATTCATCATAAACTTTACCCATTTATATCAATCTTATCCTTTCATTATAATTAACTCATTAATTCCTTGTTTTCATACTAGTTAATATTCGTAGTATTAAGAATCTTATTCTTCATAGATCTTCCTAATACTTCTCTAATGATATAGAGTAAGATTGGAGTAATAAAGAAAAATTCCATATTAGCATTTAATGAATATAATGCATCTGGTAATGAATCAGGAATATCTTTAATCTCTACTTTACCTAGAATATATGCTTTTAATACTTTACCATAGTCAGATTCTATAGGTTTATTATTTCTAATAATATCTAAGAATTCATCAGTGAATATTAGACTAGTTTTATCATCATAATAATCTGTAGGTATTTCTAAGATATTGATAGATTCATCATTCCATAATGAGAATGATGAATATCTTAAGTCAACACCTTTATATGTGTAATATCTGAAATTATTGATTAGTCTTATATCATGTCTCTCTATAAATCTATAGATAGATTTCTCATACTTAAATCTGAATCTAGTATCTTGTAACTCTTGAGAAAAAATATAAGTAGTTAATTCATTCTTCTTATTAAATAAACCCCACTTATTAACGAAATTAATCAAATACGGATCATAGACTTTTTCAGCACATTCCTTACTACCCAATAATGTATTATACCTTTCATTATAGAAGATATTAATATATGTATTAGATAGGTCTTCATAGATATCTTGTAATCTCTTATATTTGTCATATAAGTCTGTTTTTAATATACAATTATCTTCGGTACCAATATTATCTAATACACAGACATAGGTATCTATACACTGTTCTTCCAATCTCTCTAATGTAAAAGGATCAACAGACTCTAATTTAAAATCTATCTTATAATAATTATCTGGGTGAATATTATCATACTCAATAGATGTGACTCTAAATATATATGTATCATGCTCATTTAATACATTAATTACAAACGCATCATTCTGGAATGGTTTTATCGTATGAGGAAGAATATAAGCCTCTGCTTCATAATTGACATCAATACCTTGATCATCTTCAATAATCTGAGGATTAATCTGTTGCAGACCATATATAGGAAAATCTGTAATCTTATTAAACACTATAGGAGAGTTATCACCAATATATGCTTCAATATCTTCAAATCCACCATCTACTGTAGTCTCATCATTATTGATATGATAATACGTAACTAATGTTGGAGATTTATCAATAAATCTATTGAGAGGACTTTGTAATCGCTTTTCATATTCAAATATATTATTCTCAACAAATCTAGTTTCATTAATAATCTTTGGCAATATCTTGAACTTCCTTTCTTTGATATTACCAAAAAGTTGGATGGGTATAAAACACATAAGAATATGATTGAGTATACAATTAACTCAATCATATTCAATAAATTAATTAAAGATACCTTTAATATCGTCAATACCTTTAGTAACTGCATTCTTTGCATTATTAGCTGTCATTGCAGCTTTAGCACCCTTGATAAGACCACCAGTTGTTTGTCTGAATGTTTCACCATCTTTACCCATAGTGTGTTTAAATATTTTTCTAGCACCCTTTGTAGCACCAATAAGACGTACAACTTTCTTACCACCTACTAATCCGAACACAGTACTGATACCACCCATAGTATTTTGTAATGCATCACCAATAGTTTTAGATCGTTGTCCAAATAATGATGCTTTCAGATTGTGTAGACTTAATGTTCTACCACACGATTTAATATCTCTTCTGAATTTTTTAGCCTGTGCTGAACCAACTTCATCAACCATTGCTTTCATAGCTTTACTATCTTTTTTCAACATACCACCCCACAGTTTAGCTAATCCTTTATTGGATTCGCATAAACGGATTGCCGCATCCATCTTAATTGATGTAACAGTTGATTTGCCAAGACCACTTAAGATCTGTTTAACCTTATTATTCGTCTCTACCTCAATTTGAGCAGCCTTTGCACCATCAGCTTTCTTTGTCTGCATAATTGCCGTATCAACAGCTTTGATAGCATCTCCATATATCTTCTCAAGCTTCTTAAAATCTTTTACCTTAATTTCCTTATTCCTATATTCTGGATGTTGACTAAGATATTCTTTGAATTGATTTAGTCTATCTTTCTGATCGGGTGTCATAAAAATACTATGAAAGAAATTAGATATTTTCACTATAATAGAACCAACAAATTCAGTAACTCTTTTAAATAACTGCATCAGTGTACCATTATCTTGTTTATATTGGTTATAGTTAAAATTATTACCAGACTTAACAGTACCAGGTACAGGCATCTGATTATTATTTTTCTTCTCTATAGCATAAAATAAATCAACTGCGGATTCACAATAAGTGTGAGTATCCACAGATTTGATAAATCTATTGATATCTTCAGTCAAATTAATATAAGTCTCAATAATATACTCATCTATGATCGGATTATCACCAGACTCATAAAAATCATATATCAAATCCATATTAACTAAATACTCCTTTCGGTATATTATATATTAAGTTTTCAGGGTAGTATAAGATACAAGTATGGATATAACTGAAATATAAGTTTAATATAAGGAGGATATAAGTAATGAAGAAGAATGAAAAAATTATGAAGGAGTTTGCAGAGTCTAAATATTATACGAGGAGTAACAACCACAATGTTGTTGTACAATTTTCTACAAACATTCCAGGTCTAGGTATCCATATGTATGTAACTTCAGTACAACCACCTAGAACTGTTGAGAAGAAATTAGACAACCTCGTGGAATTCATACACGATAAATTTCCAAAGTATACTATAGATGAGATATATGACTCATTAGAAATTGTATCAAGTACATTAAGTAAATTTGATTCAGTACTCCTACCAAAATCTCCAGATCTACCAATGTGTAGTTTTGATCATATTCCTGATCTTAAAGAAATAAAAATAATATCATAAAACTAGATATAGAGATATAGAATAAATTATTCTATATCTCTATATTTTTACTGTATTAGATATCTGCGAAAATATCACTAAATGATGCATTCTCTACAACACTATCATTCTTCCAGTAATCACCATCTGTATTCACATCAGCATAATCACCAGTTAAATAATCTGTAACATCATAACCATCAAGTCCAACACCATCAGTATTATTCATACCACTATCACTCAATAGGCTATCATATGAATAATCTTCATAATAATTATTTGATGGCTCATAATCATCAATATTATAATCATCATAAGACTCTGGTGTATAATCGTCGATATTATATGAATCAGTATCACAATCATATGACTCTGGTGTGTAATCGTCAATGTCGTAATCATAATCGTTATATGATTCAGTACTATATGAACTGAAATCATCCATCAACTCATCATATGTGAATGACTCATTCTTATTATCTCCATCATCATCTGTCTTCTTACCATCAACTGGTTGATTATCTGTAACACTAGCAGCACTCTTAACTTCTGAAAGTGTGTTCTTAAAGAATCTTACAATACTATTGATCTCTTCACGACCAACCTTAGCATATAGTGAAGCGCACTTACTAAGAGCTTGCTCACTATTAGCGTGTTCACTACCAGTTGCATCATTAATTGACTCTAATGCTGATCTTGTTTCTTTCTGACAAGAATCAATCATTCCTGCCATCTTACCCTTCATTTCTTTAACTAACTTAAATGCACCAGCAACTGTTGTTGTAGTACCTTTTCTATCAGTCTTATATCCATCAAGAGCGCTATCAAAATCATTCTCAATACTTACTAGTTCACTACCATCTGGAACCTTTCCAGACTTAACCTTAGCTACAATCTTTTGGATATCTGCACGAGTCTTCTTAAATAATTTAGTCTCAGCATTTAAGTTCTCAATCGTTACCTTCTTCTTCTGTAAGAATGGATTGAACTTAAGCTTCTTCTCCAATTTGTCAATAGCTACTGTTGTTTCAGCAGATGTAATCTTGGTAAGAATCTTGATCTTAATATCGTTAACAAACTGCATGAATGTCTTGATAATACTATCAATCATTCCCTTAACTTTGCTCATTGCATCAGATACTGCTTCACTAATAGCGTAATCAAGATTTGGATCACCATAACTAACATTCTCACACATAGCCTTCAATCCAATAGTATCTAGTGTAATATCAAGATTATCATATACAGAATTTTCATAAGTAATTAACTTCATCATTCTGATATCAAATAATGTATTTACAGCCTCAAGGGTTGTTGAAAAATCACCGTACATATTAAATACCTTTACCCTTTCATTATTTTAGTATAGGTCATACATAAAACTCTCATTAGCAGTAGTATCATCAGGTTTACCACCATTATCACTATCTGTTGAACCTTCATCTGAACTACCACCATCATTACCAGTATCATTATTAGCATCAGAAGAATTATTACCTTTCTTCTTACCAATTTTACCTGCTACCTTTGATGCGAAGCCCTTAAGATTCTTACCGAAGTTAGTGACAACATCACCAGCCTTATCAACTAATCCCTTAAGTGTTTCATAAAGAGTTTTTGTTGCTTCATTACCCTTATCTGAATTACCTTTACCAATGTTATTCTTTACTTCATCTCTAGCCTTAGCCAAATTATCAACTGGTGTCTTAATAAGCTTATCAAATGCGTCACTAGCCATCTTCAAAAATACATTAGCTTCCTTTTGTGTATCATTAGCTTCCTTACCTGATGTTGTACCATCAGCATCCTTTGCCTTAGTAGCATCTTCTGACTTCTTTCTAATCTTAAGGATCTTGCAGAGACCAACTCCAGCAAGGCTTGCTGCGATAGTACCACAAGCTGCAATACACATTGTTGCACTTCTATCATCATTGATAAATGGTGCCTTCTGTACAAATCCCTTAAGCTTACCAAAAGCTCCAGTAATTGCACCGATAACTCTCTTAGGTGCAGAGCCCTTATAATCTACAACAACATCTGGTGTCATAGCATCATCAATCTCCTTCTGACCACCACCACCAAATAACTTGGCAATAGCGTTACGAATTCCATCAACTAACTTCTTAAGAGCACCAAAAAGTTTCTGAAGGATTCCACCCTTCTTATCTTCAGCATCATCAGCAGCTTCTCTATACATTCTCTCAAGGTCTCCATATGTACCAGACTCTGTAAGTACAGTGTACTCACTTCTGAGAAGTGCTGTCTCATACATTGAATCAACCATATTATATGCATTTTCGAGCTTCTTACTCTCAATAGCAAATTTCATTTCAACAGCAGCAAACATTCTATCTGCTGGATCTAAATATCCAAAATAATCTCTATTAAACATAGTCTATATTACTCCTTTATATGTTTGATCTATACTTCTCTCATCATTCTATCGAATGAAGCTTCTAGCCTATCTAACTTAGCAAGAACTGATGACTTAACAATGTTAAATGAACTAGCATCTAGTCTACCAGATTTGAAATCCTTACCAATTTTAACACAGAAGTTCATAAGATCTGCAAGTGACATAATATAAAATGCAAATGCAGATGATGTGAAAATAATACCACCAATAACTTGTGCAATAGCGTTAAATGGAGCCATCAACATGATGAGTCCACCACTAGTTACCATAAGTAATGATGGGAAATGTAAAATAACATCTTTTAAGAACCATCCGAATGCACTATCAATACCATCAGGTACTGCTGTACTATCTGAGTCGGCAATCATTTTCTTAATTCTATTAATAATATTCTTGCAGTTACTAGATTCACGTTTAATCCTATTCTTGTCACCAGTTTTAATTGCAGCATTAAGTGAAGATAGTCCACTACGTAAATCTTTATCAAGCATCTTATTAATCTCAATATAATCACTAGTTGTATCTAAAGCTTCAACATAATAATTATCAATGTTATATTTACCTGATTGATATGAGTTAGTATTTACGTATCCATAATCATAATTCTCAAGGTAATCTGAGTATGGATCACTATCGAAAGTGTCTTCATTCAAATAACTCTCAATATCGAACATATCATGAATTATTCCTTTCGTATATTATTTTATTCTTATGTTTTATTGTAAAATAAAGTGATGGTAGTAATATTACTACCATCACAGTATATTATTTCTTATTCTTAGCATTTTTCGATTTACTAGACAATTTATTCTTTACAGTATCTACAACTTTTTCACGGCTATCTTTAAGTTTAAGCATACCTGTTTTAATTGCACTCATCAATGATGTGTACATATTGATCTGTAGTCTCGTTAATGAGGACATTGATGCTAATACTTCATCTCTAGCTTTAGCTTTCTTATCTTCACCTTTAAAGATATAAGCAATATTTCTATTATATGTTTTAAGATGATTATCAATTTCTGCATCCATATCTTTTTTTAATTTCTCAACATGATTCTTAGCCAGTAATGTACCACCAGCTAATGTACCAGCAACAGCACCAAAGACAGCAACTGGTTTAGGGATACTGTGAACTAAGCTACTAACAGTACTAGTAAATTTTCTTACCTTATCCTCATCAAGTCCTGGAACTCTACTAATAGTATTAATAAGCTTATCACCAATACTCATTTGTCTATTAATCTCTTTCATTCTAGCATCATAGTTTGAATTAACCATGACATTAAACTCTTTTGAATTAGTAAATTCTTTAAGATCGAAGATATTGTCACCTTTAAGTCCAAACATTTGTTTGAATCCATTAATAATTTTACTCACAGTATTCTTAATGAAATCAATTATCTTACCTATCAAACCTCTTGAGTTACCTTGTTGAATATTATTGTAGTTTTTCTTATTAGGTAATAATCCAAAACCACCTTCAGTTTTAATCTCAATAGGTACTTTAAATGCTTCATAGGTATATCTTGATTTCAGATCATTAACAACAATATCAAGATATTCTTCAAACATATACTTCTTAATATATTTTGTTAAATTAGTGGATTCTTCATAATATATCTTCTCGAATAAATCCATATTATAATTTCCTTTCTTATAATATTATGCTTCAGATTTAGGCTCAGGGGATTTCTCTGATTCAGATGGTTGTGTTGGATTTCCACTAATGCTATCAATCTTAGAACACATCTTGTTGAACAAGGATTCAGTTGTAGAAAGCATCTTCTGATAGAATCCTACAATAATGGAAATAAACTTACTGGAATTCCTAACAACTTTTGGAAGATCTTCCTCTGATGTTTTTTCACAATTATCAATAGCTTCTTCAATGATAGTATTAACATCTTTAGCACTATCGGTAAGGTTATTCTTAAATTTACCAACCATAGATTCAACAGATTCTACAAATTCTTTTACAGTTGTTTTAGAGTCAGATTTATCATCAGATGATTCTACTAACTCATTGAGATCTTCATACAGTGATTCTTTCATCATATCACTAGCTTTATCAAATGTGTCTGGATCACCATTTAACTTAGATTTCAATCTTAAAAAGATACTAGGATATTTCTTAATATTCTTAAAGATCTCATCTAAAGCTGTTGGACCAGTAGCTGATAATTCCTTATTAGCAAAATCTTGACTCTTAGCGATATTTTCTTTAATAGTATTGAGATTCTCTTTAAATTTACTATCCTCTAATTTCTTCTCAATATTATCCGTTACTTTAGTACAGGCTTCTGCAAAGTTTTTCTTACTCTCAGTACAATGTGCTTTAAAAGCATCTAGCTTATCACTATCATTAGATTTAGTTTCTGGTGTTTCTGGCTTAGTTACATTAATATTAGCATTATCAGTATTATCATCACCATTAGCAATGATGGCTGATAACACATCAGCATCTTCTTTAATATACTTAACTCTTCTACCTCTAAGTGCTCTCATAACTCTAAGATCCGAAACACCTAATTTGACATCTCTATCAAAATCAAAATTCATAATTATTGACCACCTTCCTTTTCTTTTTTCTTAGCTGGTTTTGCTTGTTTTAATCGTTGTGCTCTCCTAACCATATCAACAATCTGTTGATTAGTCGTAGCTTTATCAGTTTGCTTAGTTGATGGAGTTGTAGCATCTCCACCATTAGGTGCTGTTGTTGTATTACTAATATCAGACTTAGTAACACCACTATCTTTAGTTGTACCACCATTAGTTACTTTATCAGGTTTAGTAGGGTTATTGATATCACTAGTTCCATCACCAGGTTTAGAGTTAGATTTAATATTCTTAGGTTTAGCACCTCTAATATTTTTAGTTGTTGGAACACTACCATCTCTAAGTCCATCAAGGAAGCTAGATTTGATTCTCTCAACACCTAATTTAGCCATCACATTATCTAGTATCATAAAACCAATAGCCATCTTTCCCCAGTCGTAGATATAACTCTTAACAAACTTAACGACCTTACTACTTCTGAAATTTTCAGCGAATGTACAAATCTTCTGTGTTCTTGATGATAATGTGTTTAGTTCGTTTGTAGCAACCTTACCACATTTTGTATTAAAATTCTTCATAACCTCATTCAGAGCCATATCTGAAGATTTCTTTGACATAGCTTCACATTGATCTAATACACCACTCATAGAATCTAGTTTCTTTATAGCATTAGCTAATGATACTTTGTTCTTACCTTTAACCTTATCCAATTTACTCAATAAGAAATCTGTTCCAGCTTTTAACTTATTAACTTCAGCTTCATAGATCTTATCAAAATAAACATCTTCAATAGAAGCTGTAGTCTTAACAACAAAATCATCTACCATCTTATTGATAGTTGCAACTGTCTTAGTAGCATCATTAAAATCAGCATCATCTACAAAATATTTATTAAATGCTGATTTATCTTTATTATATGCTTTTCTAACTAATTCCATCTTCTCATCATCTTCTGGACTTAGTTTAATCTCTTTTCTAAAGATCTTACTAAAAAAAGATTTAATCTTATCTTTAAGACTAATGATGAATTTCTTCACAGCATCTATGATCTTCTTGATAGTGTCTCCAACACTCTCTCTAAGATACACATAGTCATAATCTAAGATATTTTCAAGATTGATATATTCTATAGATGATTCTATACATAACTCATATTTATCGAAATCATTCATATTAAATATAACACACTCCTTTACTTAAAGAATATTAACATATTGTGATTTATTAGAAAAAAAGAACACCCTACAAATTAATGCAGGGTGTTCTTCGTATCAAACATAACACAGTATCTATCCCAATTATCGAGATAGTGTTTACGACATCCCTCTGTCATTTGTGACAGAGTTGAGTCAATAATATTACTGATTTGTTCAAATAATATTAACATATTGTGATTTATTACAAAAAAGAACACCCCACAAATTAATGTGGGATGCTCTTCTTTTAGATGTTGTGCTCCTCGAAATCTGGAGCAAATCTACTAACGATCCATAGATACATACGAGGATGTGTATCCTCATCTATATCCAGTTCTTCACAGTATTTGTCCCAGTTGCTGAGATAATACTCAGCACAAACTTCTGTCATACCTTCAAGTTCAAAGTCAACAATTTCATTAATCTGACTTACAACATCATCTCTATAGTCTTTCTCCATAGTAGTTTCCTTTCTGCCCGTCTAGCCGTTAGCTCAGCTTAATTTGTTTGATTACACCTAAATGATATATATATATATATCTATTGATTATACGAATATGTATGATCCTTAAATAATTTCAATATTATGAAAAAAAAAGAAGGAGTGCAACTCCTAGTGCAGATTCTAAGTTACGCTCCTTCTTTTTTATGAGATGTGGAGAATTAGAGAAATGTCTCCATCATCGCATCCCAATGTAGGATGAAATCATAACTTTGCCCTGTATTCTTATTGATAATGAATAGTCCCCACACATCATTTCCAACAATATTATCTGGCAATCTCCTGAGATAAAACTCAGAATTAAAATCTAAGTCAATTTCGTCATTGTCGATAACTCTCTTAATTGCTTCTACCATCATGCTCTTCTCTGTCATAATTATCTCCTTCTCCCCGTCTAGCCGTTAGGTCAGCTTAAATTTGTGATTATATGGATATGTCTATATGTTATGGATATGATATTCTGGATCAAACTCAGCGACGATCCAGAGGTATGTATCATCAGATACATCAATATCAACATCCAACTGCTCACAATACTTTTCTCTATTCTCAAGATAGTACTGTTTGCAAGCATCAGTCATTTCTGACAACTTTGATTCAATGACCATATTCATTTCCTCAATGATCTCTGAATCATCCCAATCGTCACCTTCCCAAGAATCGTAACTCTCATCCATGATCTCCTCGTAGCTAACACCTGTGTTCTCATTGTTGTAATTCTTCTCCATAACTAAATCTCCTTCTCCCCGTTTACGCCGATAGGTCAACATATAATTTGTTCTAGTAGTCATAAGCACGTAACTACACCTTAATATTGTATATCTATAAATAAATCTCATATACAAAAATATATAGATAGATTAGTAATTTATATTTACTAATCTATCTATATTTTATTCATTAGATCTTAATATACTTATCTTCATTCACGAAGTTAATATGTCCCTGAATAGCCTGAAGTCCAGCGTTGGTATATCTTGATACACCCATGATGTTTGTATAAGAACCACCTGGTCTATTTGGATCTCTATATGCTGAGTTAGCAGCTGTTAAGATGTGAGATGTGTACTTAATATGCTTCATTGTCATCTTAGTATCAGATGTTGGGAATGGAATAATTCTAAGTCCCTTATGATCATTTGCCATGATCTTATCAGATGATACTACCTGAATCTTTACAGCACCACTATTCATGATACCATAACCATATGTAAGTCTAATACCACCAACTGTATCACTGTTCTTAACAACCCAGTTAACCTCATCACCAAGGAGAGAAACATATCTTGGGTTTCCATAGAGTACAAATGTTACATCTTCCAACTTAGCAGTATCTGCAATATCAATAACGAAACGGTCGATCAAGAACTTAAGCATTGTCTGAATGTACTCACATGGAAGTGCTGTAGTAGCAGCAGTAGATACACAATCGAATGTCTGCTTCTTAACGAAACCAACCCACTCAAGAGGATCAACTGTTACTCCATCATACTTCTGGAACATCTCATCCAACCAACCAAGTCCATCAGCATCCTCCATATTTACAAGATACTCTGCAAGGTTTGAATATGATTCCTTATAAAGATCTAAGTCAACCAATGCCTTAGAATCTTCAAGATCTTCGATTGAATATGGAATATTTACTCTATGTCCATCTTCAATCTTCCACTCATGCTCTTCACGAGTATAATCAAATGTTACTGAACGCTCATTCAAATCATTTGAAAGATATCCATCAAGTACTACTGACTTAATCTGACCAGATGCAGATGTAAGTGACATTGTATTGTTAACGAAGTCAACCATACCTGTCAAACAATCCTTAACCTGAATCTTAGTACCAGGTGTTGCAGTTGATTCTACTTCTGTATCAACCAACCCACCAAGCCAAGCACCAGATGAAAGCTCAATTCTCATATCAAGTGGAACAACTTCACCAGTAGCCAACTTACCAGAAATAATCTTAGTATTCAATGATAACTTTTCTCTCTTAGGAAGAGTTACTGAAGGTGCTAGTGTAGCAATAATATCATAATTGAATGCTGGAAGTGTAATGTCTGTATGAGCAAGCTTTACACCCTTACCAGCTTCAAAGATCTCCTTGAACTGATTTCTATAGAAGCATTGTGGATATGCATATCTCTTATTAGTCTTAGGATCAACAATCCAGATTCTCTGAATCTGCTTCTTAACGATTGGTGACTTAGTTACTTCACACTGCATGATATCCTTAATTACATTCTTAAGGTGATCCTTAACAATGAGTGGGAAATCAATCATCTTAATTGGAAGAACCTGACCTACTGAGAATGACTCGTTAACAATCATATCACGACGGTTGTCAAGCATTGCCTTAACTTGTTCAGCATACATTGCTGGATTACCATGTGTGTCAACATCCCAATTAGCACAATTCTCAACCAGTGATGAAATCAACTCGTCTCTATATCCCTCATAAAGTTCATTACTCTTAATGATCTTATCAGCATCTCTCAAAAGATCAATATTAGAACTAGCATATTCATTAGTCATTCGACCATAATTATCATCAAATGAGTTATAAGTAACACCATTCTGGAAAGAACCAATTGTTGGTGTTGGCTTAAACTCACTGGATTCAGTTAAAAATGGAAGTCTCTTATTTGCCATTTTCAATTCTCCTTCTAATAATTCAATTTATTAAATCTTTTATATATGTGTTGTACTATCAATATATCCAATGGATATAATGGTAGTACAAATCACATCATATATTTTGATTAAATTACACTAATGTTTTTATATTAAAAAGAGTTAGTGTAAGATTTTATTTAGTAGGTTTTGACTTATTATTGTACAATAAGTCTATTGCTAATGATGTTGCAGCCATAGCTTTATTATAGAATGTAGCAACACCAACATATGTAGAATCTTTAAATTTATATACCATAAACTCAAATAATGCTTCACTGATATTATGTAACTTATCACAGACGATTCTTGAAACTGATTGAGTTTCCATATTATAGAAACTTGTCTTAGATAATCTATCCTGATATGATGTTAGATTTTCTCTTAGTGTTAGCATATTTCTATATACTGCATACTTTAACTGATTATCTACAGTATTATCTGGTCCACCTTTATCGTCACCATCTCCACCAGAGTCATCTGAATTGGCATCACCACCAGAATCATCTCCACCATCACTATCACCATCAACATTAGGTTCTACATCATCATTACCATCACCACCAGAATCATCTCCACCACCATTTGGATCGTCGGTTGCTAGATCTCCACCATCTTCATCAGTGTTTGGTTCTGCACCACTATCATCACCACCGTCGTCACCCATATTAGGTTGAGTATCTCCTTCATTATCAGATGGATCAGAAGCATCTAAATCTCCACCAGTATCATCATCTACATTTGTACTAACATCATCACCACTATCACCAGATGGATCATCTGTAGATAAATCTGGAGAATCATCTCCACCTTCTGTATCATCTACATTAGGTTCTATATCAGCTTCCAAATCACTAGCGTCAGTATTAGCTAAATCTTCATCAGACATATTCATCATATCAGCTTCGATATCATCATAATTATTATCATTGTCGTCTGGTACTTTTAACTTAGCTTTCTTATTAGCTTCAAACATGAAATACTTCATATATCCACTAGAATATTTTGGTCTTCTAACTATCATGATTTACCTCATATCTTTCATTAATATTAGATATAATCGCTGTTAGTATTTACTCTCAACTTCTCATTCTCTAATTTCTTCTTAATACGCATTAATTCATATTTAGCTTTTCTATCACCATCAGATGAAGCATCTTCAATCTTATCACTAACGATAGCAATTTCTGTCTCTAATTCTGTTACTAACTCATTCTTAATTTGTAACTGTTTAGCTCTAGCCATACCACCAATTTTAGTATTAGATAAGATAAATACAACGATTGCTAATGCTTTACTAAAGTGAGCGATAATACCATACTTAAGAATCAATCTAGCCATACGGAATAATTTTCCTCTATAACCAGGTCTAAGAATATCTCTCTTTCTTCTCTCAATATTCTTCTTATCCCATTCAGCTAATGTACTAGTAATTCCACTCATAATAGTATTAGGAACTGACATAACTGCTTTAGCTGTATTTCTAACTGCTCTCATACCCTTACTAATACCAGCAGCAACCTTACCAGCTTTCATTTCAGTATCCATAGCTTTATTCTGAATTTTTCTTAATACATCTTCTTTAGGTTTCTTTTCATCAATAGACCTATCATCTTTTTTAGATGATTTAGAATCTGATTCATCATCTTCATCATCAATATCGAAATCGTCATCTTCATCCTCATCATCTTCGTCATCATCTGATGTTGTTTGCTTTGGTTTAGATTTCTTTTTCTTATCTTCCTTAGGTTTATCAACTGTCCTATTTGCAGTAGTTGCTCTGATAGTATTAGTTGGAGTACCATCATTATTAAATTCAAACATAACACTCTCACCTAATAACTCATTACATCCAACTACAATATCAGTTAAGTCATTATATTTCTCAGCAATAAAATCTAATGCATCATTGATAGAAACTGGAGTATCAGATTCAGTGAGTTCATAGAATGATGTATTTCTAGTACCAACATCTGCACCATACATAAGATATTCATTATGTAAAGATTCAAAGATTGGTTGAATTGTAGCTCTAGCTCTTAAAGCATTTTCTTTACGCTTCTCTGCATTATATCTATAATCAATACTATCATGAGTCTCTTCATTAAGAATACTCTCAATAGCTGATTCAGTTGATACATAAGTAACATGATCGTCATTTACTGATTGAGTAAATGCATCTCTATAGATATCTTTAGTTTGATAATGATTAAGATTTTCAATACTATTTCTAAGAGCAATAGGTAAACTATCCACAATGTATTCAACACCATCATCATCTAGTAATGTTTTAAGTGTACTAATAACTTCATAGATATTAGCATCATCACTATCTTGGAAACAATAGTCTACTACATTATTCAATTCCTTAATCATCTTAGATTTAGATAATTTAGAGTATAGATAAAAAATATGAGGTAGCTTATCTTGCATACGCATATTATCAAATACATTAGTGATATCTATTGGAATATCAACAAACTCATTTTCTGGATCTCCACCAAATGTTGCTTTAAGAAATTTATATGCACTATCATATGCTACAGTAACATCTTTCTTAACATACTCACTAACACCATCCATTCTACCAACAACATTATGCCAGTCATCTAATTCTCTATGAATAATCTTAGAAAGATTTTTATAGATAGATAACTGTACATCATTCTTATTTGGTAATTCTTCTAATTTATTAACAAACTCATTTACAACATCTCTCATCATCACTAGATTCCAAGGTGATACAAAAAATTTAGTGATAAGAGTCTCAGCAAATAATCTTCCATAATATGGTTCAGCAACGATATATCTGAAGTTATCAATAATAACAGACAATGGTTGGTCTTTATACAAATCTCTATAATCCATAGCTGATTTTTCTGTAAGACCATTAGATACTAAATCTTCGTATCTTGATTTGAGTTCCTTATCAAATGTAGGATTAGTACTCATTTAAATTCACCATTTCCTTTCCAATATTTATTTTAATTGATTACCTCTATGTTTTTTATAGGTATAATAATGAGAAAAAAGAAAATTAGATTAAATAGGAGAGGGGGACTAACTCTTCCCCCTCTCCTTCTCCCTTCTGGCGAACTCTATGATCTCGTCAATTAAGTCTTGGTGGTACCAGCGTACCACCTTGGATTCTTCAGGGAACCATTTTTCAATGGTTCTCCTAATGACGATCAGATCCTCAGGGAGAAGAATCTTCTCCCTGGCACAATCTTGGAATAAGCTGTCAACGCTCTTCTTAATCATCTCCTGATGATCGTGAAGAGCCTTCCACTTAGCATCTTCATAGAGATCAATATATTTCGATCTCCAGTCTGCCAAGGTGGTTAACACCTCAACCATAATTTCTGGTCTTGTTTTCTCGATTTTCTTCTTTCTCATAATTGTCTCCTTCTGCCCGTCTAGCCGTTAGCTCAGCTTAGTTTTGTTAGATACACCTAAATGATATATATATATATATCAATCCTTTATACGGATTTAAGAAGACTACTAATTCAAGTAGTCTTCTTATTATATTATAAATCAATATGTTCTACTGTGTAATTATCACTACCACATAACATATCTAAATTTCTACGAATCATCTCCATAGTTAAATCGAAATCTTCAATATCATCAAAATCGTAAACTCGTTCAGATGTTGCACCATTACTCTTTGTAATACGGATTAATTTCTTCATAGACCTTACTCCTCGATTCTTTGTACTGATAATACGATATCTCCTCTACCCATCTTAATCATCTTCTCAGCTTTTGCTATTCTCATAGAAACTGGAATATCACTAACCTTAAGATTGTATGGTTCTGTAACTTTCTTAAATGCTTTAATACTATCACTATTATGAGTTGCTAATAATGCTACTAAGTAGTCATCTTTATCTAATGATATTAGTGATAATAATTCACCTTTTCTCTTAGATACTGGAAGTAAATTAAGATCTGTTTTCTTAACCTTACCATTAGCTGTAATATATACAAGATTATCAAATCCTCTACTAATGGTATCTACACCACTAACATATTCACCATCTGGTAAATTTATTAAATTAGTACCTCTAGCAGATGAAGACAATAGTCTTATATCTTGTACTGGTATTCTTAAACCATTACCTTTATTAGTATAGAGAATAACATTCCCTTTACTATCTTTCTTAGTAGGTAACGCTGTAACTAATTCATCACCATCAGTAAGAGCTATTGCAGTTTTACCATCTGGACATTTATCAAATGCTGTTGATAGAGTTCTCTTAGCAAATCCATTCTTAGTAAAGAATGTATAGCATACATTATCATTAGTTGCTCCTTTATCTAATATAGCAACTACTTCACCAGATACTTTAAAGAATCTACTAATCTCAATACCATTCTCATCTGGTGTGAATGATGGAATACCAGCTACTGGAACTCTAGTAATTGTACCTTTACTATCTAATACCATAATAGATTTAGTATTAGAAGTTCTAATAGCAATAGTTGGTTGAGATACTAGATTACCTAATCTTCCAAGAATAGGAGCTACACCTTTAACAATATCTATCTTCTTAATATATCCATCATTAGAAATTGCTACAACGTGTTTAGTATCCTTAATATCAATACCTTTCTCTCTAACTAATTTAGATCTTCTAGGTTCTCCAAATAACTCAATACCTTCTCTGAGTTCTTTACGAATATAATCATCAAATCCACTAGGTGATGCTAACATACTCTCTATCTCACTAATTTCCTCAATGAGTTCTTTCTTACGTCTTTTAAATCCATCTCTAGCTTCTTTATTATAATCTGAGAATCTCAACTTCTGAATAGCCTTAGCTTGTAATGATGTCATATGAATCTTACTATCTCCATACTTAGCTAATAATTTATCTATAGCATCTTGCTCATTATTAGCCTTACGACATATCTCAATAGTATCATCTAAATTATCCTTATTAAAGACAAATATCTTAACATCATTCATATGCTGTTCTTCACTTAATTGGATATACTTATTATTGAAGATTGATTCTACAATCTCTCGTCTAAAATCAATCCAATCTAATAAGTACTCTTTAGGTGTATAGAGTTTCTCTTTATAATCTACTATGAAGTTTAATCTAACACCATATGATTTTCTTAATCCAATATTGAGATCAATTAGATCTGCCAATACTTTATTTGGATTAACATCTTTATGTAATACGATAGAGATATTATAACCATCATCTGGATTAGTATAATCTCTAACATCTTTAATTCCAGATATCTTCTTCTCTAATACTGCCATAGAAATATTCTTCAATAAATCTGATACTCCTACTAATAATGGTAAAGATGTAATATGAATAATATTAGTCTTATGATCTATACTACAAGTAGCTTGTGTATTAACTTTACCAATTCCAGTATTAAGAATCTCAGTAATATGTTTATCAACAATAACATCACAACCAGTAGGGAAATCTGGAACTAAGTTAATTTTACTATCTGGATCATCTAATAGCTTAATTGTTGCTTCACATACTTCTTTAAAATTGTATGGTGCAATATCTGCTGACGTTCCATAACCAATATTACTAAATTGAGGATTAACTAATCCAATAGGATACTTAGCTGGTAAATATTCAGGAACTAATTCTGTACCTAAGTAATTTAGTTTAGTATCCACCTTAGAATACTTATAGTCTTCAAAATAACACTTGTATGCAAAATCACTCAATTTAACTTCTAGGTATCTTCCAGCGGCTGGTTCTTTACCTTGTCTGTTACCGAAGTTTCCTCTACCATCAATCATACAAATATTATTAGTCCAATCTTGTCCCATTCTGGCTAACACATCCATTACGGATGTGTCACCATGTGGGTGAAAATTACCAATAGTATCTCCAGCAACCTTATTTAACTTCTGATAGGATCTACCATTATTCTTGAGATTATATAATGCATATAACGCTCTTCTTGATACTGGTTTTAATCCATCATAAGATGCTGATAAGTTTCTTGCGATATTTCTATTGATACCATGAAGAGTCATATACTTAGTACTGAAATCTCCAATATCAACTTCATCACAGTTATCTGTGTTAGTGATAAAATCCTTAATATAGAATTTATCCATCTTCTTTTTATTCTTACCCATTATATTTATACCTCCTCATAAATTATGTATCAATCTCATCTGGGTTTACATCATAGTCTGCCATAAGTTGTTTTCTTAATACTCTATACTCTTGACTATCATCATGTAATATACGCATCTTCCTTAAATCTTCTTCAAGATCTGTAATAGTCAATCTAACTAATCTACGCTTACGAGGATCCATAATAGTCTCAGAAATTTCATCATACTGAGCTTCACCTAATCCCTTAAAACGAGTTTGTATAGTAGCATTATATTTACTCATAGCATTACAGAATTCTGCAATAGTACCATAAGTTTTATCCTTCTTAGACTTCTTATCAGACCATGATAGATTAATACCATAGATAATAAAGATATCTATCAATGATTTGAATCTTCTAATAAATGGGACACTAATATTCAATGCTTGATATCTACCATATAATGGACCAGATATATGTCTACCTTCAATTCTCAATTCTGGGAATTTCTTATTTAAGGTCATCATAAGATTATCAACCCATTTAGGATTATCAAATAATGAATCTATAGCAGATTTCAATTTCTTCTTATCATTGATAATAGCACCATTAACAAATCCTCTATTAGAAGAATCTTCTGATATGATTTTACCACAAGCACTCATAGTAACAATATAACCAACCATTTCAATCAATCTATAATCTACAGAAGTATGCTCTGCAATATAATCTATAGTATCCAGATAATTCTCAATATCTGTAATAAATTGAGATAACTCTTTCTTAGATAACTTCTCACCATCTTTATTATAGACATTAACACTATCAACTACATTCTCTTTATAGATCTGGAGTAAGTCAGATTTATCCATTGCATACTTCTTACCACTATTCTTAATTCTATACAATGGTGGAAGAACTCTATATAATCTACCAGATTCAACTATTGGTTTTCCTACTAATAAGAATAATCCAGCTAAACCACCCATAATACCACCACCATCAGTATCTGCATCTGTAGCAATAATGATCTTATCAAAATAGAAATTATCCATATTACCATTTCTCGGATCATACTTAATTGCTTTGAATAGTGTACTATATTCATTATTCTGCATAATCTTACTAATAGTATTCTTATAAGCATTAAGTGTCATACCTCTAACACCCATTACTGCTTGTACATCAGGATTTCTACCATCAATAATAGAACCTAGAGCTGATTTCTGTCCTTCGACAACATACAACTCTCTATAATCATGCTTACCAGTATTATTTGCTGGTGTATAATTATCACTTAATCTATCTTCAAATGAATTAGTCTTCATCTTAATAGTCTTAGACTTACGCTCATTTACTTCAATACGAATCTTAGCATTAGTCTTAATGAACTTACACATACTTTGAAGAGTAGATTGATTATTAGTGAAATAGTCTTTAATACCTTTAGTAATCATTTCTCTAATAGTAGGAATAATTGCATCATTAGAAATTTTAACTTTAGCATTTCCAACAAATCCAACCATTGCATTAGATGATAGATTGACGAATAATCTCATATCCATTTTAATATCTTGCCATAAGATATCTATCTTCTCTCTTTCTCTATCAGATAATGATTTCTTAGTTTCATATTGAAGATATCTACAAATAGCATCTAATGAAACATCTACATGATATCCACCTTCAATAGTCTCAGCTAAATTACAGAATGATTTAGTGATAGTATTAGTAGATAAATCTTTATCACTATCATAAGTGAATGCAACTTGTAAGTTGACATCTTTAACTACATCAACACTCTTACCATCAATTACTGCTGGTTCATTATACTTAGATTTTAGATCTAATACAACTGGTGTAAACATAGCTTTTCTAGTAAACTTATCAATCATCTCATAGAATGGAGATTGCTTAAGTTTAATAGTTCTAGGAGTACCATTCTCATCAACTACTTTAACTACTACTTTGATATTCTTAGATGAATTTAATAGATGGAGAATATCCTCTAACCATTTAATCATCTCATCAATATCTATATGACTACCATTTCCAAGATAATATTCATTCGGAATAAATCTAATAGTTGTACCACTAACCTTATTCTTATTCTTAGTAATACTATCCTCAATCTTTTTACCATTCTCAAAAAGAATTCTATGTACCGTATTCTCCTTAATACGATAACTAATAACTTCAAATTCAGATGATAGTGCATTAGTAACTGTAGAACCTACTCCAAACTCACCAGCAGTTCCACCAGATTGTGATCTAGTTGATTTACTACCAGAGAATTGCTTAGTGAAGAAAATCTCTAATGGGTAATTATCTTCTGGAAATCCTCTACCATCATCTGTTACTCTCATCTCTCCAGTTATTTTATCATATCGAATCTCAATATTCTTACCTGGAGAATTCATATCCATACATTCATCAAATGCATTTTGGATAATCTCTCTAGCAATATGATTACAACCACCATTGCCTAATTGGACTAAGTAGAAATTAGTCTTAGCCTGAATCTTCTCAATGTCATCTTCAATGTACCCCATCTGCACATCTTTAAAATTTTTAGCCATTATCTTATTCCTTTCTTTAATCAATACTAACTTTATATAATGCCTATAATAAAGTTTTTGAATAGATAATATTATAGACGACCTATTACTCGTAGTACTTTATATAATACTAACAGTAAAAAATAGAGAATGCTTTGGTAGTAGCATTCTCTATTCTGAGGTTATAAGAGGTATATCCCATCAGTTTTAATGATCGTTTAAATATTGGAGAGATGTGGGATATACCCAGAGAGTATATTTAAATGTCGTCACGGTTATTATTCAAAAATACATCTCTAAGGAGGCTCCCTCCAATATTGTGAAGAATAGTTCATTTCCCATTCTTCTAAATTGCATCTCAGCAAGTTTTGTTAATCAGAATATATTACTTCTGATACTTCCATGAACTGAAAGTTGAGTTTCCACTTCTTCCACGTCCACCTTTCTTTTTCTTCTTCTTGCTCTCCATCTTGTCTTGCTTCTGTGCAGCCTTGACAAGTTTCTTGGTAGCCTTGATTCCATTATCTAACAGTACTCTTGATACAGACATTAATTGCTTTGTCTGATTATCTGTATCTAAAGCTTCTGACAGGAACGCACCAATATTGAGAACTTCTCTAGCAGCATCTCTAACGTTGTTAATCTCATCTTTAACTTCAGCATAATCTCTAGTAAAGGTGTCTGGATTGAATACTCTTTCTCCAGTTAATTTGTCATACATATACTCATCATCACCCATTACAAGTGTTGACTTAGCAGCACCCTTTTTATTATATGTATGGAATCTGGTACCTAGCTTAACTAGTTTCTTATCAGCCTTTGATTCAAACCCAGTTAACTTGTCACCCTTCTTTGAAAGATGTTCTGTTACCATCTTTGTGAAATCACCATTCATCTTCTTTAATGGATCATTCTTAACAACTGTTAACTTCTTGCTACTGCTCTTCTTACTCTTTACATTAAATGACATACTACTTCTCCTTTAATTATAAAATATTTTAGACACTTGTTATCAAGTATCAGTTAAATGATATATGTTTCTATTTATATATCCATTACCTACTCGTAATGTCTTATATAAATATCTACATCTCTAATAGCTTATCTATTAAATCTTCATTAATAGATAAATTACAACGATAACTTCTAGTGCGTTTATCACGCTCTACAATCCACAACTCATAACTCTTAGTCAGTTGATTGTATACTAATAGATCGAATTGTGCTGATACACAATCTCTATACAATTCAAATACCATACCACCAATTTTATTAGATGATAGATTCATGAATTTGTATCTCTGATCTGATAATTCAGTATCGTTATTATAAGATACTGCGATTTTGATTTCATACACTGATAGATCTACTGTCATAACAAATATATCTCTATCAGGATTATCAAAATCAATTACTAATGCTGGAGCATACAAAGTAGCTCTATCACTATCAAGGATATCTATATATCCCGTAGTACCAAAATCAATCACTGGAATCTGTTCCTCTTTATATCTACTAAAAGAAACAACTCCATCATTTAGAAACAACCTACTGTCTCCACTACCAATATGAAAATTCCATATTCTCATATTTACTTCCTCCAATATCTTGTTAGGATTTTTATTAATTAAAGGGTATAAATTATATTATACCCTTTAATGTTAAATTACTTATTAACAGAACTGCTCATAATCAGCGTTCTTCTCGATGAACTTCTTAATAGTTGATGCTGTCTTTGGATATTCAGCTTCTGGTAATGACTTTAAGAAATATCTTCTATCACCATCATTATTGGCATCAAGATCTTTCTTACGGATCTTGCAATACTCTGTGAAGCAATCCATTCTAAATGAGTCAGTGCAAATCTCAAGTAAATCGAAAATCCACTTATTGATATTTACAAACAACTTCTGCTGATTCTCATTAAATGAATTAAACTTATTCTTTCTTTCAAGTAATAAGAATATCACTAACTGCTGAACTACTGCCATATCATCTGGTAACAATAACTGCATTAATGTTGGGAAGTTAACTTCCTTAGTTACTGCTTCCTCATATAAGAGAGTGATTAATTCTCTAATTCTGAATAATGACATCTGAGTATTCTTCAGCATCTTACTATCTGGAATTACAGATAATACATCCATTGCAATATCCTCTGGAATTCCATTCTTCTTCATCTTCTTAAGTTTCTTCTTAAGAATTCTTTGATTAATTGCTACTAGGTTACTAAAGTCTACATTAATCTGTACTGGTGTTTCACCTTCTTTAGCATTAGCTTTATTAGTAGCATTAATCTGAGTGATTGTTGTAATGATATCTCTAACTAAAGCTGGGAATAGTTGAAGATTATCAATAGGCTCTAAATCTCCATTCTCAACCTTATCGAGATACTTGTTAAATCTTTTTGCGAAATCCTCTCTAACAAGGAAATCATAGATTGATAATTTTGCTTTCTTAACCTCATCAATCTTACCATATCTAACAACTGTCTCAATCACTTCTGATAAGTAGTCACTGATAATGTCATCATAGAATAACTTAGCTGCCTTCTTCTTACTAATGTCATTCTTCTTCATCTTCTTAAGATACTTTTCATAACCTTCATCTGTACATAATTGTACACACTTAGCTACTTCCTTCTTAAGTGTAAATCCATTACCATTTCTTCTAACTACTACTTCATCTTTCTTGTTCTTCTTTGCCATGTTCGGCACCTCCCTATAAATAATAATTTGAATTAGGTTATTGTGCTCTAGTAAAATATTTAGAGACACAATAACCAATTCCATTTAATAGTATATCTACATAGCTAAATATTGATTACATAAAGTCGTTGAAAATATCATCTAGGACAATCTTCTTAGCAACATCCTTCTCAACATAATTCTTCTTCTTCTTTACTTCATCTAAATCTAGCTCATTAAGAACATCATCAACATTGTCTAATGATTCTTCAGTAGCCTCATCTAATTCTGCGATCCTGTCTGTAATCTTTTGAATCCTATCTGTAATAGGTGATAATCCAGAACCAATAAAGCATACTACATTATCCATAACCTTCTCAGAATTAACTGCTGTATGAGTGAATCCTTCAACTGGTTCACCAACGAATAGTTGTAATTCAGCTAAATTCTCATCAAACTTATCAATGATATTCTGTGATAAATTAACAATTAAACCAGTTCTCATAATCTTCTTATCACGCTGTAATTCTGCATGAGCATTAGTTTTAAGAATATCCTCAAGATGCTTATCAATAGACTTCTCATCTAAGTCCTTATCCTTAAATCCAATATAACGTGAAAGAACGATTCTACCTGGTGTATTAAGAATCATCAACATATCTCTCTCATCAATAGATGAGTATTTTGTAGGGATATTGTATTTGCATGATAATACTTTCATATCCTCTACAATTTCATTATTAACACTATCCATCATTTTATATGATGGGATATTTTTCATCTTATCATTATCATACATCATATAAGTCACATTATTCAACTTACCATACAATTCTTTAGTAAACTCAATCGTATTAGTCTGAGTTGAATATGGTTCTTTCAATGTTGGTAAAATACCAACTAAAATCATCTTAGTATCAGGAAATGATTTAGTAAGAATCTGAGTAAGCACTGGAACAATTCCAGATCCAGTTCCACCACCACATGATGAGATAATAAAGACAACATCTTTATCACCAACATGGTTAATAAATTTCTCAGATGAAATAATCTTACCTGCAACTTCCTGTAGGAATTTTTTAGCACCCTCTCTATTCTTACCAGCACCCTTAAGATCACCTAATGGGATTTTATACATATCATCTGGTACCATTGCTAAATCCTTCTCAGAAGAATTTAATACCATTGATTCAATTCCCTCTTTGTGAGCTACTAATGCTACTTGAGATCCTGCATTTCCAATTCCAATAACTCCAATCTTTAACATAATTCATACCTCCGTTTTGTTATAATAATTTTTATGATATCCAATAACTCAGAAATCATTACCTATTAGTATGAATACCTATTTTATTTTATCTTCAAATATTATCATTATACATGGATCTCTACTGTTAAAAACATTTGAGTAATGTAGTAATTATTATAATTACACGAAAGAAAGGATGGTTTATTTATGAGAAGATTAAATAAATCCAATCTCAAGATTACACGAGAGTATGCTGAGTGTATTCGAGATGTATCATATATTAAGGCTATGGTAGAAGATGGTGAAGTATCAGATGTTATTCTCGATGTTGATAATCAATTATCTGGAATTACAAGAGATGATGATAATGATACTATTGAGATCTTAAAGACTATAGATGATAATTCTGATTATGATAGACCTAGAGAAGTTGAAGCGATTATGAATAATCCATCAACTGATTTAGATTCATTATTAGATGAAGATGATATATTTCAAAGAAAGGATTGATTATTATGAGAGTGAATAGAGATATGTATGAGCGTGCAGCATTAGCTAGAGATATTGAATATATTACTTGTATGGTAGAAGATGCTGAATTAGCTGATAATATGCAAGATATTGAAAATTCTGATGTGTTATCACCAGTAAATGATGATACCATTTCTAATAAGCAAATCAATAGAATGGTTGATAGTATTGAGACAACACAAGATGAAGATGCTGAAGATGAAATTATGAGTATTGCATCCGCTGATAATGATCTTTCATTAGATGATGTTATCGGTGCTACTACTGATATTGATAAAAATATTCCTGATGATATTCAGAATACTATTGATAATGCTGTCAATACAGAATCTACATCATTAGATGATTTCGTAGATGATTGGTATTCTAACATTTTCTAATAAGTATTTAATGAATGAGGTGATAAGCCTATGGAAATTTTTACAGCATTATTTCCTAATGGGATCCCATCATCCAGTTTCTTTAGTGGTTGTATTTTAATCTTCGTAGTGGCATGGTATAATAGGGAATTAATTCATACATTGATTAAGAATTATATCACTGGAGAAGAAATGAATAGTAAGAAACATAAGAAATCACATAATGATGATAATGATAATAGTAAGCTAGAAGCTACAGTTGAAAAACTATCTTCGAGTATAGATTCTATTAAAGATGATAATAGGTTAATGAGAGATGATATAAACAAAAAGATGAATCAGTTTGAGGCTAATCTTAATGATAAAATCAATACTATATCTAACAGGTTAACATTTTTAACTGAATCTGATGCTATAGATAAGAGAGCTTATATTATTGAAAAATATATAAAGTATGTGGAACAAGGTGAACCGTTAGATATGGTTACATTAGACAACCTTAACAAAGTTTATGATACATACCTAAAAGAGAATGGAGATAGTTATGTGAAAGACTTGATGTCAAGATTGAGAAGACTAGAACTCAGTAAGCATATAGCTAATGATGTTGATACCCATGACAATTAGAGAATATAATGGAAATGAATCTATTAGTATTATTCATTTCCATTATATTTTTACTATGATTTTAGAAACCATTAAGATCATTAAATAAACTTAGATCAATATCTTCTGTATTTGAATAATCATCAATTACACCATCTGATGTATTATCATATACATTATTAGTTTCAAAATGTTTAGACCTACTCTGTCTTAATGAATTATATTGAGATTTAATAATATCCTCTCTGATACTATCTTCATAATTCAATACCTTATCAAACATTTCTTCATCTTCAATAATTTGTACATATTCCTGTGGTAGAATATCTCTAATTCTTTCTTTAGTAATAATACCAGAATTTTCTTCTACACCATCATATACATCAGTTCTATAGAATCCGAAGTATCCTAAATTATTTCCATGATAGTATACATACAGTGCAATCAAATAAGACATAATACTATCATCATGTCCACCTTGCCTAGCTTCAATCTTACCACTTCTAGTTCTTACTAATCCAGTAATATCTGAAATGATATTCTTAGTAATGAAATCATCTTTATTCTCATTAATTCTCCTAGATAAGATACTAAACATATCTTCCCTAGATTTAGAATTAGTATATACTCCATAATGTGTTTTAACTGTAGATTTAGCTTTCAACATAGATTCCACAGTTTCTGCCTCTCTCATCTTCTGCTCTACTAAGTCTCTATCTTTATCAAAATAAAGATTATTAGCAATTCTTGATCTATTCATTAAATGATCTATAATACCATCACCTACAGAGTTTCTCTCTATACAGATAATTGCTCTAGGAATATATTCTGTAACTAATGATTCAATTAACATCTCATAAGCTGTTTCTCCAATATATGGAGATTTAAATTCAGCAACTGGTTTTACTGTATATGGATTTAATATCGTAATAGCATTATTATCAGAACTGGTACCTGTAGAACAGTCTATTCCAACAATATATGGAATATCTTTTCTAAGTGTCTCATAGATATCAAACTGATAATATTCTTGAATGAATATCGTATCAATAGGTTGATGAGTTGTACTAGTGATATACTCGATATCTTCTCTTGGATATGGTGATAAATCAGAACCATGAATTCTCTGTAATAAAATTTCTCGTCTTACAGTTAATGGATCACCAATCTTCTGAGAGATTTCCTTTAACCACGTATTGTCTAATCCAATTTGATAATACTGATATTCTATATATAAGATTCCATTAGATCCAGCTTTGGTTAATATATTGGTAATTTCTTCTGGTGTTTTATCATACAATTTATCATTCCATCTATATGTAGAATCTAATAATGTTTGTGCTTGTTGACCAGCTTTAGTATCCAAATCTCCAGGAGTACAAGTAAAGATTCTTGCTGAAGTTGCACCATTCGCTAAAGACCTTCTATGTGCTGTTTCAAATGTTGATACAGCATTTTTTACAATAGTATCAATATATGGACTAAATTCAGGCTCATCACAATAGTGAACTGGTGCAGTCATACCTCTTGCTATAGATAGTGCCATATCATAAGATGTTGCTTTAGATTTTATATTTATTTTATTACGATTTACTGGATGTTCATATGCTGTAGCATTAGCTTTACCTTTTGTTACTTTACCATCTTCATCTGTAATAGATTTAAATCTCATATAAGGTGGTAATGCATCTATAATAACACCAGTTCTTCTTAAGTTCTCTTTAGCTTGATCTCCATCTTTATTCAAATAGATGAATGTAGAATTAGTTGTTCCAAAATGATATATCCAAACTAATAATACTAATGCTGATATAGTTTTACCTTGCTGTCTAGGAAGACATAACCATGAATCTAAATTATTTAATGTACACCAAGCTTGTGCTATATTTCCTCTATTAGCTTTATATGGAACACCTTCACTAGCACCACTATCTGCAATTCTAGCAACTTCTCTTAAGAAATACCATGGATTACATTTACACTCCATAATAACTCTATCAATCTGATCTGTAGTTAAAGTACAATTACCTTCACTATCTTTAGCATGAGGATTAACACCAATCAATGATAGGTCTTTAATCTCTAACATGAAATACCAATTCTTAATACCTAGAGTTTTTAAATCTTTAGCTAATGTTAGAAATGATTTATTAGGAGTTCCTACATCATAATACTTACCTTTAGTTTTTATTACTCGTCTTTTTTCCATAGGTTAATAATTATCCCCCTATCTTTGGACTAAGTTTCAATACATCATTATCACTACTATCCATCATTAGTGATCTATCAATATATCTATTTAATTTCTCTATATGCTCTGGAAGAAATACTATAGAGTATTTATCAATAAACCCTTTAATATCTCCAAATCCTTGCTTATAGTTAATAAAGATATCTCTATTATGTACAGCTTCATGAATAGTAGATGATAACATAACTACCTGAACTCTATTTGCTTCATGTTCTTTCATAACCATATCTGCAATACGGAATGATGTAATCTTCCATTTCTTATATAAAAAATATTCAATCATAATAGAGCAATAATCATATAGATTAAAAATTGGTCCATGATGCATCTCTATTGGAACATCATCATCAGTTAATTCAGATAATACTTGACATCTATTTAACTTAACCTCTTTCTTCAAAAAATCAATATACTTCTTATACCTATCACAAGTCCTGACTTCTTTTTCCACACCATTAATAAATTTAGATGCTGCATCAGAATTAGAAAAATATTCAATACCCTTAGTAAAACTGAGTGTATATAATGCAGTATTTGAATCAACTACTGGTGTCAATTTATCAGTACTATAAATGATATTAGGTAAAGATTTTGACATTATTAATCACCTTCCTTTTATCTTTATCCTTAAGAAATTGTGGAGCATAGAAAAAAGGAAGCCCCTAATGGGCTTCCTCATCACCTCCTTTCTCTTTATCAGAGAGAAGCTCTTTACAGAGCTCAATGGCTGCCATCTTATCCTTTGCGGATAGTATGAAGCCATTCGCATGGCAGAAGAGAACTCTGCCACCTGTGAGTTCTAAGAGCTCCTCTCTAGGCACTCCCCACCATGCCTTAGGGAAGGTTGTTCTAGTCTCCCTAGAACCTGGCACAGTCGGAACTAACTGTACCATCCAGCCTTCCCTGTCACTAGGGAAGAGCACAAATAACGGCTCCTCCTTAGCGACAATCACAGAGGACCATGGAGCTGGAGTGTCGAGCTCCACAATCCTCTTATCTTCGGATGCTTCAAATTGGGATTCCACCAATTCAAGGGCATCCCACTTTTTCATTTCTGAATCAATGAGATGCCCTAAAGCGTCCTTTGCAAACTCCACAGCATTTTCAAATGCTGTGTTAGCTTCAGAACGGGAATCATTCCAGCCCAGGTTGAATGAGCTGATAATCGTGGAGACAGGATTACCTTCTCCATAATTATCATTCACATCAACTGGGAGTACCAACTCCCGATCAATGGCTTCCCAAACTTGATCTGGGAGAGAACCTTTCAGCTCTCTCCAGAACAAGCCGAAAGAGGAATATTTAATGCCCCCCTCTCTCTCTGGGGCTCCGTTGAAGTGGTGATCGTACTGACCACCACCAATATCGAAAATCAATTCTGTTTCCGATTTCATCTCGTCGGACACTTTAAATGTCCTAGAGATTTTAATTTCAGGGTTGATGATTCGGAGCAACGCTGCTCCGAATACATCATCACTATGGAATACCCCAGCGTGGGTATAAGCCACGCTGGATCTTCTGACAAGATCAACAAAATTGTTGTTTCCGTTGATAGTTGCTGCGAATAATTCATTTAAGTTCTTCATAGAGAACTCCTTTCTCCCCGTTTACGCCGCTAGGTCAGCAATGGAATAGTTTAAACTGTGATAACCAGACTTTATCACAGTTAAATAATATATAAGAAAAAAAAAACGATTTTCGTATTTTCTATGTTCCCAGATATTATCTCATCTTCCCTCTTATTATATACTTAATATATTATAAGTATAATTATTATATTTTATATAAATAAGAGAGAAGAAAAAAGAAGACTACTACACATAGTCTTCTTCTCTCATTCTACAGCTTAAAGACATAATTCCAATAATGCCTTCTGTATGTCCACCAGCAGTTTCTGGCATATGACATAGTAGCATTATTTTCCTTACACCACTTTTCAGACACTATGTCTTCCTCGGTCAAGTCATAGACGATAGGAATGTCATGTGCTCTGAACACATTCTTTCCCCTAGTCGCTTGAAATTCTTCAAGTGTTTCAAATCCAATAGATTGTTCTGGACTACTATCAACCCAGTCTTCTAATCCGACTGTAGATAGCAACTTTCTACAATCTTCAGTACTCCAAGAAGTTCTGAAGATCTCGATGAAGTTATTCTCTCTGAAGTATTTACGAGCGTCCCTCTTAGCGAAGTAATTGTCTGGAACGCTGTCCCAGAATTTCTTTACCTCACCAAACGCAACTACTTCGTCGGAGAACCAAGATAACAATTTCATAGTTCTCACATTGTGCATATTGGTTCCGTAATCTTGACCTTTATATTTGATAAGATCACGAACCCAAATGAATCTCTTTCCATTCCTGTCTCTCTGAACATTCATGTGACGCAATGCCCAACCTAGAAATGGACGGAATGTACCAGCACCTCTTCCTTCCAAATAGATTCTCCAGTTGTTTCTTACCTTACCATTAGTATTGTTCATCATAACAATTCTCCTTCTCCCCGTTAACGCCGATAGGTCAACCTAAATTTGATTAAGTAGTCATAAGCACGTAACTACACAGAAATAATGTATATGTCTATTAAAATCTGATAACTAATATTTTTCAAACTATTAGCTTTCAATTCTCGTATATACTTGATATTAACCAAATATAAGAAAGTTGAGGTACTATTATGGGAAAGAATTTATTAATTAATGCTCTTAGAGAAAATGCACCTAAGGGGGAGAACTATTTTGATTGTAACGCTAGTGTGATTTCTTACAAAACAGGAAATCCTATATTAGACTATTATTTAGGGTATAAAGTAAGAGTATTTGATGGTGATAATAATATCGTTGATGAATATCCTAGTATTGGAATTACTGCTGGTTGTTTCGTAACAGTTATTGGAAAACCATCTACGGCTAAAACTACTATGGTAGAAGCTATTGCAGCAAATATTGTAAGACCATTTGAAAATGGTTCTGTTATTCATTTCGACTTAGAGCAATCAGCCAATTATTCAAGAATTCAAGCTATTACTAAGTTAAGAATGAAGGATATGGAAGATGGTAAATATATCTTAAGACAAGAGATGAACACCATTTCTGATATTAAGAAAACTATTATTAGATTATATAGAGAAAAGACAACTAATCCAGATAAGTATCAATATAATACTGGTAAGAAAGATGAGTTTGGTAATGACATAATTTTGTATGTTCCTACTGTTATTATCATTGACTCTATTGCAACACTATCTACAGAATTGAATGAAGATAGTAAGAAAGATTATGTAAAGATTGAGGAAGTTAGTTCTCAGACAGATAGAATGAGATTAACTGGAGAAATCTCCAGATTTTATACTGAATCTTTACCATATATAAGAACTGCAAATATTACTGTATTTGCAATTAATCAGATTAAGACTAATTCTAGTATTGGTATTATAAAATCTCCAGCAGAGATCTTATACTTAGACCAAGATGAAACTATGCCTGGTGGTAAAGCACCTCAATTCTATGCTCATATCTTATGGAAGAATAAAGCTATTGGTAGTGAAAAGTATACACTAGAAGAACATGGATTTGATGGATTTGGTATTGAGGTAAAGATTATCAAATCAAGAGTAAGTCAAGCAGGTCAAAATATTTTTGTTATCTATGATAAGGTGAGAGGAATTGACTCATTAAGAACATCATTAGCTTATGCTAAAGATGTAGGATTATTAGCTGGTAATAAGAATAAGATGTATTTCATTGATGATAAAGATATGTCATTCAGTATGGTACATTGTCATGACGATTTTAAAGCTAGACCAGAATTATACAAGAAATTATATTCATCAATTATTCCTATACTAGAAACCAGATTATCTGCAATAGATGATGGAGAATTGGATTTTGATGAGAATGAATATGATTACTAATAATTAGGGAGGTAATTTTATTTATGAGAGTGATGATAGTAATACCTGTATTAAAAAATAAAGCTGATGGGTATAAAGACAGATATAATACTATTAGAGATAAGATTATCGAAAGAGGTGATAAACCAGTAGCATATATTAACTTATATAACTGCATGGATCCCCTATCAGATAAAGAGCAATTATATAGACTATATTACAGTATAGAAGTAATGAAGGATTGTGATTGTGTCTATTTTGGAAAAGGGTGGAATACAGATATTAGATGTATTGATGATTATACAGTAGCATCTAAATATGGATTAAAGATTGAATATGAAGGAGTATAGATATGAAAGTAATGATTTCACAACCAATGAGAGGTAAGGATATTGAAGATATCAGAAAGAAGTGGAATGAAGTTAAGACATTATTAGAATCACAAGGAGATATAGTAATTGATAATATCACAGACTTTGGTACTATTGATGTGAATACAACTAATATTTCATTAGTTGGATTATCTTATGCTATTAATGCTATGTCGAGATGTGATGGAGTATATTTCTGTAAAGGTTGGGCAGACGCTAGAGGATGTTTAGTAGAACATCTTATTGCTAGAGAGTATGGACTCACTTGTATCTATGAGTAATATTGGTAGGATGTGTGAATAGCACATCCTATCTTTAACCGTAAAATTGATATATATATATACATTATTTGAATGAATCATTAATAAAATTGAAGTTGACCTATCGGCGTAAACGGGGAGAAAGAGGTATCCTATGAGATATTACAAGAGCAGATTCTATGATACTATCAACACAAGATATATTCTTATGCAAGGACAACATATCTTGGAATTAGATTCCATAATCCCAGATGATGTGGCTGAAAATATGACATTGAAAGATCGGGTATTGAAATCCAAAGAAGTGGTAAAATATCCAACAAGTCTCGAATACCCATCAATGTTGGATTTGAGAACATTTGTTAATCTGCATAATAAATATGATGCTGATTGGCAAGTTCTCATTGATCTTGGGGTTGATGAATACAACCAGTTCTTTCCTAATGGGTTATTGATACTAGAAATAACTGCAATCAAGATGTTTATTTCAGAGCATCCAAGATTTGTAGATGCTCTGAAATTCACGTTATCGTCCGATGATCCTAGCAGGATCAGGAAACTGGCAATATTTGCCAGGAGGTGGGTAACACCTTATGCGGAGAGGGGCGTGTGGGAGAATGATTCCACACTCAGACTTAAGAACCACCTTAAGTTCATCTTGGCTGTGGCGGAAGGGGTTGTGCAATAGCACCCCCTTCTTTTTTTATTTTTTCCTATGACAATTATTTAGTTCATATTGGATATCATAGATATATTATTTATTGGTAACAATTTCCAATATTGTAAACAAAATATAATTAAGGAGGTTAATTGAGATGAGGAGATTGAGCAACAGACCAGTTGAGATTGTAGTGAAAGGAACAGACAAGTATTATGTACTTATTCTAAACAAATTGTATCGTACAGATATCTACACAGATCCAGAAGATCTTTCGGATAAGTATGATAAGATTGCTGATTTAGATAAGGGTTATACACATACTACATTAACTGAAATTCTTGAAGTTGCAAACAAGATTGGTCTTGATGATGATTTGGCTGTAGCATTAGGTTTACCGAGATTAGTGATGTATGGTAAACGAATCCGTAAGTTTGTGAAGAAGTATGACAATGATGTTATAAACAGATATATCAATACATTGAGATATGCATTAGACTCAGATGATATCTTAGTGAAGATAATGATTTTGAGAGTTATCTTTAAATATGAGAAATTCGCAATCTTATATGAAACAGCACATCAGAGTGCACTTGATATCATAATAGAACACACTATTACTGATATCAATAAAATTAGAAATATGAGTAAAGGAGACAATTAGAATTATGACATTAGAGAAGATTAAACTTATTGCATTAAGTAGCTTGATGTTGGCTATGGGAAGTAGTAGTGTAACATACGCTGAGAGTAGCATTACTGAGGAATTTGATCCACCAGAGGAATTAGATGCTAATGGTAATTACATTGTGAATAGTATTGATTCAGGCGATTCAACTAATTCTAAGTATGATAGATTAGATATCAAGATCAATCATCATGAGAATGAAGTACCAGTGTATAGTAAGGTATTTCTATTACCAGAGGGTAGTAAGAACCCAGTTTATAAAGTAACTTGCACATATGGTGAACCTATTAATGGATTCACAAACAATATGTTGCCTAAGCCTAAGTCATATAAGGTAGAGATATTGGATAAAGATGAGTGTAATAAGTATGATCCGATATTCCTAAATACTAATACAATCATTAAGGCTACTAGTGAGCATGATTATAATGGTATCTTTATTCATAGATGGTTGCCAATACTTAGGAAAGCTGATCCTAAGAACAGATCTAAATACAATTATGTTATTAAGAATGATGGAAGTGCTGGATATGTTCCATCAGTTAATATTGTGAATATCTCACAAGCTAGTATTGAAGATACGGTCAACATCGTAAACAAGTAATTATTAAATAGAGACTCTACTAACATTAGAGTCTCTATTTTTTTATATACTCTAAGACACTAATTACTAAGATTTATTCTTCGTCATACATTATTATGATGGATTTAGTAATTGAACTAAATCACAGAGTATATTTAAAGGAGGAAATATATAATGAGTATTAAGACCAAAAAGAAAACTTCATTAAGACCATTACTAGAAGCTATTAATGAAGATTTCGCAAATCAGGATGTTGAGGGAGTTGACAAAAGGTTATCATTATTTGGTAAATGTGCATTAACTCATATTGGATATAATAATAGTACTAGAACCAATATGAATACATCACACGTTTCACAATTCTTAAATTTAAGAAATCCAGATTTCCCACATGTCTATTTCGGTGCTGAGATGACAGTAGGTGATAATTCTAGTGGTTATCTTAAGATTAAAGATGATGCTGTAGTTGTTGATAAGATTGTCAAGTTTGATGATTTGTGTGAAGAATGGAATACAGAACCTCAAATATATGCATTATTCTTATATTATCCAGAGAAGGATAAATATGATCTTATTATTAGACAACCTGTAGAAAACTTATCTGAAGTATTTGGATTCTCATATAATGATGAGTATATGGATAATTTAAAATCTGGTGATAAGATTAGTAAGGATACAGTAATCTATAAATCAAATTCATATGATGAAGATATGTTATATGGATTTGGTAAAGATGCAAATGTTATGTATACATTAGATCCTACTACTATTGAAGATGCTGCGGCTATTAGAAAAGGCTTTGCAGACAATTTTGCTAGTGATGAAGTTGAGCAATATAGAGTTGGATTAAATACTAATGACTTCTTACTTAATGTATATGGTGATAAAGATACATATAAGACATTACCACATATTGGAGAATCTGCTGATGGTATTGTGTGTGCTAGTAGAAGACAATTCAACAATCAGCTATTATACGACTTTAAAACATCTAGTTTACAAGAAATTATAGATGGAGATAAAGTCTATTATGGTAATGGAAAAATTGTAGACTACACAGTATATATTAACGATCAGGAATTTGAAGATAATCCATTCACACACGATATCTATACTATCTGGCAATCACAATTAAGATTCTGGACTAAGATTAATGAAGTCTGTGATAGGATTATTAATCAATCTAATTCAGAATATAGTAGAGATGTTGATTACTACTATAAGTTATCAAATCAGCATTTAGACACTAAAGCTAAATGGAGAGATGCTGATAGAACCTATGGTGATATTGTGATTGATATTACTATTGATAGAGTAGTTACTGTTGATAAAGGTCAGAAGATAACTCCAAGATATGGTAATAAATCAGTTACTGGAGTATTAGTAGATGATGAAGATATGCCATATATTTATAATGAAGATGGTAGTGTTACTAGAGCTGATGTATTAATAAACTTATTAGCTATCATTAATAGAACTACTGCATTTCCATTATATGAATTAACTATCAACTGGTTCTGCACTAAGTGTATCAGACATATGAGAACTCTTAAGAGTAAGAAGAAACAAGAAGAAGTATTATTTGAGTTCCTGAATGATATGAATGAAGATTATGCTATAGAGAATAGAGTAATCTATGATAGATTATCTGATAAAGAACAGAAAGAATATCTTAAGGATGTTATGTATGGTGATGGAATCTATATTAGAGAATTACCATTAAATGAGAAGGTATTATTATTTGATAGAGTTATCAAGATCTATCAGAAGTATGATTGGTTAACTGATGATATTACATACATTAATAAATTTGGTAGAGAGATTCCAATACTATCAAGATATAGATTAGCTAAGATGTATGTAATGAAGTTAAAACAGACTTCTAGGAAAGGTTTCTCTGCAAGAAATATGGGAGCTATTAATAGTAAATCATTACCAGAGAGATCTTATAATAAGAAAGTCCATCTTGATAGAGTTTCTTCTACACCTATTAGATTTGGTGAATATGAATCAATGAATTTCCAGATAGGTGTTAAACCAGAAGAATATCTATTATTCCAAGAGTTGTATAGAACTTCAGTTAAGGGTAGAAAAGACTTAGCTAAAATCTTAATAGATCCAGATAAAGATTTCGGATATATTGATGATAGTTATACTTCAAGAACTGCTGAAATTCTTAATGTTGTATTGATGTCATTAGGGTATAAGAATGAATTTATTAATGAGAAGAATAGATTAAAAGATTATACTGGTCATGTAGAATCTATTCATATTAATAAAGAAAGCTATTTATTAGATGACTTAGATGCAACATTGTTGGAGAATGTTATATCTATAGAGGAAGATGTATATAGTGAGAAACCATTAATAGATAAAGATGAATTGATCGATATTGTAAGAGAGAGATTGGCATCTGGTATGTTTGTTAGTGGAAGTATTGATAGTGAAGATATCGAAAGAATAATCAATCTTAGATATAACTAATATTAGTTTATCATATGGGAGAATTATAATTCTCCCATATTGTATTAATGAGGAAGGAGAATATAATTTAAGAAATATGAATGATACGATGAAACGAATAATACTAACTGTAATTTATTTATTAATAGGCTTAGGTATTATAGTTGGTGGTAAACACATATACTTTATGTTTGATGGTAAGCTTATTAGAGTTATCATAGAAGTTATATGTATTCTATTAGAACTAGTGATATTATTTAGATTGTTTGATACATGGGATATAGAGTTAGATCAATAAGCACTTATAAAAATGGTGTTATAATATTTAAGTGAACAACAATAAAAATACATAATAAGGAGGATAAGATTATGACTGTTGTTATGATTATCGCATTGATTATTTCATGGCAGATAGGAAAGGCTATTTACGAGAGTTTCTATGGTGATAGAGTTATCGTAAGGAATTGGGTGGCTAAAAGATTCATATGTTTCTTTATACCGTTCTGCATCATCTTCGGAATCATAGGCTCAATGGTAGGATAAAAAAGTTTGGGTATATAGGAATATCCTATATACCCAAAAACACTATTATTTTTTATTCATTGTTATTATATGTATGAATAGCCAAACACAATGTTTTAATTTTATCGGTTATTCTCTCATACTCAGGATTGAGATCTCTAGTTTTGTAATATATGCGATTAATCGCAGTCTCAAGCCTGTCATATTCATCAGTATATTCATCACGATTATATTTATCAGGGTTAAGAACAAAGTGTTGTAGTTTTTTCAAATCATTGAACAATTCTTTACCTTTAGGATGTTTCTTTTCTCTATCAATTTTCTCAAATTCATCAAAGGCAGGACCGAGTCTAGCTTTGCTTTTTTCAACAGCACGTGATTTAGTTGCATTAATATCACTCATAACCTTATGTTTAGTTCTATTAAACTTATGCATTTCTGAACTCTTAGTGATATTTCTTGCAAGATCTTCCTGACCATTGTTCAAACTAGTCAGTATCTCATTTACAGTATCATTTACTTCTGACACATACTTATTACAGACACTGATAGTGTATCTAAGATTACCATCACAATTCATAGTATCCAGTTCATTTGATAATTTTGTAATCCGTTCGTTAATTTTCACTAATACTTCAGTCAATTCTTTAATGCGTTGAGTGACCTTTACTGTATCGAACTTAAATTCTGTTACATTAGACTTGTTCTTTTTAGAATCTTTTTTCTTCTCTTCCTTAACATCTTCTACTTCATTTTTCACTTCATTAGCAATCTTACTGGCAGTTAATGCTCCAGCACCAACGGTTCCAACAAGTGCTAAACCTTTTAAAATCTTAGGTTTAAGCTTAATAAGCTTATTAGTTCTGGTTTCTAATGATTTAGATACTGATATTTTTGCTTTAGAATCTGGTTTATTCTTAGAGAAGAACGTCTTCACTTTTTCAACGATTGTACGAATAATCTTCATAATTCCGTCAATAATCTTACCAAGGATTCCCTTCTTAGCTTCAGTAGCTTCTACTACATAGTCAATATTACCATAATAAATATCGTCTGGTGTATACCCTTCAGTTAACATTTGATGATTACTATTGATTGCTAGAATATTGATATTCGTATCAATTTCATTATATTCATTGAATAAACTATCAATTTTATATTCAACATTTCGTATATATTGTACATGTGTCATAACGACAACCCTCCAATGAAGGTATGGAGGTAAATACTTTTAAAGTATTTACCCCCCCCCCAATTATTATTTTTTGTATGATATCTACTTCATATTTGAATACATTCTGTCAAGTAAATCAATTATATGATAACCGACTGTCTCGTACTCTTTGTCAATATTTTTAGAACGCCTAACCTTATCTTCAGCTTTATAGGATTCACTAGTACAAGCTTTCTTATATTTATCAATATCATCATATTTATCACGACTATAAACAACTTGTTGGTATTTTTTCAAAGCACTAAATATTGCTTTACCCTGCGGATCTTTCTTTTCTCTGTCAACCTTCTCAAAATCATCCATAGCTGAATCAATTTGAGATTTAAGTTTATCCATAGTGCGAGCTCTAGTTGCTGTAATGTTAGACATAGTCTTATCTTTTACTCTATCAAACTTATTCATTGCTGAACTCTTAGTAATAGTTCTTGCAAGCTCTTTCTGATTGTTGCTACCAGCATTTAGACTAGCCATCATCTCATTTACAGTATTAGTCACCTCTGTTGTATATCTAGTACAACTACCAAGGATAGCTCTAAACTCATCAGGAGCTTTCGCAGTATCAATCTTATTTGATAATTCAGTAACAGACTTATTGATATTTGTCAATACACCAGTTAAATCTTTAATATGTTGGATAATCTTTCCTGAGTCGAATTTAAATTCTGTAGTAGCAGACTTGCTCTCCTTAGAATCTTTTTTCTTCTCTTCTTTAACAGCTTCTACTGTATTTTCCATTTCCTTAGCAATTTTCTCAAGCTCTTCATGACTCTTAACATCAACTTCAATCTGTTTGGTAGTACCATAGATCTGACTTTGTCCCATTGTACTACTAGCTTTTCCACTAATCTTTGATGGTGTTGCACCTGATGTAGCTTTAGCATATGTATATTCAGCAGATGATGTTGATAGATTAGCTGCACTGATGTTTCCCTTATTCTGTGGATTACTGAGTTTATAACTTTTAGGATCAGCTTTAAGTGAATATGGGCTAGTAGGTTTAATATATTCACCAGTGCGTGCTGATTGATCAGTAGCATGTATATTTGTATTATCAATTGGAGCAGTTAACTTATGGTCTGTAATATCAGCTTTAAGTAAATATGGATTAACCTCTGCACTTTTACCTTTACCTTTAGCAACTTTACTAGCAACCAATGCTCCAGCACCAACAGTTCCAACAAGTGCTAAACCTTTTAAAATTGTCGGCTTAAGCTTCATAAGCTTACTAGTTCTACTCTCCAATGATTTAGCTACTGGTACTTCTACCTTAGGATCTGGTTTATTCTCGGAAAAGAATGATTTAACCTTATCGACGATTGTACGAATCATTTTGATAATTCCATCAATAATCTTACCAAGAATTCCTTTCTTAGCTTCGGTAGCTTCTACCATATAGTCGATATTCTCATAATAAATATCGTCTGGGGTATATCCTTCATTCAACATCATATGATTACTATTAATTGCTAGAATATTGATATTCGTACTAATCTCATCATATTCAGTAAATAAACTATCAATTTTATAGTTAATATTTCGTATATATTGATCATGTGTCATAAAACGATTATAACCTTCCTTTCATATATATATATCTTTAAAAATAAGTACACTTATAATATTATTGAGATTATCATATCAACAGACGTAATAATTATAAGACCTATCTCAACATTAGAGATAGGTCTTACATTAAGAATATAATAAAAGCATTATAACAAAAGAGTTATCTGTTAAAGATGAATCTTATAACAAACAACATTCATTATCAATGAATTTAATTATTGGTTATATTGATATTTTATTATAATAATTAACTGATACTTTTTTGTTATTGTTTAAAAGTATTGACTATTATTTATAATAGTGCACAATTCCACGTAATCCATTACTAATTCTACTTACATAACCATGATAACGTTCGTCAAAATCATATTCATCAAAAAGACCATTAATCTCATCTAGTTGAGAATCAATTTCTTTAATACGATCCTTTTCGGGAATACTCTTATCGTATGCGGTATCATACATATGCTTTAATATTTTATATATTCTCCAACCATCAGGATCACCATCTTTCCCTCTATCATATTTATCAAATTCTTTTAGTTCTTCATCAATTTTATTTCTAAGCTTTGGTATTGCAACATTGTTAATCTCTTTAGTACCACGAATAGTGGTAATTTTAAGTTTATTTAATTCACGCATTTCTGAACTATTACTAGCAATACCCCTAGCAGATTTTGATTCTGAACTAGCCAAAAACTTTGTTATCCAGTTTATATAATCTGCAATATCACGTGTATATCCATTACACAACCATAATGTTTTATAAATATCCTTAATGGAAGCATCAGTATTCATTTTCTGTTTTATTTTTTCGATCTTATTATTAACAGCGGTTAATGAATCGGTCGTATTTTTAATAGCTTCGATAAGTGTGCTTACTCGAGATTCTTCGATTTCAGCTTTAGCTTTATCCAGTACTTGTTGACCAGCCGCATTTACTCTAGCATCAACCAGACTCATAAATCTCTTTAATTCCTCATCGTCCTCCTTCATATCATTCAACGCATCTTCAGTCTCCTTATTGATTTTCTCAAGTTCTTCATGCTTCTTCGTATCAACCTCAGTAGGTTTTGTTTGGGTATCGGTTGATCCTTGAATCGGCACATTATTAGATTTTCCATCATTTTTTGATGGTGTTGTACTCGATGTATCTTCTTTAGGTTTAGGTGTATCATTAGGCGTATTCTTAGATGTATCATCTTTTACCTCTGTACCTTTATCACGACCTTTAGCAACCTTATTAGCAACAACTGCACCAGTACCAATAGTTCCAACGATTGCTAAACTTTTTAAAATCATAGATTTAAGTTTCTTAATTTTATTACCCTTAGTGATTAATACCTTAGGTACCATTACTTTTGCTTTAGGATCTGGTTTATTCTTAGTGAAGAACAACTTCACTTTTTCAACTACAGTCTTAACAATCTTAATGATACCATCAATAATTCTACCGATGATACCTTTCTTCTTTTCAGTAGCTTCTACCATATAGTCGATATTTTCATAATAAATATCGTCTGCTGTATACCCTTCAGTTAACATCTGATGGTTACTATTGATTGCTAGAATATTGATATTCATATCAATTTCATTATATTCATTGAATAATCTATCAATTTTATATTCAATATTTCGTATATATTGATCATGTGTCATAAAACGATTATACCCTTCCTTTCATATGTATTAATATTATCATAACTAATTTAAACAATTTAATCAATTATCTAATATATTAGTTACCCCAACTATCAACACCAATATCAATTTCTTGACGCATAATATCTTTTATAGCATTACCTCTGTTACTAAAATCCTCTCTCAACTTATCACGTGTTTCACTATCTTTAGATCCTTTAGTCTCGACACTAGCCAATTTTTTATCAGTCTCACTAATTAAATCATTCACTTCACTAACTACAGCGAGCATATCATTCAAACATTGTTTAGCAGTAGCTTGATCTTTCACATCTTCTCTATTTAATATAGAACTATTTTTATTACTCAATTCATTTAATAAATTCATAGCATCATTGTAGTATCCATATAGTGTTTTACAATTAATCTCAACCAGGTTCTTCTCTTCCTTTAAACGTTTTCGTTCTTCCATTTCTTTTTGGAATGCTTCGTGAGCTTCACGACTTTCTTTATTTTTTCTATCAACTTCTTCTTCCAATCTTCTATTATGTTCTTCAATATCTTTACGGAGTTTTTCACTTTGTTCCTTTTCTTGCTTCCTAGCGATTACCCTATCTACTGCGAAAAGAGCACCAGCTATTGTCATCACCCTTATAATACGCTTCTTTAAGCCTGGTAGATTTTTAAACCTGGTTATAACATTTTTTGGAACTTGGACGACTTTATTCTCGTCGATTTTCTTCTTTTTTACAAAGATAGATTTGATCTTATCAATAACCATTTTGATAAATGTCTTGAATTTATCAACGATTTTACTAAAAATACCTTGTTTATCATCAGATTCTATAAATAATTTGTCTCTATAATCAACACTTTCTGTCATACACATATATCTATCCATTCTAATATTAGATACAATATCATTTCTACAATGATTGTATCCATGTAATAGATTATGTAGATCAGATTCTAACATATGTATTCTCATATCATAATCCATATTATATATACCATCCTATATTACTATATTCTAATAGAATATAGTAATATAGTTATGATGATATTTCTGTACAGAAACATTATAAAATGTATGAATCACATCATTATTAGATGTGATTCATACATTAAAAATATAATCTCTATTTATTATTCTTTTCCCACATTGTGTGGAGTTGCTTAGCCCCGTTATGAACATCATTCAAGTATTCATTAACTTTCTTTACAAGATTTACAACACGAGAACCATCGGACGACACTTCCATGCTCTTGATTGCAACATAATCATTTTTACAACTCGTATGTTGTTTATCATAATCATTCTCAGTGTAATCAGTTGTAATATATGCGTGTCGCATACACCAATCAGCTAATTTTTTACATTTGAAAACACAATTTTTAGCCAACGTATTTAATTCTTGATCATCACAACGTGATATAGCTGATTTGAGATCGTTGATAATTATTGCTTGTATCTGTCCAATACTTATAGACATATCCATCATAATATCCTGTGCACCCTCTATTGAAGTCATAGATTTTAGTTTGGTATTACCTTGTTGACCAGTATTACCAACTCTGTCAGCTACTTTTCCTTGAAGTTTATTATACTTATCCTTCTCAGTATCATATTTGTCTAAGATTTTCTTTGTTTTTGTATTTATATCATCAGCATTAGCTTCATTAAGAATTGTCATCATTTCATCTAATAATTTACTACCTTCAATAGATAGATTATTAACTTCTTTGATAAACTCTTTCTCACTTTTACCAATATCTTCTGGGTTTTTAGATAATATTCCTTCAAGATCTTTATTCACACCTTCCAATGCTTTGGTAATCTGATGTATCTCAATAGCAAGTTCTCCTACACGTATTAATTTAGCATATTTTGGATCATCAGGTTTTATAGTTTCACCAGTATTAATATCTCTAATTTCAATACCAATATTTGATAACTTATCATCATATCCGTTTGTTTTGATTAGAGATTCTTCTTCACTATTATTGGCTCGCTTATACATATGAGATGAAACTTTTGGTATAATGATTGGTGCCCCAATAGCTCCAAGAGCTGTTGCAAGAATAGTGAATCCTATTTTTAATTTTGCAGATTTCTTCTTAAAGATATTTATTCTATTTACTAAATTCTTATTAACTTTCACCTCAGCATTTTTATCAATTTTATTATTCTTAGAAAAGAACGATTTAACCTTATCAATAGCAGTACGAATAATTTTTATAATACCGTCAATAATCCTACGAATTATACCTTTCTTTTCCTCAGCTTCCAGCATCAATGTGTCGTAATGATTAAAATTCGTATACTCATTATAATAATCATAATTCTGATATTTATACATTTCTAATTTATCATATTCATAGAACAGATTATCTATCTTATATTGAATATTAGCAATATATTGATTGTGTGTCATTTATACTTCTCACTTTCTTATGTATTTAATCTATTGTCGCACTTAACCTAAATACGTTACTATAGACTATAATTTATTAAATTATAGTCTATAGTAATATAGGATTTTTAACATTTCTCACATAACTATTGTGACTCTATCACTAGCTCTAGTGATAGCAGTATATAACCATCTTCTATAATCATCACCATATAAGAAATTTTCATTTAGTACTAGTACATTTGGATATTGACTACCTTGTGATGAATGTGTAGTTATAGCATATGCGTATTCAAATATATCTAAATTAGGATTAAATGTTTCTTCATCAGTTAATTCTTTAATTCCCTGATTATTTAATCTTGCTTTATCTATACTGATATCTTTAATAACTTTCTTAGTGAAGTCTGGTTTAAAGTCTATTTTAATAATACCATTCCTCATAGTAGATCTATCAAAGTAATCACATATACCAGTTGTACCATTAGTTAGATACATACCTTTACCAATCTCTCTATCCCAATTATTTCTCCTACAGATTAACTTCTCACCAATGTGTGGGAATTCTAAATTCTTATACCCTTTAATATATTCCCTATAGTACTTATTAACATTATATCGTAATTTATTAGTCCCTGTAAGAACTATATCAGCTTGTCTAAATTGAAACTCAGTTATATCATTTCTTTTAACAACTGCTGAATTTCCATATACTCCTAATTTTAATGGAATATTATTTAATACTTGCTGGGCTAGATATATTATAGGTGAACCTTCTGCTTGTCTCATAATTTGAGTTAATATCACATCTGGTCTCTCTAAGAATATACTAGTACCAAATGGTGGTTGCAATTGATTAAGATCACCTAATACTATTACTGGAATTCCGAATGATAATAAATCTTCACCAATCTTCCTTTCTACAGTAGAACCTTCATCAACTATTATCAATTTGATTTTCTTATCTAATTTATCTTTCTTGATAAATTTACCAACCATCTTAATCTTACCATTTTTCCCTAATACATAATTTCCACTATCATCTTCCATAGGGACTTTAATGTAGTCATATATAACAGAATGTAATGTCTTAGCTGGTAATCCAGATTTAGACATTTGGTTTACTGCTTTTCCCATATATGCTACAAATAGACACTGATCTAATTCTAATCCTAATCTATCTATAAGATACTTAGTAAATGTTGTCTTACCAGTCCCAGCAGCACCAGATATTTCAAATGTCTGTTTATTACCAGATTTCCACCAAGATTCTCCTTTTAATATACCTTCTAATTGTCCTGTGTTTAATTCAAAACTCATAATCATTACCTCTTTTCATATATTTATAAAATCTATAATAAAGTCTTGTATATCTTAAGAATGTATCTGAAAACATAGATTTAATCTTGAAATATATGAAAGGATGAATAAAGGATAATGCCTTCTATTAAAGATCTCCCTTATGGGAAAATGGTAAAAAGAAAATGTTATATGGATAAAGGTAATCCTACAGGTAAAGGTAATATAGCTTTTATATTATCTAATACTCTTGAGCAATCATTGAAGATTACTGAGGATAAAGAAAATCTAATTCCTATGAGTTATTATCACTTATTCTACTACAGTACAATTTATCGTGGTAAGGTTGGAGTGAAAAGATATTATATTAAGATGACTGATAAGAATGTTGAAATTAAGAAACAAGTGTCTGAAAGCTCATTAACATATATCGTACCTAATGATTTAAATAAATTAAATATCAATAAGAATATGTATTATGACCTCAGCAAGAATTATGAGATATTTAGATCACTTAGTAAAAATATTCCTAATAGTAAAAGATTGTCAGTATTCTGGAATTACTTTAAATCCATCATTAATGTAGATAGTGTTAAGAAGTGGGATAATTATAACTGTATAATTACAGATGTTAAAAACTTCCCTAATATTAAAGGTGGGTTAAAGAAGTGTGGTGATAATCCAGTATTCTTACTATATTGGACATTATATAGAGATTACACTTTATTATCTGATTTAGATATTGACTTTATTTTTTATCATAAACAAGGTATTCTTAAAATCAATCCATCAACAGCCAATAAAGATACCTATAGAGTATTCTTAACTGAATTAAAGAAATTATATAAATTAGCTGCGGTTGATATCAAAGATGAACTAGAACCAGAAGTTATTGCTAAGGATGAAAGAAAAGATAATATTGTAAATGAACTTAAGAAATCATTGAAGTTTAATTTTACTGGCAATAACGATTCATCTGAAGAAGAAACTGTTACATCATTAGATGAACCAGATAATAGTGATAAAGATGATTCTGAAGATCATATTGATGATTTTATTGATAAGACTATTGAGAAGAAGGTTGATGAAGCTGAAGAAGAATTAGGAACTGATGAGTATGATGATGATGATACTGTAGATAAAGCAGTATTAACCAGTGTAGAGAATGAAGTTAATAATGATGAAGAACTCATTAAAGAAATCTATCAGAAGACTAAGAATAAGGAATTAAAGAAATCCGCAGCATCAACAGCTAGAGATAATCTATTGAGAAAGAAACAAGAAGATATTGTGGTTGGTAATATGACAGTAGGTCAATTAAAGAAACTTAATTCAGCTAAGGTTGATATTAAACCAAATGATGTATCCTCTGTATTACACACATCAAATAAGAATCTTCAGAAATCTAAATATCCAGCTATTAATAAGACATATTTAGAGAAAGTCTATAATAAAGATTTAGTTGATGCTATTATGGCTTTAAATAATAAATCTCTACCAATCTTTGTTAGGAATATTACTATAGAAGATACATCTAATGAGTTAAATTATATTGATACGTATACTGTGGAATTGGAAGATGCTAATAGACAAAGATCTACATTTAAGATTGATATCCCTAAATTCATAGATAATAAGTTTATGTATATTGGTGGTAATAAGAAGTTGATTCTTAATCAGAGTTTCCTACTACCATTAGTGAAAACATCAGAAGATGCTGTACAGATAGTTACTAACTATAATAAGATGTATGTAAGACGAGATGGTACTAAGAGCTTATCATCTATCGAAGTACTTATGAAGATACTAAATGATGATAATAAACTATCTAACTATTTCTTATATGGTAGAGTATTTGAGAATAATAAGGATTATATCACTAATATCGAGTATGATGAATTATCTAAGATTATTCGTAAATTTAAGTGTAAAGATACTGTAGTATATTTTGATCAGATAGAATTACATGAAGCATTAAAAGATAAATCTTTACCTACAGATAGTTTATGTATTGGAACTAAAGGTGGTAAACTAATACTAATTAACCATGATACTCAAAGAACTTCTGATAATAAAGGTATTGTAGATATCATTATAGAAGCTATGGGACAAGATGTTATTGACCAATATCTATCAACAAAGACACCAAAGCGTATGATGTATGCTAAGGTTAAATCTATGGAGAAAGATATTCCATGCATTGCATTATGTGGATTATGGGAAGGATTTTCTACAGTATTTAAGAAGATGGATTTAAAGTATAGATTAAGTGATAAATATCCTAAGGATTTAAAAACTGAAGAAGCAGTCATTAGATTCCAAGATTGTTATTTAATCTATGACAATACTCCAGCTAATGCTCTTATGATGAATGGTATTAAAATCTTTAATACTGAGAAATATCCATTATCATCATTTGATGATAAAGACCCATATTTAGACATATTAGTGAAAATCTATGGTAAGGTATCTATTGCAAATGCCTTAGATAATACTTATGAATTTACTATAGATCCTATTAGTGAAGAAGTATTGAAAGATATGGGATTACCAACAGATTTAGTTTCATTGATTATTTATGCCACTAGATTATTAGCTGATAATCAATATACATTTGAATTGAATCAAAGAATATCAAGGGTTAGATCTATTGAAACTATTCCAGCTATTCTTTATGATACTATTGCTAAGAATTATATCACATATAAGAATAGTAATGGTAGAAAGAAATTCACTATACCTAGAGAATCTGTAATTGCTAAATTGATGAAATCCCCTAATGTTGAAGATTACTCAACACTTAATCCTATTCTTGAATTAGATAGAGCACACACTGTATCTTATAAAGGATGGCGTGGAATCAACTTAGATGAATCTTATACAGTAGCTAAGAGAAGTTATGATCCATCTATGATTGGAATTGTTGGTCCTACAACACAGCCTGATGGTGGTGTTGGTGTACAGAAAGTATTAAGTGCTGAACCAGAAATAACTTCAGTTAGAGGATATACTAAGAAAGTTGAGACTGATAAGGATATAGATAATTTAAAGGATGTAAATCTATTTACGCCCGCTGAATTAATTACACCATTAGCAGTAAGCCATGATGATCCATCTCGTGTTGGTCATGCTATTAAACAGAGTAAACACGTTATTCCTGTTAAGAATGCATCACCAGTATTAATTAGTAATGGTATGGAAGAATTCTGTAAATATGATTTATCAACAGATTTCGTAGTTAATGCTAAAGATGATGGAAAAGTTGTTGAATTAAGTGATAAAGAAAATATTATGGTAGTCGAGTATAAAGATGGTACTCATCAGGCTATTAACCTAGCACCTAATATTGTAAAGAATGGTGGTGGTGGTTTCTATGAATCACTTATAATGACTACTAAATTCAAAGTGGGTGATAAGTTTAAGAAGAATGAAACTATTGCATGGAATAAAGATTTCTTCCACGATGATGAATTTAATGGTTGTAGATTCAGTATCGGTATTCTATCTAAAGTAGCTATTATGTCAAATTATGACACTGCTGAAGATGGTACTATGGTTACAGATAAATTAGCACATGATGCTGTATCTGAAATGACATTCTTAAAATCTATAGTTATTGGTAAAAATGCAAATGTTAGTAAGTTTGTTAAGGTTGGTGACCATGTTGAAATTGGTGATCCATTGGCTGAATTTGATACATCATTTGAAGATCCAGCACTTAACCAGTTCTTAGCTGTATTAGGTGATAATGAGAAGTTAAAAGGTGTTGTTAACGAAGGTAGTAAAAATATCGTCAAAGCATCTCATGCTGGAGTTATTGAAGATATTAAAGTATTTAGTACTGTAGAGTTAGATGAATTATCACCATCATTAAAAAAGATCGTTGGTAATTATTTTAATGGAGTTAAGAGTAGGAAGAAGTTATTAGATAAATATGATAAAAATGATAGTATAGTTAAATGTGGTATGTTTTTAACTGATCCTTCTACAAAAGTTAATCCATCTAAGTATGGTGTTATTAGAGGTGAAAAAGTTGAAGATGCTGTATTGATTGAAGTATATATCAAACATGAAGAGTATCTTGAGACTGGTAGTAAGATTGCTTGTTTTACTGGACTTAAGAATACTATAACTGAAGTTATTCCTAAGGGTTATGAACCATATAGTGAATTACACCCAGAGGAAGAAATCAGTACACTAATTGCATCTAACTCAATTCTCAAACGTATGGTACCATCATTGATTGTCACAGTTGTTGGAAATAAGGTTATTATAGAATTGAAGAGATGGTTAAAGAAATTCTTTGACAGTAAACCATTTAATCCAACCAATAGAAAAACTATGGAAAATATGGTATATAGTGTATTTACAGCACTAGATAAAACTGGTGAGAATACTAAAAAATATAAAGCATTATTTAATTCCATGAGTGATAAAACTATGGAAGCTTGGTGGAAGAAATTCTTTAATAATGATAAAGCTTATTTGATATTAGACGTTGTAGACTATGAACGTGTGTTGAAGATGGAAGATGTCGAGAAGGCTGCAAAATTGTTGAAGATTCCACTATTTGAATATGTTGCTGTACCTAGTCATACTATGGATAAAAATAATGTTATTTGGAGTCAGGATCCAGTTCCAGTTGGATACCTACACATTAAGAGAACTCAACAAACCATTATGAAAAAGAATGGTATGAGTATTTCATCAGATAAACGATCTGCATTAGTTGGACAGGTTACTGGTTCTGATAAGAATGGTCGTGAAAGTGATTTGGACAATATCCTATTACTATCAGTTGGTTTCGATAACATCTTAAAAGAACTAAATGGTCCTAGAGCAGATGATATGAAGATGCAAACTGAGATGATGCAGCAAATAGCATTAAATGGATATGTTAAATATGATGACCTAACTAATGATGTTAAGAATAAGACTACATTGAATACAGTTAACGCATATATGATCGGTATGGGATTAGATTCAGATCTAGTAACAAAGGGATTGATGTTAGCAAAGACTGTGGAAGATGAGACTAGATAATAAAATACTATTATAACCAATAATTATATTCTTAGTATGATGACTAATCTTATGTGATAGTCATCATACTACTAACTCTGTAAATGTCAAAAAAAACGAAATATTAAAGATATATACGAAAGAGAGGTTGAATTAGTTTTATGACACATAATCAATATATTACTAATATTCAATATAAGATAGATATGCTATTTTATGAGTATGATACTATAGAAATGTCTAAATACCAGAATTGTGATTATTATAATGAATATACCAATACGAATCATTATGATAGACTAATTATGGAAGCTGAAGAGAAGAAAGGTATCATTCGTAGAATCATTGATGGGATTATGAAGATCATTAATACTGCGATTAATAAGGTTAAATCGTTCTTTTCTAAGAATAAGAATATTGATAAGACTGCTGAAGTAAAGGTTAATGCTAATTTAGTGACTAGAGCAGACAATTTCAAAAAGAAAAGTTCTAAATTAAAATCGGGATTTAATATTCTTCTAGGATCATCTTTGGGAGGCGCTGCAATATATGGTATTATTAAGGCATCAAATTATTTAGATAAGAGAGCTACCAACGACGGTACAGACACTAAAACTATGCATGTAGGAGAGATTCTGAATATTATGGAAAACACTAACAAAGCGTTGGAAGAAGTGAATAATAATCTCAAAGAATTAGTATCTAAGAATCCAGAAGAACTTGGTAAAAGCGAGAAAGAATATATCCAAGAAATTAATAAACTAACCAATGAGGGAAATAAAATAATTGATGATTGTACTAAAAGTCTTAAAAAATACGATCAAGATGAATTTGCTGATATGGTTAGGGATAAAAAGTATAGAGATGACTTTGACAGACATAGTGATGTACAGTCTAATTTTAATACCCTTCAAAATAGAATAGCTAACAAATTTGATATTCAAGCTGAATCTGAAATATCTTCAATAGACAATACAAAAGAACTTGCGACAAAGATGATTAGATCTGCTGCACAGATACAAGACATAATTACCAAACATCTTAGACCAGCTACATCACGATGTAATGATGAAGAATTAAACAATTTAGCTAAACGCTATATTTACAAATCTAAAAAGATAGTAGAGTGGTGTATACAACATACTTGGCGGTCTACTGATTATACTGAAGATGGTTATAATAAAATCTATTTAATTTGTAAAGATGATTATGATTCAATTATGAGTAAACAAGTTTCATCAGATGGTTCTCATGTTGTAAAGCTTGTAAAGAAGGCTACTAAGTATATGAATGATGCACATAATGTAGCTAAGAAGCTCCACAAAATGTTGAAAAAGCACAATAAGTAAGATATCAAATAAAAATCATTTAATTACTATAGACTATAATTTATTAAATTATAGTCTATAGTAACGTATTTAGGTTAACTGTGACAATAGATTAAATACATAAGAAAGTGAGAATATAAATGACACATAATGAATTATTGCTAATATTCAATATAAAATAGATAGATTATTTTATGAATATGATAACATAGAACTGTATAAATACCAGAATTATGATTATTATAATGAGTATTCTAATTTTAATCATTACGATAGACTAATTATGGAAGCCGAAGAAAAGAAAGGCATTATTAGAAGAATCATTGATGGAATTATGAAGATCATTCGTACAGCTATTGATAAAGTTAAATCATTCTTTTCTAAGAACAAGAATATTGATAGTAAAGCTACTGTGAAAGTTAATAAGAATTTAGTAAATAGAATAAATATCTTTAAGAAGAAATCATCAAAAATAAAATTAGGAATCAGTATTCTTACAACAGCTTTTGGATTTGTTGGGGTACCACTACTTATTAAAAAAGGTAATCCAATCGTAGGTAGGGGTATGGATAAACTAGAAGATATTAGAAAGAAGTTATCAGGTATTACTAATGGAATTAGAGATATTAAGACTGGTGAAATTACAAAATCTGAAGATACAGAAGAGCTAAGTGCCAATGACATTACAGTTGATGTACACCATATTATTAATGTCTTAGCAGAGATAAACAAAAAGTTGGAAACAATATTGACAAGTACGCCAGAAGATATTAGTAAGCCTGAGAGGGATTTCATTCAAGAAATTAATGTACTAACAGCAGATGGTAGTAAAATAATAGATGAAATGGTGGCACTGATTAATGCTGTTGGTGAGGATAAAATATATAAGAAAACACTAGACAAATATGGTATTGAGAAGTATAGATATAACAAACTTCAAGGAAAAATATCTGACAAATTTGGTAATGGACAACAAAGTAACAATAAGTCATCGGATACTAGTGGTGCAATTATGGGGGATATGTCAACGACTTATGTTTTCATACAAGATATAATTAACGGAGATCTTAAAAATACTATATCACACTGTTATGATGAGGAATTAAAACCGTTAGCCAATAATTATGCTACCAAGTGTAAGAAACTGGCTGATTGGTGTATTAAACATACACAACGTGATCATGACTACACTGAAGAAGAGTATAATAAAATGTATTCAGATTGTAAGAAAGACTACGATTCAATTATGAGTAAAAAACTTTTACCAGCAGATGGTGGAACTCACGTAGTGAAGAATTTAAAGAGAATTAGTATGTATCTTAATGATATTCATAGTGGAGCTAAGAAACTCCAAGCTATATGGGATAAGAATAATAAATAAAATATATAAAGATTATAGATACTTTAATTAGTATCTATAATCTTTATCTTTATTATACTTCTGGTAATATATAATTACCTAATTTATAATCTTCATTAATCTTACTATCCAATGGTACTATATCCACTGGATACATACTAAACATATTATTGTGACTGATTAAGAATATCTGTTCACAATCTACCATATCCATTAATCTCTCTAATATAGATAAAAACTTCTCTCTATAATTCTTATCCAAATTACTATCCATCTCATCTAATAGTAAAATATTATACTTAGATATTGACTTGTATATTAGTGCAAATGATAATGCTATAGATAAAAATGCTGTCTCACCCTGTGATGCACTAATAATGTCAGATATCATATACCCATCTTTAATGTATGGGATTTTAAATTCATCACTATTTATATTAAAATCTTTAATATAAATACTACCATCATAAACTAGATCTAATAACTCATTAATAATTGATTTAATATCACTCATATACATATTGATATGCTCTAATGGTATACCTTCTTTAGATGACATGGCTTTCTTAATATACTCATTCTGATTATACAACTTAGAGTATCTATTCAAATCCTTAGTTAATTTTTTATATTCATCAATTAATATAACCATAGATTCTCTGATATTAGTATCTCTATCAATGATATACTTTATATCTTCTAGTCTATGTTTAACTGATGTATACTCAGACATATTACTATCATAATCACTAATAATACTATTGAGTTCTTTAGCTCGATTATTATAGTCAATGAAGTTAGCTACGCTATCTCTAGTCTCTAATAACTCAGTTAATTTATCCTCACATAGATTAACCTTAGATTTTTCAGATTCAATAAGGTTATCTCTTAGATTATCAATACATACTCTAATATTTGATATATCTAAATTAATGGTAGATAGCCTATCTTTAAAATAATCTAATGAATTCAATTCTTTAAATGAATCTAATTTTAAGTTCAATTCATGATACTCATTGGTATTATTCAGATAAATAGTATACTCAGTAACATCAGATAATAAATCTTGATACTTAGAATAATCTACTATATTTAATCTATCAATGATTCTATTATAGATATTCCCATATCTGAAATCTTCTTTAACATGATCTGGTAATTTATCAATAATATCACTACATTCTTTAAGTCTGTTAAAGACTTCATTAATATTAGTATTTATACTATCAATATACTTATAATGCTCTAATTTATTATCAACATCAAATTTATGGTCTTCTATATTCTTCAATCTAAGGATTTCTTGGTATAATCTATATAGACCACAATTATGATGATTACAATCCATATCAATATCTGAACCATCTCTGAGTAATTTATCCAATAACTCAGATGATTTGTTTTCTATCATCACGTAACCTTTATTAACATAATCATCTACAGACTTACCATCTATTCTCATACTAATAACTTTCTTAACAGATTCCTTACCAAGTTCATAAGTCTTATCAAGTATTCTATCTATATCTCTCAGTATTAGAATAAAATCACTTAATTCGTCTTTAGTATATTTTATATCTAATGCAGTATACAGTGATTCTGACTTATTAATAGATATCTCTAAAGTTTTCATTCTACTAATGATACCTTTAATAGTTTCATTATTCTCAATCTTATCAATCTGTCTAATTACCTCATCTCGTTCTCTTAGTTTAGAATCTAATTCATTTAACTTACCTGTCAATTCATTAGATAGTGTAACTAATGATAGCTTATGTGTTTCTAAACTATTTCTAACATCATCAATAGACTTATCAATATCGTCTATTGAGATATTTCTAATATCAACTGATGATATCTTATTGAGCTTCTTACTAATAGCATTATACTCATCTTTAATATCTTTAATATTAGTATCTTTCATCAACCCTTCTAAATATCCTAATTTAGAAGTTAACGAATCATATGTTGATTTATTAACTTCCAATGACCTAGTAATCTTATCTAAGCTATTTTTACTATAACCAATATCAACTATACCTGTCTTCTTAATCTTATCAGATATATGAGATATTTGTACTTTAAGAATCCTAGAATCTTCTGTAAGCTTCTTATACAATTTTAAATATATATCTAATTCTGATAATAGATTAGATAAGAACTTTTTACGTTCCGTAGCTGTTAAATCTAACATATTGGTTACATTATTACCTAATCTAATTAACTTAAGATAACTAATATCTATCTCTAGTTCTTCTTCTACTATAGCTTTGAATGATGTCACATTACCATTAATATTTAATTCTTCACCATTCTTACTAATATATGATTTTACACTATGTCCAGTTTTAGTCTTAGTGTAAAAATGCTTAATTAAATAATCATCATCTCCACTAATGATTTCTATTTCTTTATACCCATCTTTATCATCTATAATAACACCATTACTATTTCTAACATCTAAATCACCTAATGTTGCAAAAGGTGTTAATGTTGATAGTAATGATGTTTTACCATATCCATTCGGTGCAACTAATAGACATATCTTATTCTCTCTATTAGTAAAATCTAATTCTAATCTATCGGTTTTCATACCGACCTTAATAGATGCAAAATTCTCCAATATAACGTGTTTAATCCACATAATCTTAGTATCTCCTTATATTAAAATAATTAACTTTAATATTTTGTCAACCAAGTCACAAATATTTAAATCAGGTATATACTATTTATTAGTATCAAAATACAATTTATATTTTATAAGGAGGAATTATAATGATGGGAGAGAAGCGTGTTAAGAGAGTTATGTTTAAATTTGAAGATGACAAATGGGGATTCATTGACGAATTTGATAGGAATGGAGAGTATGAGAAATCATTAATGTGTGATTTGAATAAATACTTAGATAGTGATGAGGATAAAATCACTGATGTTATTAATATGTTAGTTGCTGGGTTGTTATTATCTGAATTTGGTGGAAATGCTGAGAATAGATACATCAGGATAAAAGCTATTGCATATGCTAATGATAGTGATGTTGTGAATGATATCGTCAAATATGGTTATAGTAAGTATAACCTACTAACAAATCCATATATTGCTAATAGCAATATCAATAGTAATGAACCGATTATGAGATGGTGGTATCACACAACTAAAGATGGTAAACATAATGGTGGGAACAGTATGTATACTATGCAACGATTTCTAGCTGGAGAAATTGAATCTATAGATGCTATAGATTATGTTTATTATATGTCTCTCAAACCGAGTAGAAGTAGTGATGGATATGAATTGGAAATGGATCATCGTATCACATCAAACACTGAATATATTAATTCAGATCAAATATTTGTTGTAATAGATAAGAGTACAAATAACCCTATTGCAATCTGTAGAGATCAAATAGATACTAGTGAGAAGATCAATTCATATATGATAGATAATACTGATAAAGATATCTCACTTAGCGTTTATTCAGCATTTATAGCTTTCAACAATTTCACAGATAGTGATACATTCATGGAATTGGTAGATGATGTTATCAATGATGAGAATGGTAAATTTAAGGTATACATTAACAAAACTCCAATTATTATGGATAAACATAACCATCATAGTTATTCATATTATGTTCTATCACAACTACTACTATGTGACAATAATGAATACCATATGATAAGTGGTAGTGATGACGATAGAGTTACAGAAGATCTTGATTATATTCTGGTTGTGAAAGCTGACAAAGAATTGATGAATATCAAGAGATAAAACTTAAATCAATTAAGGAGATTTTTATTTGTGGAGATATGGGAAAGATCTTTATGGACAAATCCCAATATACAATTCTTATTCGATAATGAGATTATAGAGTATGATCTACACAATGCTGGTTTATCTATAAGCAAAGCATTAAAGTTATTAGATGCTAATACATTAGAGGAATTATCTAAGATACAAGATAAGCATAAGTTGGTAGTAGCTTTGGGAAACTTACAGAAGACTGATAAAGAATATTCTAATAAACTCAAAGATGGGTTTAGTAGAATAAGGAAGAAGTTTATAGTTAGTAATGACCTAATGACTAACCAAATTTTATCTATTAAGAAAGATGCTATATTCACAACAGAAGAATGTAAATCATTACAATTCGACTGTTGTGAATTTAGACCAAAGAATGTGTATAAAGCATTTATGAAAATTGGGGATTGTGAGATTTATTATAAAGATAAATCCCATATAGATATCAAAGGTATTAATGATGATGATCTAGCATTACATAAAGATTTTATCGTATCTATAATCTCCACATTTTGTTATAATATGCTAAACAAGTCTAAAGACTATGCTAGGAAAACTTTAATAGATATAGCTAATAAGTATAAGCATAGAGAACTTAGACTAGAGTATTATAGAGAGTTTAATAAGAGATCATCATATATGGATGAATATGGTGATTATCATGATGTAGTATCAGATTTCACAGATTTGTATATTGGGTATAATTACATTGAGGTGATATCCTCAATGATATTAATGACACTATAAAAATAAAACCTAGGATATTGATTATTACATCCTAGGTTTTATTTTTTCTAATCTTGTTTCAAAATATTATTAATGAATCCTTCACCAGTGGATCTCATTGATTCATACTTAGGTGCTCTAGGCACTTTAGATAAGAATGTGTAGAATGTTATAGATACTCTCATCACAATATAGTGATGTAAATAATCTGATGTGATTAACGAGTTCTTATCTTTTAATCTTAAGAACACTTCTTTATTTAGTGATCTATATACATCTTCTGCTACTTCTTTCATATCATCGTCCATCCACATAACATTATACCTTAGAGTCTTAGGCATAGCTAAATGTGCTCTAATAAAGTGAAGGAATTTAACTTCAATCATTCTATCAATAAACTCTAGTAACTTAGTTGTATTATCCGCATTAGTTCCGAAATCCAACTTAAGTCTATTTGCTTCTATAATATCTTGAGGATCTGCCATATTAGCAACCATCTCAAGATGATCCATATATCTTTTATATCCATAGATAATAGTTCCAAATCCACACAGGATTAAAACTACCTTAATTACTAAATTTGCAATTTCCATATATTTAAATACTTCCTTTCTATCTAATTGAATTTATTATTGTACCAAACTAATTCCACTTACATTGAAGTCTATTGTAAATCTCCACCTATATCCTTGTTTATACACCGATGCATATTGCATAGTATAATCACCCCAAACTTTAACTAAGTTAGAATATACACAATCTGGAGAAATATATCTGTTATTATGTAATCCCATAGCGAATCCTGTATCACCAGCAGAAGTTACTTTTGGGTAGATTATAGTATTACAGATTGTTGGATTAAGAATGAGCATAGCCATTTCATCTGAGATATCAGATACAAATGGTGCTTTACCAGTTGGATTATATTTAGTGAAAAAACTATAAATACTAGCTGGTTGATATGTACTATCTAAGAACTCAAAGTAACAACTAGTTACTGTAGCTCTAGGTCTAATAATAGTATCATCAAATTGAGTATTTGGTACAAATACATCTAATTCATTATGTGATCTCGTAGAATTTCCATGGTTAACATAATTAGCACCTTTGAAGAAATTTGTTATAGCACCAGCGTTGAAATCTTCAGACATTGGATCAATTACCATAGATCCCATAATTTCACATATCTGTTTACCATCTGCTAATAGTTCTTCAGTATCTCTTAAAATTTTTACATACTTACAAGAGTTACTGGTAGTGTGTTCATATGTCTTACCTAAGTTAGTCTTAGAGTTAATGACATTATTTCCTTTACTAATAAATTTATACTTACTGAAATTATTAACACTACCACCTTGGTTGATTGGATCACCATTATTATTTACAATATCTTCTGATCTAACTTTAACGAAGAATGGTTTCATCTCTCCAGTCTTAATGTCACGTTCCATCAGAAATCCACTACTGCATTTAATTTTATCAGCCATCTAATTATCTCCTTCCTATTTATACGATCTTACTCAACTCTGGATAGAATTGCTTAATATCTTTATAATTAGCTAGAATATTCATAATAACACTAGCATTCATTAGGAATGATCCTTGCATAGCATTGATGATTACAAAAAACATATAGACTACACAATCAATACCTAATACCGCAGGACCATAGTAAGTTGTAATATATCTCTGACTAATATACTTAATATTCATGTCTTTAAATCTAACTGCAAATTGTTTAATAAAATCAGTTAAATCTGCAATAGTGTTAATATTAGCTGATTCATATTGATCGTTAACTAATGCTAATTGATCTGTGTCAGCATCACTCTTAATGTTACTTACTGCAACATTAAATACCAGAGACTTATTTCTACACTCCCATACTTTCTCTAGGAAGAATTTACTAATAGAGAATACTACTTGATTGTGTAATTCAACATCTAGTGATATTGAATATTCCCTATTAAGTATATTCATAAACATCTGAGTATATACAAAACAACAAATTCTCATCAGAGTAATATTTCTATTAAACATAGGAGTCTTTAGATGATATTGTAAACTAACATAAGCAGATTCCATTAATACATATAATGGTTTAATAGCAATATCTAATGTTAAACCATCTTTAGATACATTAGTAAAATTACTAACAAGAATGGATGCTACAATCTTAGGTTTATCTCCAACCATCTTTTTTCTAACTATGTATGGAATAGATGATGGTACTTTAATTTGCTTATTATATAAAATCTCGATATCACCATTATCAAAAGCTTCTAGTACTCTATCAGCTAGAAATGATATTCTCGACTTACGGATATTTACTAACTGCTCTTCAATCATATCTGGTGTTACTACAGTAGCACCTTTAATATATTTGAGCATAGAATCTGTTAAGTTCTTATTGATATTAAAAATACTGAATATATATGAATCTTCTAATGATGCTGATTCTTTAATATAATTACCATTGATATCAATATCATTTAATGCAGATTCCATTAAATTATAAATATCTAAATTATCCATAATTTATATTATTCCTTTCATAATACTTCTTACATTAATCCATTGTTTTCCTATGAGTTTTGTAGATATCAACCCAAAAACATATTAGTAATGTCGGGATTTTCCTGATAAATACATAGAAAGGAAAATGTTTATAATGAGTAGATTAATTAACCCTGATGAATTAGTTGCTCCTACATTAACTAATGAAGAAGTTAAAACTAAGATGATGGAAGAGTTACTAACTAATCAGAATTATGAGTGGTTTGATACATACGATAATGATGCATTGAATACAACTCTTGATTATATTCAGACTCATAGTTATAGATATCTTGAAGATGCTCAAAGATCATCTATACAATTTTACTCAAAGTATTTTCCATACCAAGTTGCTCCAGATAATACTGATCCAAAAGATATTAGAGAAGGAGTTTGGTTTTTAGATAGGCGTGATGAATGTCCTTGCTTTATTATTGGTGAAGATATTATTGATCCTGATAATACTATGAAATACTATAGATCAGAATTTTATCATAGGATACTCACACTAAATGATATCAGTAATCATCCAGAGATATTTGATAGATTCCCAATTATCATGATGGGGAATACCTTATTAGAGGATATCACTATAGAACTGACTACAAACGGTATGCTCATTAAGGTTGATAGTATCAATTATGATAATTACAAAATTTCTGGTGATGGTAAATATACTAGAGATTTATTCATAATGGTAGTATCGAATACATTCTATAAGCAAATAGATATGTTAGCTATCAATGCTGTACCATCACCTACTACGCTATATAATGAATCAACTCATCAATTATGCTTTACTCCAACAATGTTGGGTATTGATAAGTTTAGAAATGATGGTACTTATTTCTTAGCAATTAAAACTGATACTAGAAATGATTTCTATATTCATGACTGCTATCAATTCACTAAGACTAATACAACATATCTAACTCCACATATCAATCCTGATATTATCGAAGAACATATCGTACCTAAAAATATGAATATAAGATTCTCATTTATCTTTATAAAAGATATGTATGCATATAGAGGATTTGATAGTAAGTATGCTAAGTTCTATAATAACTCTGATAAATTAGCTATATCACAATTCACAGACACTACTAATAGACAAGCTGAATTATGTTATGCTCTAGTAGATAAAGGTTATACACAAGATGGTAGTGATGGTACAACCATTAAATACAAATGTCCATATATCCATTTAAATGGTAGAGAGGATAATTTAAATAATAGACTTACTGAATTAAGAGATAGGAAATTATCCAATGAGTTAGATATGCCAATACCATTAGAGCATATTGTAGTATTTAGTAATCATGATAACATCACTAATCCTAATAGTAATACTATTGGTGGTGACAAATTATTGAGATATTGCGATAATACTACACCAGCTCAGTATGTATTAAATACATTTCAGATGTTTGATGGTATTGAATTTAAAGAGAATACTCTATTCAAATTCTTCTTCTTATACAGTGATAGAGATAGAGGAACTAAGGTAAGATATTCTCAAGATTGGTTGATTGATAGTCTATGTAATATATTCAAAGATTTATCAAGATTTAATATCATTCAAGATTTATTCAATGGATTATTCTATAGAGGTAATGAGTTAAATTCATTATTATTATCAAATAATACTATAGATGTTAGTAATGCTGAGATAGCACATAACTTAGTCCAATATATGAAATCAACATTGTCAATACTTCATGCAATATATGAGCCAGATAATAGTGGATATGATAATAACATTATTTCACTATTAAAGAAAACTCATGATAATAATGATATTCTTAATGGTATGAAGCATAAGAGAAAGACATTAGAGAATTATATTAAGTCAGATATCAATAATACTACTATCTATAGTAATAATAGAAGAAATAAAGTATTATCGTTCTCTTTAGCTTTAGATGGAGTTAATTTAACTAGGAGAAAAAGAACTACTACTGGTAATGAAACATTACCATCTTTTGATTATAGATTAAAAGAAGAATCCTATGTTTTTGTATGGGATTATGGGTATAAGATAAATAGAATTACTGATAGTGATATCATAGTAAGATTAGATGGATTAGTTATTAATAGTAATATAGAGATGTATTATAATAACCAATTTGTCTATATCTATATACCAGTATCATTAATGAATGGATCTAAAGTATTGGAATTAGATATCTTAAGAAGTTTATATATGAATGGTAGAATCACATTTGATGATATTAATCACGTATATAAATTAAAACTTCCAGAAGATAGTGATATTACACTAAATGATATTGTCATTAAAGATAGTGATGGAACTCCATATAAGAATGCTATACAAGCACCACTTATTATTGGTAGTGAACATGATTCAACTAATGACAATATTAGTGATAATACTGCATATAATAAAATCTATGATACAGAAATTAATGTAGTAGATAAATCTAAACTAGAGACATATGTTGGAACTATTAAAGATGTTGCTAAAGCTTATAGCACTATTGGTAATAGTTCATATTGGAGAAGACTGGTCATTAGTGATCCAGATAATCAACTATATGATCCACAAACAATTACTAGTATCAGTGTGAATAACAAATCTCCTGTTAATTATAGATTCACAAGAGATATTCAATTTAGTCCTAAGTCAGCAACTTCAACCAATAAGACATTTGAGTTCTCAATCAATAAGCCAGTCTATAATGAAGTTATAGTATCTGGAGATGATATTGATCCACATGTTCCAATTATTGACAATAGTGTTGTGGAAGAATCTCTAGCAGATACTCAATATACTGATACTAAGATTTATGTTGGTGGTAAATATATTCCAAATACTATTACACCAGATTTATATAGTGATGTTAAATTTCCATTAGTTAATCCTGTTGATAATACTAAGATTGAAGATAAGAAATATAGGTTACTAAATTTTGGTACTTATAAGACATCTGTGTTTTATGAGTTACCAAATTACAAACTAGACCCTATACCAGAATTAAAATTCAATACATTAACACCAACAGCAACCAGTGGTAATTCATCATATATAATTATGACTTTACCTAAGAAATATATTAAATTAGGATATCAATCATTTAATACTGATAACTATGAATTCTATGTTAATGGTAGAAGATTAACTAAAGCTAATGTATTTCAGATTGATTATAACCATGTGAAATTAGTTGGATTGAAGTCATTAAAGAACGTACAAGTCTATAGAAGATTGATAGATCCAGAAGTATTCCTAATTGGAGCAGATATTGATAATAGTCAAATTCAGGGAGCTGATGTTATTAAGTGTATTGATAATATCTGTGAGAATAGTAATATAGATTCAGATAATAGTACTAATCAGAAGTTGAATATTATCAGTAATAATTATAACAAGTTAGAATTTATAAATTCAGCTATTATTAGGAATTTAATAAATACTAATGAAACTGAGTATATTAGATATATCAATGACACTAATACTGACACTGAAACAGATTTCAATCTTATGTTCAAATATGTTAGTACTGATGTCATTAAGAATACTTTACCTAATGGAGATAGAGAAGATTCAAGAATATCTATATATAGATTCTATATTGAAGAGTTATATAGACCTAAGATATTAGATGCTAATAAGACACAATTTGAATCTCAATATCTTAATGGAATATACCCATTTGTGTCTGACGAGTTATTGAAGAAAGATAGTAATCTAACTAATGGCAATCTATATAGTACTATAAGTGATTCATATGATGGGAGTGTAGTATTACTTGATTCTGATATACATATCAATAGTGCTAATAATATATTCACTATAGGTAAACTGATTGACTATAATAAGGTGAAAGGATGGTATTGATATAGATGAGTGGATATAAATTACCTAATAATACAAGATTTGCAATATCTTACGCATCTCCAGAGAATAGAAGTAATGCTAGAGAAGGTGAGATCTTACAAGATAAATACACTGGTGAGATTTATGTGAAGAGAGTAGATGGTGCTACAGTTAGTGATACTAGAATAAAAAGAAATTTCATTACTGAACTAATTGATGTTAAGAGATTAGTATCTAAGATGGAATCTAGTCTTAATTCTAGTATTAAACCAACATCTACAGATTATTTTAATGCTGTTACATATAACTTATCTCATATGAATAATGGTATTGATTATGATATGAATGAGAAGAATAATCCTCTAATTATTGATTACAGAACTAATCCATCTGTAGTTGGTGTATTAGACTCTATGGTATATTCTAGCTCAGTTAATAATGATAGATTCTTAGTAATTAGATTTAATACTAGACCTGTAGATTATAGAGCAGTATCTGGTTATTTAGGATATATCAATAATATACTCAGTACAAATACTAACGCTGTTAGGACAGCTACTAATAATAATTTACAATCATTAGCTAGTATTAGCACTAAAGCTGATAGTAGAGCATTACAAAAACCAGTAGTATTAACATTGAATGTTACAGTTAGTGGATTAAAGAAAACTAATCAAATCACAGTAGTAAGGTCTGCTGAATATAGATGCTATCTAAATTTATCTAATGCTATTGATATTAGAGAAATCTATAGAGATACAGATTTTGATAGTATTAGTTCTATAACAGTAAAAGTTGATAAGATTGATGTATCATTTATGAATGTCTTATCTAATTTGGATAATAATCCAGACAGTGGTGCTCTTAAGTTAAATGATAATATTCCGTTATATGGCGATAATAAATCAATGCTTAAGAAGCTATTATCACCAGATGGTAAAATTGTATTAGATTCAGTTAGTCTCAGATATTGTACTCCAGAACTGTTTGAATTGAAGAATGGATATATCACTACTGAGTACTCTAACACAGTACAGAATACTTGGGATTATATGAGTAGTATTAACAACATCACTACTAATAAATCTATTATATTATCATCTGATAGACCTAGTAATCTTGATTGGACACCATATAATACATGGGCTAGAGAATTAGGAAGATCTGAGAATGGTCAAAGAGTTATTAATACCGATCAGAAGAAATATGTATCAGAATTACAAGAATTCATTTATAGTAGTACTGGAGTTGGTATCTTCTTCACATTTGATCCAACAAGTGCTGGAGATGCTCTTATCGTAAAACAGAGTTAGTATGAAGGAGTGTGATTAGAATATGCCAAATCAAATAGTTAATATCAATACACTCGCTTTTAATGAAGCTGTATTGATTAAGCCAATAAGTAAATTAAATGGATTTAATCATGGAGTAGAAAGAGAGCATACTATAGATTATATAAGTGGTGAAAATTTTGTATATACCAATGATTGTAACATCATTAGTGATAATAGATTAAAGAATAACCTTATTAATGACATCATTGATGTTAAGAGATTATTTCCAGATCTTGTTATTGATGATACTATTAAAAACAGTTATCTTATTGGATCTACATATAATATCTTTAATTATACTACAGATGGTAAATTCTTTGATATGTTAGATAATTATAATTTAGATATCATTAATAATACTACCAATTTTAATAATGGATATTATCCAGATATTGAATTGATGAGTAAGAGATATCCTAAGATTATCATTAAACTAAATAGTAGAACTGAAGATATTGATAGAGTTAGTAGAATTACAAATTTCATTAATAAGTCATTATTATCAAACACTAATGTCTCATCTCAATCTCAGATGTATACTAGATTGAAGAATTATAAGACTACATTTAATAATGATATCGGAATTGTTTGTAAATTCAAATTAACTGTGGTTGGTAGCACTATTGGTTCATCATCAGTAATAACTAAAGAAATCTATACTAAGAAGAATATACAAATCAATACAATGTGTGTTGTAGACTTCTCTAAAGACTTAGCTGAATTTACTTCATATACAGTGAGTATTAGATTAATGGAATTAGATTGCTCTATTATCAATTTATATACAGATCTATCTAATAACAGAAGTCAATATACTGTAGATTCTATGACTAATGTTAAATTAGATAGTTTCTTACGCATAGTAGATACAACTAGAAATAGATTAGTCTTAGATAGTATTTCATTAAGAGCATTCGTCAATAATTCATATATCAATAAGAGTATTGGAATACCTGATGATTATTGTATTACTGAGATGATTATTCCAATAGAGACTTATAGAATTATTACAACATCTCTTAATAATATTGATAGTAGAGGATCTATTAAAGTCTCACCTAATGAACCAGATCTTGGTTCTATTGGTGGTGTTACTAGATGGGGACAATATACAATATGGGCTAGAAACTATGTTGATATAAATGGACACGGATCATTCACTGAGAATGTTAATCAGACAACAGATCCACAACGTAGATCAGAAATTGAGAATATTGTATATGGTAATAGACAAAAGAAATATTCATATTTTAACGTATAAATAATATAGAAAGGTGGTATTACATTATGTCAGTTGGAAATACTTATTTAAGTCTTAAATACCTTATCGACAACTGTGGTAATGATCCTTCTAGGGGAGATTTATATTATCTCGAAACTGATGAATCAACAGTAGCTGAGACTAATATGGAAGCTAGAGGAGAAGAAACAATCTTCAACCTAGATGGTGATGGTAGAGGAGGTGGAATTATCTAATGGCAATTAATGCTACAGTACATGATGTACTATTAAACACAAAAGAGTCTGATACAGATGTAGAAAAAATTATGCTACCTTATACGAGAGCAGAGAATATTATTGGTGGTTTTGATATCATTGGTAATAAGGAAACTACTAAGTTAAATAGTGCAGGACCATACTTCTTCTTAAAGACTGATGAAGTTGAGTTGAGTGAAGCACAACTAATTCTTATGACTAAACTTAAGAAGAATCAGTAAGTATAAAAAATGAAGATACTAGTATAATCACTAGTATCTTCATAAGCTTATTTCTTCTTAGCTTTCTTAATGATCTTATTACATCTCTTCTTGATAACCTTATCATCAAATAAGTTAAAGAAATCAGCGTATATAAAATCACCATCTTTATATGGTATAGCAAAATACTCAAATCTACTATATAACCAATATGTGATAATCCTAAGAAGATTAAGAGTTTTATTCTCTTTCTCAGATGTTAATATAATGAGGTGTTTCTCTTTCTTTAACATCTTTTTTAATATCTTAGCAAATGCTAACTTGTTAGTATCCAATGTTTTAAGATACTCCTCAAGATACATTGAATTACTCTTAAGCTTAGTATCTTTCTTACTGTTAACACACATAACAATGGTTGTTGGATCTGGCATCATTGATGTCATCTTAGTTACTATATCAGTATATCTAGTACCAACTTTAATTCGTTTACCAACTACTATTATAGAAGAATCTAGCACAAAATCTGGACCGATCCTAGGACTAAATTCTTCTATAAAGGATTTTGAATCCATTGTTATGATTAGACTATGCATTAAGATCTGCGGAATGGTACAAATCCACCATCCGCATCAATATCAATACTATCCATATCATCATCTTCATTATCTTCATATGATGTTGTATTAACTACTTCAACTACTTCTGGTTTACGGTGAATAGGTTCTTCTTTAACTTCAACCTTTGGCTCAGGCACATAGTTAACCTTAACATCATCATCTTTAGATACATCTGATGATTTCTTATCATTGACATAATCTAAGATAGCTGATTTAATCAAGCTATCAATAGTTAGACACATACCCTGAGATAATGGAATCACTTTCTTACCATTAACCTTCATAGTCTGTGTACTGATATCAATTTCAGCATTGAGTTCATTACCTTCCACTGATAACTTCTTTAACAGTAAGGTATCTTTATAATCCAAATCATGAGTGTCCTTAATATTAAGCTTCCCTTCTGGTATAGGTTTATAGTCTTCTGGAATAATACGAGTATTACTCATGATGATGTTACTATAATCTCTACCGCTAGGCTTTTGTTCTTTAGCAAGTCTCTCATAATAACTATCAACACCATTTGAATCTTCTTCAACAACAGTTGTTTTACGTCTTCCAAACAATGGTTCTTTCTGAGATTCATTAGATTGTCTATTACTAATAATCTGAGCAATAGAATCATCAAATGCTTCAAACTCATCTGCTACTCTCTGACGATCATCATATTCGTCTAATTCCTTTCCAGCAAATTTACTCATATAATACATATATGCTTTCTCATCACCTCTCTGATGAGCTTCTTCTGCTTTCCTGAACATCAATCGTCTGTATGCAATAGCTTCTTCTGAAGTATCAACATCAAATCCGATCTTATCAATCTTCCTTTTCTTCTTACTCAAATTTCTTCCAAAGATATCTTTCTTACTCATAACATCAATCTCCTTTTATATAATCTATAAATTAGTGTAATGTCGTAAGTGATATAAATTACCACTTACGACATAATTACATCACCTAATTATTGGTACCAGTTTTAATACTATTATAGTATTGCTCATTTGATGTGATATAATACTTACCACCTGGTTCATAATCTTCTGGATTAAGTCCCATTGATCTAGCCTTATCCATCAGCTTCTGATACATAACTTTTGGATCGTCCTTCTTGACTTCACCTCTAGCCTTAGCTCTAAGCTCTTTGACGAATTTCTTACGAGCTTTCTTCTCCTCTTTCTTTCTCTGCTCTTCATGCATCTCATAATACTCAGAATATGTGTATTCATAATGCTCTACAACTTCTTCTTCTGGACTATGAATAACATAATTGTTATGGAATAGATCACCAATCTCATTCTTCTCATCTTGCTTACTAATTCTCTTACGAATCTGAGCGAATGTATACTTCTTACCACATGATGGGCATACTAATCCATTATATCCTTCATCATATACTAATACACTACCAGCTTCACAACTATTACATCTGAACATCTGATATGATGATGAATAGATATATGCAAAGTCTAATACTACAACCTGACCATCGGATTTCCTAAATCCCCAGTTAGCATAATTCTTATTAGGATCATATCCAACATCACCAATGAAGAACTTCTCTTCAAACTTTGATAGGATATGGAGAACTGTATTCTTATTAGATACAAACTCATTCTTATCCATTGGGATAACTGGTTCACAAGCTTCGATAAGTCCATCTTGTAAGCACTCATATACTTTAATTACATATGGTTGCAATTTATCAGTATACTTAAACTCACGCTTATTATCTGTCTTACCATGCTCATCAAGAGCTATCTTGAATACGGTATCCTCAATTTGGATACCGATTCTATTAGTTCCATGTCCGAGAAGGAATGCTTTAATCTCATACTTATCTAAAGTATATTCAACCAATCTTCCTTTCTCCTCATTTGTACAAGCACTATATGTAATTGCGAATAAGTCTTGAAGACATTCCATTGGGAAGAACTTCTTAATCTTACTCTTTAACTTAATCTTATCTGCCATGATAATCTCACTCTCCTATTCATTGTATTAGAATTTTATTCTCATTCCACCTAATGCTGATACTGGTTCTCCAGTCTTTTCCATGTGCTTTAACTGCTTGTCATTATGTGATACAATATCCATCATAGCCAAATAACTAGCTAATGCACCTTCACTTGGAGCTTTCTTCTTCTTAGCCTTCTTAACCTTTGTATTGATTAATGGCTTATCCTTCTTAGCCTTCTTACCTTTCTTCTTAGATTTCTTTCTATCTTCTCTAGGATCATGGTTAATGCTAATATTTCTAAGCTCTTTCTCAGCAGCCTCAATATCTCCACCATGGCTATCAATGATCTCATCTCTTAAAGTTGTATACTCAGAAATTAGTTCATTGGTTCTATCCTTGAACTCCTCACTATGATGCTTTGTACGCTTCTTGTCACGTTTCTTTTCCTGCTTCTCTTCATAAGCTAGAGTACCATACTTGAGAGCTCTGCCTCCCCACATCTTCTTAAGATTAAAGCCCTTCTCATCTAGCTTATCAATGGTTCTTCTATCTAAGTATTCACCACGAGTCATCATCTTACCTCTGTAGTTACCAACCTCTGTCTTATTGAGATACTCTTCCCACTCTCTCTCATAATCACTGATATAATTCTTTCTGAGAGGATTTCCGTGGAACTTAGGTTTCTCAACTTCAGTAACCTTATACTTCTTCATAGCTTTAGCACGTGTCTTATCAGCATCTACAATAGCTTGCATAGCTTGTGCACTAGCTTCATCAGATGATACGAATCTCATCATATTATCCATAGCTTCATCAATAGCTTCCCATTGTGCAGATACTTTATCCATTTCTGGATAATACTTCTTATAGAATGCCTTAACCTTCTTACCTGCTGGTTTAACAGTTGCTAATGTCTTACTATATCCTCTCTTCTTAGCGAGTTCTCTTAACTGTCTATGTCTTTCTTTCTCGTCTTTAATGAGATAGATATTTCCAAGCTCCTCACCAAATGCAAATATGATCTTCTCCTCATATGGTAAACCATCTAATGGATCATCATATCCTTCAGTCTCGGATCTTATAAAGTCTTCTGGATCTCTCCATTCATCAGTAACATATTTACCAACTAGCTTCCAGTTATAATCCTTTCTATCCTTACCTGTATATCTTGGCATCTTATAGTTATTCAGTATGATATCACCATGTAACACTTCATAAATGAATTCTTGTGGATCCATTGTATATCTATTATGATATGCAACTTCCTTAAGGTAAGTAAGCATAGTTCTACAAGCATAGATGTAATCCACAATATTCTTATATTTGGATTTAAGCTTAGTAACATTCTCCATTGCTAACTTAAACTGTGGATCTAACTTAGGTGGTTCTTTGTGATATTCATCATCAAAGTTTCTTACTGCAACTCCTGAATACATTTCAGCAATCTTTGCTTTTCTCTCAGCGGATAATGGTACAACCTTCTTAAGAATCTCAGTAATAGGTACTTTAGATGTATCATCTTCTCTAACTCTTGCACCAATGATATTTCCATATTCATCTTTCAGCTCATCTGGTACATTACAGTTGATTCTGATTCCTGGTTCTGATTTATCACCTCTCAAGATTCTCTGACGTTCTTCCTCTTCTCTCTTAGCTCTAATCATAGCTAACTGTTCCATCATCTCTTGAGCATTAGTAAACATACCCATCTTGAGTCTATCCTCTTTAGATAACTCCTTCTTAGTTGTACCATCTGCATTACAGAATTCGTTATCATCTTTCTTCTCAACTTCCTTCTTAGGTGGTTGAGGTGGTGTTGATGGTTTCTTAGGTTGCTCTTTAGGTGTATTATCAACAACCTTCTTAGCTTGTTGCTTAATGAGTTCATCACCATTGATAACTTCAACTTCCTTCTTAGGTGGTTGAGGTGGTGTTGGTGATTTCTTAGATACATTGTCAACAGGTTTCTTAGGCTCTTCTTTCACAACCTTCTTAACAGGATAAATTACTCTATCAAATACACCATCATCTTCTTCCTTAGGTGGTTGAGGTGGTGTTGATGGTTTCTTAGGTACATTATCAACAGGTTTCTTAGGTTGTTCTTTCACAACCTTCTTAACAGGATCAGAGACTTTCTTAGGTGTTTCAGTAGTCACTTTACCAGATGAGGTATCAATCGTAATAGTACCTTCTTCTTTAGCTCTATCTTTATCCAAGTTCTCAATAGTTACTACTGCACCTTTTCCATATAGCTTCTCAGCTTGTCTTCTCAACTCCTTTTCTTTCATAGCTTTCATTTCAGCCATAGCTTTCTGAGCTAAGTATTGACCAGCACTCATTCCAGTTCCATCACTTGAAACATATGAAGTCTTAACTCCATTAACTTCAACTTCATGTACTTGAACTCCTTTAGGAAGTCCATTATTAGATTCTTCAACTACTTCAGTATCAGATTCTTCTTTCTTATCCTTTGATGATTGTGGAACGATATTTCCATTAACTACTTTGAGATTATCATAATCTGCATCATCATCTTCTACTGATTGCGGAACGATACATCTCTCTCTAGGTTTATCGTCTTCTTCATCTTCATCAACTTCTATAGCTGGTTCATCGGCAACAATATCATCTACATAGTCTTCTTCCCATGGTAATGGTTCATCACAATCTGTATTATTAGCACCATCTGGAATATCCTCACCACGCATCATAGCCATCATCAAATCTCCTGCATTGAACTTGATATCATCTACTCCAGCCATCATTGCTTCATACAACTCTTCATCAGACATATCAGACTCATCATCATCTTCGTCTTCATCAGATTCGTCATCATCTTCCACTATTTGCTGATATCTTTCAAGTGCCTTATGTTCTGACTTTGAACGAGCTTCGGTATCGTTGAAATCATAAATCACCTGTTTAGATGCTGAATCTAAACGATCTTTCAATTCACATAACCTATCACTTCCAGGTACATTATCTGATTCTTCGTCAGAGTCATCTTCATCATCTGAGTTATCGAAGTCCTTCATATCTACTCCAGAATTATCATAGTCATCATCTTCATCATCAGCATATGGATCTGGAACATCAAATAACTCATATAAGTTATCTTCTTCTGTTACATCACCATCTGCTAACATTTGCTGATATCTTTCAAGTGCCATATACTCGAACTTTGAACGACTTTCAATGTCTTTACACTTGTCATACTTCTTAAGTTCAAATGCTGACAATAAGCAATTCTTCAATTCACATAGTCTATTGCTTCCAGGCACTTTATTTGTTATAGCTTCAATAAGTTTACCTTTATAACTGTCTGTATTCATTTCCACATTCTCCTCATCAATAACTTTGTTATCAACTTGAGATTCTTCAACTACTTTAGGTTCTACTACTTCTTCTACTACTTCCACTGATTGAGGTTCTTCAATTACTGGTTTCTCAAGCTTTCTAGGTGGGTAATATGTTAAGTGTGGTACTCTACCTTCTTTAGTAGCTAAATCAATCTCATCATACTTCTCAATGATCTCTTCAATAGTATCATCTTTGATATATTCCTCAGCCATCTTAATGACTTCTTCGGAATTTTCTTTATCATCAATGATCTTCTTAAGATCTCTCTGTCTCTCTCTGTTGATAATCAATAACTTCTCTCTCCAATATCTATCATTATGTCTATTACTGATAATATCAGATGGATCATAGTTATCTCTATCAAACACCTTATACATATCATCTGGTGTTAACTTTGCTTTCTTCTTTGACTGCTCATAGATCTTTGACATAGATACAATAGTATCATCATCAACATCTTTTGAGTTTAGAACAGCATCAGCATTTGCTGTAAAGACATTATTATGGGATACTGGAATATCGTCATCATCATCCTCATCATCTTCGTCATCATCGTCATCAGACTCATTCAATTCTGGATATCCTTCGGCTGCTGATTTAACTCTATCAGAAACACTATAACCGAAGTAATCGTCTCCATCATCAATGTCTTCTTGATCCTTTCCAGCATATACACAATCATTGTAGAATCTAGGCTTAGTTAGATTACCATTAATCTCAACAGAATCACCCATACCAAATGATACGATATTACCATCATCAGTAAAATATGTGTTGAAATTATTTCCATCAAATGAATCCATTAATAACTCACAAGCTGAATCATAACCTCTACCATCTGGACCAACTACTTCATTAAGATGTTCATTCTTATTGAATGAATTTACTTTACTAAATGCACTGATCTCATCAAAGTCTGTAAATACTTTGTATTGAGTAATCTCATCATTCATCATTGTGTAAACATCATCAAATCCATATTTGATTCTTTCACTCTCTAAGAAATCATCTGGAATATCTTCACTAACTAAAGTACTCCAATCGAGATTATTGATATCTACAGCAATATCATCAAGATTATTAAATTTATATCCTAATGAATTATTCTTAATGAAATCAGGATGTCTTAATTCACTATCTGGACTATTCAAAATTCCCTCCACATAAAATAGATTACATAACTCAAGTTTCTTGAGTAATACGTGCTCACCCTTAGCTAATGCTTCATCAAGTGTCTCACCTTCATCATTAGCATAACCATAGATGATATCTCCATCACCTGTTTCAAAGAGTGCTTGATACTTATACTCGTCCTCATCAATTTCTGCTACTTCCATGATAAGATCTTCATAGAATCCTTCACCATAAGCAACATGGTCATATCTCTCTAAGAACTCATCTCTTTGCATAGCTTCTTCTTCTTTAGGTGTAGCATACTTACGATTACGGATTATTGGAACCCAACGTCTACGTTCTGCATACTTTATATCTTCACCTAATTTATATAAGACAGTATCATATCTCATATAGAACCAATATCCATCTGTGTAATACTCTGGAACTTTCTTTGGCTTAGGTTTGCTGAATGAAATATTAAACTTCTCATTCTCATTAGGTCTTGCATCATTATTAGTACTCATAATCTTCTTTCCTCCAAATTATAAAATTTATTAAGCATGAATATATCACAATACTCTTAAATAGTATATATTTATGCATAATTATTAGATTAACACCTATATACATTAATAGAGAACAAGATAAATCAGATATCTTGTTCTCTATATTTATATAAACACCTATGCTACGTTACTTGTAGAATTATCAACTTCTACATGATCTGGATTATCCATACCTTCTACTTCTAGGTATTGATATTTAATACTGAGAATCTTAAAATCTTCTTCAGTTAAATTACTAGATTGCTCAATCTTTTCTTCAATCTTACCCTTCATAGAATCATCCATATAATCATAGTATTCTTGAATAAACTTAGCGTAATTTCCATAGGTTAATTGTAATGGGATAATAAGCTTATTATCACCTTCAGAGTGTGCTAACTTATGTAATGTCCTAGATAATGGTACTAAACAGACCATATTCTTATAATGACACTCCATAACTTCATCAGATATATCAAACACATTTAGTTCTCTTCCTTCATCTAAGTGCTTATTAATGATTATAGAAGTTATATCTTCTAATGTGAATATATCATGATGAATTTCTACTTTAACCTTCTTCTCATCACCTGATAAATTTGGGAAGAATGCACACTTTGACAAATCCATATTCTCTTTAAGATATGCTATATAGTCTTTATATTCCTGAGATGATCTAATCATTCTCTTACACTGTTCTAGGAACTTTCTCTGATCCTTAGGTGTAGAATAGAAGACTGTATAATCCATTTTACTTGGGGCTGATATTTTTAATGTCTCTATAAGTGATTTAGACAAAAAAGAAACACCACCTTTCATAATATTCTATTAATGTGGTGTTTCTTTGGATATTGATTATAATTCTTTGATGATATCGTTATATGATGCAATATACATCTTGATCTCATCAACACTATAATCTGGTGGATCATCAATATATTTCTCATCATCTAATATTAGTGATGATCTACCTGTTGAGAATGATGTTATTGAAGGATATGCTAATTTATTCAATATCTCCAACACACTATCATCAAATAATCCAAGATCAATATACTTATATTTCATCTCTTCTCCAACTAGACCATTATCAGCTCTTTCTGCAACCACTTGATACTCACTGGCTGTACATAAAACATCTACGAGAACCAATTTTCCATCTTTAGTATATGATGAAAATCCATATGTATCTAACTCACAAGATTTGTTATTATTAAGATAATACACATAATCCATCTTACTCATCTCTGTTTTTACATATAAGAAGTTATTCATTTTTCTCTTAGCTTTAAACTGCTTACAATACTTCTTATTAGTGGTAAATGCATATAGTCTAGTCTCAAGATGATCGTATATCCCAGACTTTAATTCTGTCTCAATAAAATCATCCATAATATAAAACTTATAAACTGTCAAACTACAATCACTCTCCTATCTCTTTATCTTATTATACATGAACCAATATGTATCAATATATATCCCAATCGTATTTGGTGGTAATTTAGTCTCTATTAATTCATGCGTAGCAGAATATTCATCTAAGCAATTTGGAATGAATTTGTATATTACATCCTGATACTTAGATTTGAATACTTCAATCTCATCATTGTTGATAATATTGAATATCTGTGGATCTCTTATAAAGCCATAATACCTATCAGTACAACCAATGTACTCTTCATCAGTAATGGGTAACATAATAGCATTATTCATATCTGATAATTCCATTAGCTGTAATTCTACTGAAGGATATGAAGAATTTAAATCTGAATATAGTTGATCACTATATTCAGTCTTCACGTATTTAAAATACTTCATATTTCTCCATCTCTTAAATGCTTTAGCTAAATCCTTATCTGTAGTCCATGCATAAACACAAGCTACATATGGTTTTCTATAACTTCTTGTTACTCGCAAACTTTGCAAGAACCAACTACTGAACTTATCGAGTTGCATATAAAATAGATGAATTTTCATTTAAACACCTCCATCATCTTTTTTATATTGAATACATCTTTAAACACCCACAACATGAATATATACTCATCAATACTAGCATTGAACTTCTTTATGTCATAATTATATTCTGACATTCCATATGATAAATTATATGATAATATATCCACATCATCATCATAATAGATATATTCATAATCATTCATAATGCTTATAGTTGTTAATAGGAATTTATCAAGCATCTCTTTATGTTTATACTTAAATGCAGATATTCCTCTAATATATAACATACGCTCACGAGATATCATCTCTAATACATCATATGGTGAAGCAATGAAATCGTATTCACCTCCACTCATAACGACTTTGATAGTACGTTTAGTCTTACTCGATATTTTGAATAAGGCTAGTTCTTGATATTTCAAATTATATGGATCTAATGATTCGATAATCTCATCACAATTATCTTTAAAAAGACTATAGTCAAATACATATTTATTTATGTTATCCATATTCCTAGTCTTTTCATACATCTTAGCAAGTTTACTGTCATATGTATATCCTATAACATATTCACCTAGGCTCTGTTTACCTACTACTAAATTCTGAGAAGATAATGATTCATGGTATGTATACATATAACACATTGGACTATCATCAGTTATTGTATAGATATACAACTCCTTCTTCTTCATTTATAAAACTCCTCCTGTTATAATTATTCTATCCAATATTATATAATATTGGTGAAAATAAATTGACAAATATATTGAATGTATTAATTTCTGCATTATCTAGGTATGTCATATATTGTACACTACCATCATCTAATGATTTATAAATTTCAATATAATTGAATTTATCTAATACTTCAAAATGTTTGTCTTTCAACAACCTATAATCAAAATCAAATACTTTCTTCCAGATATCCTCTTGTAAGAATATTATAGAATTATCTTCTACAGCTAAGTATTCTGATTTAGTCATAGGTGTAATTATCTCATGTACTTCATAATCACCACAGAATAATTTGTATGATCCGATTGCTTGTTTATCAAACTCATACATGAAGTTATTGTATTCAGATCTGTTCATTTTAACCTTTTCGACCTTAACACAATCACTCCTACGTATCTTGATAAATTCTTTCATAACATCTTTATCTGTAGTGAATCCATACAACCAATAATCTTCAATTTCATACTCTGAATGAACTTGAAGTGGTAACATATCATATATATCTGCTTTGACATATATCATATATACCTTATAATCATTTGTCTTCAATCTTCTTTCTCTCCTTAGATAATTTTTTAGAAATCTTATATAGTTTCTTTCCCTCCTTTTTAGAAACTTCTAAGAAAAATGGTAATGATTCCATTACCTTGATGATATCAATGAGATCTTCCGTATTTGACAAATCCATTTTCTTGATATTCATCTCCATGATATCCTTTTCTCTCTTATTCTTACTAACCTTCATAAACAATCTCCTTTACTATATTGGTCTTCAGATACTTAAAAATAATATACAACCGAGTTATATAAGTGGGCAAATTTGAGTTGATTACATCTTCTCTCTTATTTATATAAAAATATATTTATTATATATACTTTCTTATAATATATATAAGAGGGGGGAGAAGGATGAGCCCATCTTATATAAGAGAAAAAATGATAACTGATAGATTTCAGTTATCAAATTTATTTTTTATATATGAAAATTTTGTTTATTATATATAAGAGAAAAATGAGATATGGATTTCATTTTTACCAGTTTAGGTTGCTTGATTATCTTCTCTCTTATTTATATAAAAATATATTTAATATATACTATTATATAATAAATATAAGAAGGGGGGAAAGATGA